TTTCCAGATCTGAGTTGGAGTACTATCTAACTTCTTCAGAGACAGTGTTGTGTCAATTGGATGGGCAGTTTACTAGTCGCCCAGCCATTTCCCACAAGAGCAATGATCGTACAAATATGTTTGGATCTGAGGGGCTAAAACCAACTGAACTGATGATGCCTCCTTATGAGGAATATTTGCCAGACGCTTTTTCCAGGAGTCCAGATGCTATTCCTATGATTGGGGTTCCAAAATAATTTAGTATCGAAAAGGATCGAACAAGTGGCAGAAAAGAAAACACCGCAGGGTGAAGTGTCGTCCCAAGTTTCTGGTATTTCACAAGAAAAAATAAAAGAAATACCATACGGGGATCCAAAATGTCGCATTTGTAAGCTTCCTGTAGAAGACATAATACGCATACACAAATTGAAGTTTGAAGAAGAGTATTCGTATAAAAAGATACGACAATTTCTGAAGGACAATTATGGTATAGGTAATGGATATAATTATCTGACAGATCATTTTCTGCGTCATACTGACAAGCGAACTCAAAAGCTTGTGGAGCGCAAAAAACAAGAGATACTAAAACCAGAAATATTAGAAGTGCTGGAACCTGTTGCCAGAATAGGTTCTGAGAACGGGGAAAAGATAGAAAAAGCCTTTAACAAAATGGTTGGCTTGGTGTCTAAGTTTGTGGATCATATAGAAGTGGCCGCCAATCACCTCAACAAAAAACTATCAGAAATGGATGTTGAGGATGATAAATTTATAGAGGGTCTCGACTATACTAATACTTTGAATCTTATGAATCACATACTGAGAAGTGCACGAGAACAGATAAAGGAGATAAGTGCACTTCGAGCACCTAAAGTGATGGTGATGCAATTTCTGTCTGATGCTGTAGATAGGTCTATTTTTGAGATCAACGGGGTGATGGCAGATTTATTTAGAAACGTACAAACAGAGGTTACCAGAGTGACCAAGACGGCGGGTTTTGATTTAGATCAGAAGGTGTTGATAGATGTGATGAGTAAAGCAGCTTCAGATTATAAAAACAGGATACTTGAAGTCAGAAGAGATAATATAAAGAGAGCACAAAGAGCATTGGAAGAACTTGAAGATTTGTTTTGAGGAGGGAACATGTTTTTAACAGTGGCGATGTCTGTAGAAGATCTTATGCGTGCGATTGATGTAGATGCAAGTGATAGAGCGGGTAGATGTGCAAGTAATATCTCTTCCTTTAATTTTGACACAGGAACACTCAATTTTATTACTAGGTGCTCGGGCTCCAGGAATTCGTGGCAACAAAGGATAGTGGTAGGAGACTGGGATGTGGTTCTAACAGATGAGTTAAAACAAAATAAACTTACCTGGGATCAGTTCAAAGTGCAGTTTCCTGAGATATTGAATTCAGATGTAAGAGTGGGGTGTACCTGTCCGTGGTTTCAAATGGGCGGTCCTGCGTATATACTTGATCAATTTGATGCTGGTGAGCTATCACTGACAAGGTACAAGAATACTAGAGGTCCGGAAGGCAGATATCCCAGTATGCGTGATCCAGACCTGGACCACACTTTATGCAAGCATCTGATAGCCGTGCTTCGTAAATACTTCAAATGAGTGAATATACTTTACTCCTGTTTACATTATAGTATAACAATGTTGGATCTGGTTCTGATGTATAAACATCGAGAATAGGAAAGTACATGCTCATAGGAGTTCCAGAAAAGAAGAAAAAGATTTTTGTTCAGGATAAGACGGAATGTGATAGGTGCACCCCATATCCGTCATTTATGGCAGAAGAGGAGAAGAAGTCAGCAAAGGTGGTAGTAAGTAGGGGCGTGTATGTGGGTCTGAAGAAGATTCACGCACACATGACCAAAAATGGAATACCGTTGGTGGACGAAAACAAAGCACTGTTGGTTGCCAAAAAGATAAAGGAGGAAAAAGCATCAGTTTGGATTGAGCGCAATCCGGAAAGGTATGGGATAGGTTCAATAAATGGGTTCGAGTGCCAAGAAGCCCTAGAAGGAGGAACGAAAATGTCCAAGAAGAGTGAAGCAAAGGTTGATAAGCCGTCCGAGAAGAAGGTGTCTATTCGTGCGTTTATCGTAAACGCACTGAAGGAGAAGCCGCACACCAAGTCTGACTTGGCAAAGGCCATCCTTGAGGCCAAGATTACGACCCAAGAGCCAGCCACGCTCATCAAGTACCTGAATGTCACGTTCAACAAGCTGCGACACACTGAGGGCATGGAGTTGGTTTCCGAGCCATCTGCCGACAAGAAATGCTCGGTGTATAGCCTGAAGAGCAAGTAAACGTGCGTTAGGGCAGGTGGCCGAGAGGCTGAAGGCGTCTGACTGTAAATCAGATGGGTGCATACCCACGGTGGTTCAAATCCATCCCTGCCCATATGGTGGGTGATTCATGAATAACATTGAGGAACTAAGAAAGAAGCTTGTGATAGCATCTTACTATTATTACAACGAACAACCTACTATGTCAGATGATGAGTACGATGGTCTCAAAGAGCAGTTGAAGAAGCTGAGTCCATCAGATGAAGTTTTGAAATTGGTTGGTGCGCCTGTGCCCGGCACAGCAAAGAAGGTGGAGCACAGGATCCCTATGGGCAGTTTAGACAAAGTGGTGCGCGAGGATGAGTTCAAAAAGTGGGCAGAAAAAATCGGCGTTGGTAACTTTGTGATCGAGGAAAAGTTAGATGGGATCAGTGTTGAGTTGGTTTATCAGGACGGGTTGTTGAGGTCTGCTAGCACACGTGGTGATGGTAAGGTGGGGGAGGAAATCATTCACAATATGGTGCTGGTGCAGAACGTGCCAGTGTCTGTAAAGCACAAGGGTGAGTTGTGTGTGCGTGGAGAGCTGGTGTTGAGCACAGAAAATTTCGACCAGCACTTTTTTAATGAATACAGAAACCCGCGCAACACGGTTAGTGGTTTGTCTCGTAAAAAGGGTTTTAACCCACTGATGCAACACATGTCATTTGTGTGCCATGATGTATTGGTAAGTGTTTCAAAGGAGTCTGACAAGCTTGTGCTTGCACGCAACTTGGGGTTTGAGGTAGTAAAATACCATGTGGTTGGAGTAGATAACGCCATTAAGTGGTATGATAAATACGTAACAGAGCTTAGGGATGAGTGTGAATATGAAATCGATGGGTTGGTAGTGAAGTGCAATGATCTGTCGATTTCTGCTCAGGAGGATCTAGATTCGGTAATTCAGTCAGGCACCCCCAAATATCAGATTGCCTGGAAGTTTCCTTCACAAACAAGTGTTAGTGTGATTCGTGCTGTTGAATGGAGTGTGGGTGTTGGTGGAAGGATCACCCCCGTTGCAATCATTGATCCTACGGACATTGGTGGGGTGACCATTACTAGGGTGAATCTACATAATTTGAGTAATATTCAGTCCCTTGGTCTGAAGATCGGCAGCACTGTCTCTGTGAGCAGACGCAATGATGTAATTCCGCACATTGAAAAGGTGCTGTTGTCTGGTGAGGGAGAAGCCATTGGTGTGAGTGTGTGCCCTGAGTGCGGAGAAAAGATCTCGTGGGTTGGTGAATTTGTTGAATGTCATAATCCTGCTTGCAAGTCCAAGCTGTTTGGAGATCTAAAGAAGTGGATTCAAGTGATGGAACTGGATCAACTTGGTGATTCTTTTATTGAAGATGCTATTAATAGGTTTGGGGTGTGTTGTGTGGCTGATTTATATAAGATCCCTCAAGAGGTGATGACAACCTTTGAGGGATATGGGCCGTCCAAGGCAAATACTATTATTTCTTCAATCCAGTCGAAGAAGAAGGTGAGTTTGCCAAAATTTATGGCTGCGTTGAATATTGGTGGCGTGTCTGAAAGTACTTTTAGCCTATTGTATGATAATGGATTCGATACGCTCGATAAGTTGTATTCGGCCACTGTCTGTGTTGTGGATGCTGTTCCTGGAATTGGACACAGCAAAGCGCTGGCTATTTTTGACGGCATATCGAAGAAGAAGATGGACATTGAACTGTTGTTGGTGGCTGGGATTGAAATTGAAGAAAAGTCAAATGATACCAGTCTGCCGTTGTGCGGTATGAGCTTTTGTTTTACGGGCGCACTTAGCATCAAACGCAGTAGTGCCGAAAAGTTAGTCAAAAAGTTGGGCGGAGACGTGAAAAGCACGGTTACCAAGGGTCTGACATACTTAGTGCAGGCCGACCCAAATTCTACCTCCAGCAAGTCGGTGAAGGCCAGGCAAAACGGCACCAAAATCATCAACGAGGATGGGTTTGTGGAAATCACTGGCTTTTCTATTGATGCCATAGCAGGTTTATGACTATATATGACCATACGCTGTGATACTTGACAGTGAGTTCGAGCTGTGGTAGAATCGATCCTGAATGGTGGTTAGTGATCTAAGTTTAACAATTACTGGGAACCACTTGAATTCATAAACAAATAGGAGAGTGATGATGACGCCGACCATCGACGTTATGGAGTATCAAGGTTTGGTTGTGTCGATTGCCCGTCGTTATTGCCGAAACGGGCAGGAGCTGTTAGACTTCATACAAGAGGGCAACATTGGTTTGTTGAAAGCCAGGGATAAGTATGACCCTGATCGTCCAGCGAAGTTCTCAACCGTAGCCCACCACTGGATTACCAAGTATGTTCGTATGGCGGCCATGAAGCGCGGGCTGATTCATGTGCCGTTCCGGGTGCAGTACACCGCTCGACGTGTCAACCGTGAGTGTGCCAAAACCTATGCTCGTACAGGTATGGATCTCAGACAAACCAATTTTTACGCTGATACCTCAACTTCTACTGCTGATGGCGTTGAGTGTGAGGAGCTGCCTGTGGAATGTTGTGCTGACGGTGTTCTTGAGAATCGAGAAGAACGAGCATTGATCAACCAGGCTTTTGAACTGCTGTCTGACAAGGAAAGGGACGTACTTCTGTTTCGTATGGAGGGGGAGGAGCTGCAAGCGATTGGTAGTATGCTTGGGTGTTCGAAGCAGCGAGTCAATCAGATCTTCAACAAGGCGGTGTGCAAAATCCAGTCTTTTGTTCAGTTGAACTCCTGACGCACCTTTATCCAGCCACAGTTAGAGATGGTATGTTTACCTTAGGAGGTGTTACATGCCTGACAAGGTGATGTTGAATATACCAGAAAAGTTGGTGATACTGCCAATACCAATAAAGATTACAAGTCCTTTCGGTGATCGGGTATTAAAAGACAAAGAACTGCGCGGAGGAAAAAAACACTTTCATAATGGTGTGGATTTGAGTGCTCCTGTTGGCACCCCATGTTTGTGTCCGTTGCCTGGTAAAGTAGTGAAGAGGTACTGGTCAGATTTGGGTGGGTGGCAGTTGATCATAAAACACGAAAATAACTTGTTTACGGGATGGGCGCACCTTAGCAAATACGCAGATGGGGTGGTGGTTGGTTCAGAACTGAAGACAGGTCAAGTATGCTGTTATACTGGCAACTCTGGAGTCAGCGGCAAGAAGGACGAGAAAACTGGTGAGTTGTTAAAGAATGGGTATGTCCCGCATCTGCACTTTACCTTGAGAGTTGGTAAGGTGTTTATTGACCCTGAAATTTACATAGCCCAGGGTGTTAATTTAATAGCTGGTTGAGTACGTATCCTGTCCGGTGTTCTTGTATGTAATCCAAATCTTTTTCTGTAACCAAAATTCCATTGTAATGCAGATCGTGCAGTTTCCACTCCCGAAACACAAAGGTGTCTTTTAGATAGTCAGAATATAAATATGTATTCGTTGCACGGGTTACTATTTCTGCGTTCAAGAATAGCTGCGACTTTTGTTTATCATAGTGTTTCTTGGTTTCATTGGTTTCTTCTGTCTTTACTCCCATTGGATAAGTAAGGAAAATGTGTTGTAGGTGTTCTGGCTTTATGCCAATACTTTGTAACATTTTTTCATATGCTTCGTTTATGTACTTGTTACTAGATGGGGCGCTCCAATCTCCTTGATATATAAGCGATGAAAACCAAAACCTGTCTATGAGTATTGGTTGACTGGCGTGTGTTGCTTCTGCCAAAGCCTGCTTTTGTTCATTTATTAGTGCATCTAGCCAGTTTTTCTTTACTGTTTCGTAGTCTGGTGTTCCTTTCATAGTTACCAAGTCTGAAAAGGCTTTACTAGAACACAGTGATTGTGATGGAAAAGCAAGGCGAGTACATTTTACTTTCTTTGAAACCCTGTCTATTAGACTAGTCTTTCCGGTATTGTCGATGCCATCTATGGTTATGATCATTGGGCCTCCGTGTTTCCTTTTATTTACCTTTTACTAGATCGGAGTAAACCTGGTGTGTATGGTGCCTAGTGCAATAAAAGAAGTGGTTAACAAACTGCGATACATGTCTGGGGTAAATGAAAAAGCCGCAGCATACTTCAATGAAGAATTGAAAAGATATAAGGTCATACACAAATATGTTCTAGATAGAGTGAGTGATAAGTGTGTTGATAAATTCAGAATTGGTTTTGTGTCTGGAAAAGGGATAGAGGAGTTTGTCAGTAAAGGTGTTGTTAGTAAACAAGATTTGCTATCTGTGGGTCTTATTCAAGAAAAAGGAGTACCTTACTTTTTTAATAGGATACTTATACCCATTTATAATTTCGGGCTGTATACTGGGTTCAGTGCTCGTACGGTAGATGGCTCAAGTCCTAAATATATCAATACCAAGTCAAACATGTTATATGATAAAAGTAGGACACTGTTTGGATTGCAATACGCCAGAAAGTTCATATACGAAAAGAAATATGCAATTATAGTTGAAGGATACTTTGATTTTTTGACACTGTTTTCTTTGGGAGTAAAAAACGTGGTGGCATTGGGTGGTACTGCGTTTACTGACAAACACGCTGCCATTTTACTGAGGTACGCAAATCATGCTGTGGTGGTGTTGGATGGTGATGGTGCAGGCAGAGAAGCCACAAAGAGAGTGAAAATCAAGTTGGCTGCTGCTGGAGTAAGTTCTGCGGTGTACAAGTTGCCGGACAAAACGGATCCAGACGAGTATGTAACTAGAGTTGGTGTGAACGAATTCTATAAGGAGATTGAAATATGAGTGGATATGATGTTGTTTTAGCCGATCCGCCTTGGCGGTATGATGATAAGTGTGTGGCTGGTAAAAGGGGGGCAGATTTCAAGTATAGCACCATGAGTTTCGACGAACTGAGGCTGTGTGGCGTTCACAGAATCATATCCAAGAACAGTTTGTTGTTTCTTTGGACCACTGGTCCGATGATGCATGACGCCATCTCGCTTATGCCAGCGTGGGGGTTTGATTTCAAGACTGTCGCTTTTGTGTGGATAAAGGCGTCTCTTAGAAAGCTTACCAAAAAAAGGATCCAATCTATGCTGTGGTGCTATGGGAAGACTGGTAGTATTGGTTCTATTGAAGATTTTGTGTCGCTATTCTGGGGAATGGGCAGCACCACGCGAGTCAACGCCGAATTTTGTCTTTTGGGTGTTGGGGGCAAAGGCGTAAAAAGAAAGAGCGCGTCAGTTCATCAAGTGGTTTTGCATTCTAGACTTGCACAGCACTCCGCCAAACCTGATGAGGTACGTAACAGGATTGACAAGCTTGTTGGTAATGAGGTATCGAAAGTTGAGTTGTTTGCGAGAGAGAGAGCAGTTGGGTGGGACGCCACCGGCTTGGAATTGGACGGCGTAGACATAAATGACTTCACAAAAGTGAGATAATGTAGGATAAAGAAGTGCATTGACTCAGTGATTGTTAAGCAGTACAATAAGAGTGAACGTGGTTAGATACCACACTTAGAAAGGTGAAGAAAATGGAAGCAGTTGCTGAGAAGAATGAAGAGTCCGAGGAGATGGATGATCGCCCGGTTACGACCCCCGAGGAGCGAAAGGAATACGCCAGACAACAGCGCAAGTTTCTGATCGATAAGGGGATCAAGAATCCGAAGAACATCATTCGGATCTTCAAGATCGCCGGTCCTGGCCAGATCCAAGAGAGCTGGAAGCTGGCCACTTCCAAGGACTGGACCACTGAGACAGGTGAGGCCGAAAAGGACCTGTTGATGTGCATCCTGGTCGGTTCGAGGGAGAACCGACTTGGGTGGGACCGTACCAGCGCAGTTCTGGAAGACACTGGGTTCTATGTACCGGAGGCGTTCAATGCTCGATGCTTCTACCGCACCCTTCGAGGGGCGCAGGAAATCCTGGTTCCTAATTCCGTGCGCCTGTCAAAGGAAGAGGAGATGGAGGTCGCAGACACCCTTGAACAGTACCTTGCAAGCAGAGAAAACGCGCAGCAACAGTGACCTGTCCAAAGAAGATATTGAGCGTTCGAAGGACATGGTTATTGATGCGCTCAATGTGGCCTATGCTGCGTGGAGAAACACAAACGGCGTGGATGTTGAATCTGTGACCATGATGGACAAAACACACCGTTTGGTGATAGATTACATTGAATCCCTGCTCGGAAACCAGCAGACCATCCCACTGATATCCAAATGATTACGATTGTGGCTGGGTCAAGGTCGATAGTTGACTATGACCTGGTGAAGAAGTGTATCGAGGAGTCAGGTGTTGGTATTACGGAATTGGTGTCTGGGTGTGCTGTGGGCGTTGATAAATTGGGCATCAGGTGGGCCTTGGAGAATCAAGTACCGGTGAAAAAGTTTCCTGTGACTGATGAAGATTGGAAAGTGTTTGGAAAACGTGCAGGTATTTTGAGGAACGAAAAGATGGGTCATTACTCAGAAGCTTTGGTTGCGGTGTGGGACGGAAAGTCTAGCGGTACCAAACACATGATCGATTTTGCGATCAGACTTGGATTGCTCGTGAGAGTATTTACTGTGGGTGATGATGCAGTATAACATTATTAGAGATAGTTACGAGAGGGTGTTATGAACAACGACATTCAATTCCTTAGAAAGAATCCAGATAGATGCAATCAAGTACTGAAGTCTTTTCCCGGTATTGTTCTTAAGTACTTCCCAGACGGACGTTCTTGGATGCTGCTTTTGGCGGTTTGCCCACTCTCCAAGAAGAGAGATCTCAAGATGTTTAAGCTGTTTGACGGTGCTTTTAAGAAGGACCCCAAGAAAGCTTTTGGTATCATGTTTAGCATGCTGACCGATCACCTACTTGCGGAATCTTTTAGACTTGGCTTGCCACAAGTCATGATTTCTCGTGTTTGTGCCGGGCACTGTACAACAAGTATTTGATGCCATTGGGGAGAATCTTCCGGTGATTGATGACATTTTGATCAGCAAAATTGGTGTTGCTTTTGATGCTGGTAACGGTACCTCGTACTCTCTTGCAAATCGAGAAGAGGTACTGTCTTTTCTGGAACAGCACCGTGGAAAGAAAGTGTTCACCGTTTCGTGGTGAGGTGCAAGTATGCGAGAAATTGGGTACAATCACGAAGTTGCGGTAGAAGTAAAAGAGGCGTCATATCGTTATGAGTGTGTTGCGGTGTTTCAGATTGTGAACAAGAAGACTGACACTGACAAACTATCAGAATACATCCACAATGAATTAAGCAAACTAGAAAATCAATCTAATGGGTATATGCAGGATGAGTCTAGGTGGTTGTTTGAAGTAACTAAAAAGCTGAAGGTTACTATCAAATGGACCATGGAATGCTGTACGAAAAGCGCAAACCCAATCCAAGACGTGTTGAATAGAGTATTTTCCCTCATCCACGGGTCTTGTGAATGTAGAATTCTAAGTTTGACAGCAGATGTCGAGAAGGTTTCTGAAACATTCAGTGCTTGTGTAAGACCTACGTATGAAAGTTGGAGGTAAATTATGAAGCGTAAAGATTTGCATGATGGAATGCACGTAGTTGTTAACACTGGTGAGAACCACCGCGAAGAACGTACAGAGGCATACATCGTCCAGAACGGTGGATGGGCTGCTGTGCAGGAGATTCGGAAGGGCAAGACACCTGCATTCAAAACTCCTGTTACGATGTTTGAAAACCCGTACACAAACACCCCAAAGTACTTTGTCTGTGGTGAAGGCTTGCCACACGTTGCAATAGCAGTATTGCATACGTTCCCTGCATATAAGCATGCTGGAGTAAACTACCCCGAGCAAACTTTGTGGATTCCAATGGTCGTGGCCCCCGAGAAGGTTATTTGTACATGGAAGCGACATCTGGAGAAGTTGGAAGAAGAGAAGAAGCGCCAGGAAGAGCAGAAAAACGAAGCAGAGAAGCAGAAGTTAATAAGGCAAGAAAAAGAGTTTCTCAAGGAAAAGATTAGAAGGGGCCTATACGATCTTGGCCTGAGGAAGATCCAGTTTCCTGGGCTTACTTACGATGAGAGCTATGACGATGAGGATAGTGTAATTACTGAAGAGAATGATATTATTCTCGATATGTATGAGTTGAAGGTGTTGTTGGATAAAATAGCCTGTACAAACCTTTAAATGGAGGAACTTGGAACAAATGATGTAGAGTGGTGTGAACAGTAGTAAGGTTGAGAGCATGGAATGTGCCCCCATAGGCTAACGGCAAAACCGAGGCGTTTATACCGCCTGATTCTCCGTTCGAATCGGAGTGGGGGCATTTCATCAAAGGTGGTAGTAAAATGAGACTGGCAATCTCCATTGAAGTTGGTCCTGATGATGGAAATGAAGAAGAGACTGTATTAGAATCAAAAAATATTATTTCTTCCTTGTTGCCGCACTCTAACAAATATGTTGTAAAGGCAGCTTTGGTTAGAGATGGAGATCGCAGCCAGGGTAATTTACTGTACCCAAAATTGGAAGGAAGATTTGGGCAACACTATAGGAATAAAAAGGTTGACATTAGAGAAATTCTAAAGAAGGAATAGTGGTGGTGTACGGGGACAAAAATTTATGTTTAGCGTGTGGTAAAGAGTATGTGTATAAGAATTGTGGTGCATGCAATAAAACGATATGTGGATCATGTGCAGTAAACTTGAGAAGATTCAAAGTAAAGAGGACGATGCTCGAATATAAAGGTGGTAAGTGTCAAATTTGTGGTTTTGACAAGTATCTGGCGTCTTTGGCTTTCCATCACACAGCTAATGATAAATCGTTTGAGATATCTGGGGATCATTCAAGATCGTGGGAAAATATTAGAAAAGAATTAGACAAATGTGTTCTATTGTGCCAAAATTGTCATGCAGAGGAACACGAAAGAATTGACATTATTAGACGTAAAGATGATCAAGACAGCAATAGAGTGTGTGCCACATGTGGAAAACATTATAAATACTTCAGAGGGAACAGTAAAGGTCACATGGCTAGTATGTGCAATTCATGTTTATCCCACATAAAACGGGCTAAGTTTAAGAAAAAGGCGGTTGAGTACAAGGGAGAAAAATGCGAATGGTGTGGGTATAATAAAAACGCGTGTGCACTAACGTTTCATCATATTGAACCAAGCAAAAAAGAATTCTCTTTAAGTGGAATGAAGAGCAAAAGTTGGGCTTCAGTCGAGAAAGAATTAGATAAGTGTCTGTTGCTGTGTTTTAATTGTCACCAGGAATTGCACGCTCGTGAATCTAAATACTATAAATTCTACTACGGCGAGCTTGCCGACCCAGGAAGTACTGTCAAGCTATATAGGAAAACTGAAATAAAGGAATATGTACCAAGGACCGGCATTTGTCCGGTATGTAATAAGTCTTTTACTGGGGACGGAAAGTACTGTTCCCACGAATGTGCTCATTTTGCCCAGAGAAAGGTAATTAGGCCATCGAAGGAAGAGTTAGAGAATTTATTGAAAGAGCACAGTTGCAGAGCGGTTGGTAAGATGTTTGGTGTATCCGATAAATGCATTTGCAAGTGGTTGAAGGTGTATAATAAGAATTAACTTTCAAACCAACGATAGTATAATATAAGAGTGAAGTGCCTGGGTGGTGTAATGAGAAAAATAAGAAAATGTAAACTGTGTGGCAAAGATACGAGGAATCCGGTATACTGTTCTAGTAAGTGTTCTGTGTCTGACACCAACAAGCTTAGAAAAAATACAAACGATCACATATGCATAGACTGTGGCGGTGAACTGCTGAATAAAAAGTCTGTGAGGTGTATGAATTGTTACCGCAAACACGTAAGGAAATATGATACTTGTGATAATAAGATAACTGAGTTATACGACAGTGGAATTGGGTGCAGAGAAGTCGCCAGGCAGTGTGGTGTTCCTGCATCACGTGTGTACAGGATCATAAAAAGAACAAGAGGGAAATTAAGAGACAGTGATCATTATATGCATAGACTAAGTGTTAATAATGGTATTAGTGAAATAAAATTTACTGCAAATGATGACAAACTACGCAAGGCTGCCGAAGATTATTTGAAGTTTTTGTGCAGAATCTCTGGTTATAAATTTCTTGATCCTGATGAAAGTGAATCATATGATTTAATGGTAGATTTTGGTGGTGGTTGGAAGAAAGTGCAGGTGAAATCATCGTGTTGCAATAATGGTAAGAAAAATTACTATTTTAAATTGATAAAATGCAGAACTAACACAAAGGAGGTAAGAAAAATTAAATATACTGAGAGCGATGTTGATTACTTCTTTCTTATGGACAAGAATCTGAATTGTTGGTTAATACCCTTTAATAAATTGTGCTGTAAAGTCGGTGTTGTCCCTGGAGATGTATTTTCTGGTTTTAAGGTGGTATTGAATATGCCTGGGTACTCGAAAGGCACAGAGGCTACACTCAAAATGTAGTTCCGAAAGGAGTGCGGGTTCGAATCCCGCCCCAGGCATTGTATTGACTTGAAGTAGTTTTGATAGTATAATGTATAAGGAGTAGCAACATGAAAAAGAAAGCAGTTGTGGATCTAGAGAGCGTGCGTACAGCGGTGGCAGATTATATGGAAAGTGAGGGGTGTTCCTGTTGTAGGGACGTGGATAATCACAGCATACATAACGCTGTGCTTGCCAAGCTCCTTCATGTTAGAAAGTATAAGGACGGTTCTGGTTATGATTTTGGTAAGTACGTTTCTAAGAAGCGTTAGTGAGGTGTTTTATGGTTAGGTGGCTCAGTACTTTGAACAAAATCATACAAAGGATGGGTTACAGGACTGAATTTAGGCGGTGGACCTACAACACTGACAGACCGTTGCGAGGTACTAGACTTAGGCACATTGGTAAGGGAAGAAAAGGGTATAGGTTGGTGGTGAGGGATCCTGTCACCAACGAAGTGCTGCTTGATCATACTTCGTCTGAGACGTACAGAAGCAACTCGGAAGTGATTGAGTGGATCGTAAAGCACGGAGGTACGGTGACATGATTGACCGTGAAACACTTTTGAATGCTGTTGGTGATTTTTCCTGGCTGTGGAACGACTGCTTCTTCATTGAGACAGAAGAGCACGGCAACTTTTTGTGGAGTGATCCAGAATACCGAGGTGACAACACCATACGAAAAACTGATATGTCACTGAAGGAGTACTTGACTGTCGTGGGGGTGCCGTATGGACGTAGCAAAGGCAAGCACATCATCCGACGATACGTGGGTGAGGATGCGATTTGTGTTTAATTATCAATTCTACAATTTGCTGGTTGGACAATTGCGGATGATCTGTTATCCGTATGTGGGTTTGACAGAGGATAGTATTAATGTTGGTGAGCTAATGGAAAACGGAGATAGGATAGAACTTGTTTACAATTTGATGCCCTGTACGGATAAAAAACCGTTTATTATTTACATACTGGTATTGAACAAAGATTTGACACTGGATGTAGAGTACGCCAAGAAAAATCCGCACGGCACTTTCGCGCTCGGTTCAAGGAAAAATAGGATGAGACAATCCTTGGCTATTGAAGATGTATACGAACTTTGGTCACAGTGGATTTTGCTGACTGGTGGAAAATATCATGTTTGGGATAATAAAGGAGGATGATGCTAATGAACACTAAAATGATCAATAAGACCGTTCGTGAGGCATGCTGGAAGTGCGAGGGAAGTGGAAAAATCAGGATTGGTAAGTCTTGGGAGTTGCATGAATGCGATAATTGTCACGGTACTGGTTTTGAACCCCCACGGCGTGCAGACGACGAGGAAGACTGCCCGCATTGTAGAGGTACTGGTCGTATCAAGAAGCAACACAGAGATCAACCCGCAGATTACAATAATGTTAAGAAAACCATATATACATGCCCAAGTAAGTCTATATCGGTGGACTCTTGGAAAGAACCATTTAACAGTCCAAACAAGGCACTGAAATAGCAGTGAGGTGTGTGATGTACGAATACCATATTGAGAACACTGTTTGGATTACAGTAAATGATTTGGAACTTGATGGCAAAGACAATACCATTAAAGTTCCTGTATCTTTCCCTTTGAGAAGCATAAGGATGTTGCGTAATGACACTTTTAATGGAAAACCGTGTTGTACTATTTTACTATCAAAGGATGGAGTTGCTGATAGGATTGATTCTGACACTACCAGGGAAGAATTGATGAAGATCATTACTATGTGCATTGAAGGAAAGAAATGAGTACTAGATATACAGTAACATTTGATGATGTTCTTGAACAACAAATTAACGCACTTGCCAAAGAGTGTGGGATGAAAAAATTGGTCTTTCTAAGGTATGCGCTATCTATGGGTGTACACATAATCGATAACAACATCGAACTGTATACTAAGAAAGGTGATGAATTGGTTAGTCTTGAATTTGTTGGAATGCCAAAGAGGAGAACATGATTTGGTTCACTGCAGATACCCACTTTTCTCACAGAAATATTCTGAGATTCTGTGAACGTCCTTTTCCTAATATCCACGAACATGATGAAGCACTAATCAAGAACTGGAACGAGTGTGTTTCAGAGAATGATACTGTGTACCATCTTGGTGACTTTGGATACCGTGCTTCGAGAAAATACTTAATTGGTGTGGTAGAAAGGCTGCATGGTAAAATCATGTTGGTGAAAGGTAGCCACGACAAAAAGTTGGTGCGAGGAGATTTGGCAGCCAAATTTCATGCAATACACGATTATGGCGTAGAAGTGATCCTTGACAGCCAATTAATAATTCTATGTCATTATCCTATTTTCAAGTGGTGTAAATCATACTACGGTTCGTGGCAATTGCATGGACACTGCCACGGTAAAATTGAAGCAGATAATGTAGGTTTATGCAGGATGGATGTCGGTGTGGATGTGTACAATTATAGACCAATTAGCTTTGAAGAGGTACAACGAATCATGGAGTTGAAGAGGTCTAGGAAAGTGTTGGTGCAGGAGGATTGATGGGATCTTATATTGTGGTTGCAGCCTCAAATGATTCTTCTTTGCTAGCAAATGAAATCATGCAGGCTGTTTGCAAGGAATTTGGTGGTAAAGGCGGCGGTAGACAAGACTTTGCCCAGGGTGGTGGTATGCAGGAATTTGATGTAGAAAAAACGTGTGCTATTATAGAAGAGTACCTAAAAACAAAAAAGGAACATAAATGAGCACGTCCTATGATTGGAAGACCTACACGTTAGAATGTAACTGCCTCTCACCAGAACACATCTTACGTTTTTACTTTGATCCGGACGATAAGTGGATTAGTATGACGTATCATTTATATATGCCCGATTCATTTTTCAAGCGGGTATGGTATGCGATTAAGTACATTTTTGGTCACAGACGGCACTTTGGTTATTTCTCAGACACCTTGCTGATGGCCGATGACATTAAGAAGTTTAAGGAGTATATAGATGCGTGCTATGTTGTGCTTGAGAACCCCACTCCGCGTATGCCCATTCATGGTGAGAAGGTAGCTAAATAGTATGACCAAAGAACAAATTACGGCGATGTTTGATGCAAATTATGGGAGACTGAAGTCTGACCCAGAGGAAATTGGCCTCGGTGCTTTTGATGAAACTATTTGGGACGCTAGAGCGTTTTTCTTGAACGTGTGTGAGATTTTGAATGGAGTTGGTCTTACTGATGCTCCGTTGCCCGTTATAGGTCCAGCAGGCAAGGGGTCAATAGACTTTCATTGGAAGCAGGATAAATTTGAGTTGCTGATAAATTATTCAATGGAAGGTAATATCGACTTTTACGCCGACAACTACAAGGATTCAAAGATACAAGGTTGCTGTACTAAAGAGGTATTCTTTTCTATTCTAAATATGTGGAGAGGGAGGATTGAATGCAACTAAGAAAAGTCAAATTTCCTAATTCAGATAAGTTTTATTTTGAGAAAGTTATTAATGTAGGTAGCACAGTTTGGTACATAGCTGCGCCTGGGTTGTTCGTAAAATGTAAGGTAACAGAAATAGAAACATATTTTAGAGATACTTCTCCAGGATCATACCTATTTTATGATATTGATGAGCCTGTGGGGCATAGCGTGGGGGGAGATGAGTTATTTCCATCATTAGAAGCTGCAGTCAGTTTTTTCATTGACCGCCTGCAAAATGGTTTCCGAGATCTGTTAAAAGAAGGGTGTCCTAGCATTCTCCCGGAAAATCTGTCACTAGATAATGAAAGAAAGAAAGATATAGATTTTATTAGGAGTACACAGGGAAAACACGCTGCACCGCTAGAAGAATGGGCCATACACTACCCGAAGAAAGAACGAGGAGTAGACTGGTTTACTGTTTGGGATCTCGTAACGGAGGAGATATGAATATTACGAATAAAGAAAAGGACGTAGAATTCGAGTACGAAGATAATGTAAATCTCTTCTATTGTGAAAGGTGTCACAGATTCCTGATTACTGAATTTGACGACAAGGAGCCCAGAGAGTGTTTCTGTTCTTGTGAGCACGGGAAAGGTATAATGAAACCTATTCTAGCATGCGACGATTTTGAGCTAAGAAGAAACCTGCAGGACGTGATGAATCAACTGAATGATTTGATCTCGTTTAGGATCGCGCTGTCGGCAACGGCTTGTGACGAGTGCGAGGAGCAGAACGATGACCCAGGATCTGCGGGATATAAGAACTAAAACGTTTAACTTGGAGAGGCTGCATGAGTATAAAGATATCTAGCATTCTAAAGATTGTTGGTATATCTATTGGTATTTTAGCTGGACTCGCTGGTATTGGTTATGGTACCTATTGGCGTCTAACACATTTGTGCGTAGAGTGGGAGACGGTGCCTACTGGAGAAAAATGCGTAGACTGGAAAACCACGCACCACATGTGTACTACTACTGACTATAATGGGCACATAAAGTTTGGTACGTGTAGCGAAACGCACTGTGTACGATATGTTCCCTGCAAGGAGTGCATTCGAATAGAGCATGTCGATAATGCTCCTGCTGAACTAGAAAAACCCCAAGACAGGTGTGGGTGGTGAAATGAAGAGAAATGCAGATTTGGAGCCCGTTCTTGCTGACATTTTCTGTTCTGATAAGAGCATAGAAATAAAGGAATTATACGTCAAAGCAACTATTCTAACGGAGAAGTACCCAGGATGCCCAGCAGAATGGTACCATGGCATAGATATATCCGGTAAGGCTGAAATAAAAATACCGTCAGAAAGTACTGTGTCTGTTGAAGCTCTTCTTAACAAGGTGTTCTCTGTAAAAATAGAATTAGAAGATAAGCGTGTAATTTTGCTATGTGACTGTTTAGCCGGTTCCTGTAGCCGCGTCTGTGAAATTGATAAGATTTCAGAGTGCTCCATAGAATTTGTCGCTAGAAGCATCAGCCCTGCATTCGATTGCGGATTTGAGCAACTATTTATACAACGAGAAAAGGCCAGGAATAGCTCCTCTGCTGTAGTTCGAGATTCAATTTCTCCGTCCAAGGATGGCAAGTCAGATAATGTTACTGTGGGTGGTCCTATGAATACCGCTACCAGTAACGATAGCCTGTCGGTGTTCGTTAAGCCAAGCTCCCTGGTGCAATACCTCGAACTCTGGTGGGATATGACATACGGCGGCATGGAAGATCCTGTACTACTTGAGTTTGAAAAAATGCTGAATGTGTTATATGACGCGTTCCCTGAAGGAGACAAACAGGAGCTTGATAGCATAGTAAAGTTGCTGAAAAGGAGACGCCCAATGGACTGTACTGAAAAAGTTGTTCCCTTTACTTCTCCGTTCAGTGGAGTAACACATGATTGGTTTAGGTTGGTGAAGGGAAAGTACAAGACCAAAGTGGGAGAAATAGAGAGCGTAAATGAGGATCAAGGATCTTATAACGTAAGAATCTGCGCTTCTTTCCCTGAAAATTGTAATTATACATTCGAATTGCTCAATGCGGATATTAGTGAAAAGGATCTGCCTCTAAAAATCAACGATGCGGTGTGTATAATCGAGGGTTTAGTAGATCACATTAGAGACGGTCATTTGACAGGTCAACGTTCGAGGATTTATATGGTAGAAGTAAAACACATTGGAAGTATCATAGACGAAGACAATCCTGCTAATTGTAAGTGTGGGTTATAAGGAGTAATATCATGGAAGAACTATCACGGTGCCCGAATTGTAAAAACGATTCATTCCTAATTATTTTTGGAGAAATTGAATGGGACAAGTCCTATGTGATGTGGTGTTCTTCTTGCGGATTGGTACGAGTAGTTACTAACAAGAAGGACTTCACTAAAGAACAAAAAGAAAAGTACAAAACGGCTTCTAGAATTACCAACTTTTACATTACGCAAGAAGGTATGGATGTTTCAGATTCTGGTAAAAAAATATTAGATGAATCATACTCAATTGAAGAGGTCGATGTAGAAATCCGTAAAGCTGGAGGAGATCCAGAAGCAATAGGCAAACGTGGTGAAGAAGAAGTACAAAAGATTCTTGAGAGACACAAGAAGTTTATGCGTGGTGACGAAAGCGATACGATTCCATTAGAAGAAGCATTAGGTATCATGGATAAGGAAACAGAAAAAAGAGTGTATGAACAAGGTCGGGCTGGTAAAAGCAGACGAAAATGACCAGTAAAGACAACAGAACACACTGCGGTTGGTGCAAAAGAAGGGTGCGAAAAGTGTACTCTGTGTGGGACTGGTGGGTATGTATATTTTGTGTGCGTGAATTACAGAAAGACTCTGTGCCTCCAAGTTACAGAAATAGAGACAAGCAAGGAAGATTTTGCAGGTAAGGAAACAGTTAAAAAGATAAGAGGTAATAAATGAGCACTGCAATGATCTTGTACATAATCTCTCTTGTGTGCTACTTTTCGGCGCAGGCTCTTGTTGCAACTATACCTGTAAATGAAGTGCACATTAAGTATCACTACAAGAAATTTGTGGTCCTTTTTCTTGTAGTAGGATTTCTTGGCACCGGAACTGCAGGGTTGTTTATGACAGATTGGGCATAAAGTGATAGCCAAATATCCACCACTTGGACCATTGTTGGTTGATGATCCTTTATACAGCAAATTTAGAATCAAAGGTGAGTTCATAGATCGTTGGGTATTTAACGAAGAAAAAGCACTAATAGAGCTATTAAATGAGGGAGTGTGCTTCTTCGGTTCTAGTTGGGATCCGCACAAAGACACGTCCGAAGAAGGCGCATTTCTTTGTATTGGCGTGTTCCTGAACATGAATGATACATTCGGTTGGGCCACCGCAGAGGGGGAATCTTTTGATCATTATGATGTTGAAGATATTTATAGGTTGTGGAAGAGCAAGGGTGGAGACGGAGTAGTTGAGTGGGTTTGTCTCAAGCGTAAATTGCAACCTATTAGACCAGTAAAAGATAGCATGATTAAAGCGGGTCATTGGACGGAAGAACTGGAAAAATTACCAGAGAATGGGAGGTAAAATGGAAGAACAATTTTACAAGGCAAGCTTTCTTCCGTTCTGGTGGCGAGTATACTTTTTCTTTAGAAATATCTTAGTAAAACTTCACATTCTAAAACCTATTAATTGGATGTTTTATGAAAAAGAAGGGGTTGCCATAGGAAGTCTGCAATCCGTGCGGGTTGTTGGTGGAGGCAGAAAAAGAATAAGGCGAGGATTAAAAAAATGCCTATAATTTCAACACCTGGGTTAGAAGACGCCTGGAAAGATATATCTATAGCCCGCATAAAAGAGGCAGAAAAATTGTGTGAAATTATAGAAAGCGGAGATAAAGGTACAGTACGAGGCACTTATATGGGAACCTGGCGTGTAATGGAACAGTTTGAAAATATAGCCCAAATGCAACCTGTTTTTGCCGGAGAGCTAATTTCGAAATCGTATACAAAAATGCTGGTAAAAGCAGGGTTAGTAGGAAAAGACAATAATGGCGATTATATCTTAACCGAGGATGGTGCAGCGATGTGGAAGTTGTTTAAAAGGATAAAGTAATGAGTAAATTTATTATAAGACTCACCACAAAAGATTTTCTAGACGCAATTGAACGAGAACAAGACCCTGTTAACAAAATACTGTTAAAGATCATACTTGAGAGTATGGAAGAAGAGAGTGTGCGTGAATTTAGGAAAACGATGGGAGAAATTGAAAAAGGGTGTGCAGAAACCCACATAGATTTCAATAATTATCTGTTTTTTTGCGAACAGAATGGAGAAGTAAAATGCCAAGAGAAATAGAACGTAAATTCTTGCTAAAAAATTTTAACAAGAAACTGATAAAGCCAATGTATCCGTGCCCGGAGGTGATTACCCAAGGGTACATAATTAGTGATGAAGAAATAGCTGTACGTATCCGCTCCATTAAAGATTGTTCATACGGAGTGTTGTGCATAAAGCGCGCATATAATGAATTCGAACGTTCCGAAATAGAAATAACTATTCCACATTTGAATCAAGTAAAATCTCTTATGAACATGTGCAGCCACGTATTGAAGAAAAGTAGGGTTAAAGTAAAAGTGGGTAAGCACATTTGGGACATAGACACTTTTATGGGTGACAACAAAGGACTGGTGCTGGCAGAGGTAGAATTGAAACGAGTAAACGAGAAGTTTAAATGGCCAACTTGGGTGCGCCCAGAAGATGAAGTTACCAACAGTCCGTTTTATTTGAATTGTAATTTGGCAAAATATCCATACAAATCAGGTCTTCTTAAAATACACCCATTTGATCACGAGCTTTAACTGCCCCGAGGAGCCTGCATGGAACTTTTTGTGATTGGTGCGTGTATGATTTTATTTACCGGAGTATTCGGTTTAGCTGGGTTTATTGGGGTACTTTTGTATATTCCGATTAACATTAGCACTAAAATAATCTTTGCAGACGAGTTCGAGGAGGTCTAACATGCCACGTTGGCAAAAACTCTGTAAGCCCGGTGAACAGCCATCTGAGTTCTACGACAATAAGGAATTCGAGAGGCGATTTAACATCAAGTCCGGTTTTGGTCCATTAGACGAAACCGGGCAGATGAGGTGGAACCGTTGTTGGTCGTGCCTGCCTAAAGAGTGGGAACGCGGTGTAGATTGGCTGTTAGCTAAAATTAGATTTAAATACCGATTGGAAACGCTGGAGGATCCTGAAAACTCTAGTGAAGTGCAGGTTATAGTTTCTCAAGCAAAAGATAAATATGGATCTTTAAGATTTTACTTTGATCTTCAGAACCTAGATAATTATGAGGAAGCGTACAAAGAGATAGAAGGTTGGATTGACGAGTGCGAAAAAATGCTGAAGGAGGATGACCTTTACTATGGAATCCCTTACTGAAATAGAAGAGCTGGATGAAAAACTGTGGAAAGAGTACTTGGGTGGCCTAGAAAAAGCCAAAGCAGAAAAAATGATAAGAAACTTTCGCGTGTTTGACTACGAAAAGAGAATCGTAGAGATACAACCATACTTTTCTGTGCGTCCGTTGATTAGGGTGTCTTGGACAACTGAGGAGATAACGAAATGAGCGATGAAGTGGTGTTACTTACAATAGACGAATGGACAAACCCAGACAAGTGTTCACCGGTAGAAATAGCAGTAGCTGAAGCTATTTTACAAGGCAAAGGACCAGATGATGTACCAGATCGTGACCGAGAAGACTCACTACTTATGGAACTAGCTATGCGCGCCTGTTGGACGAATTGTACCGTTCTTGAGACATGTAAAGGTAGAGGGCACAAGTTGTGTAGGACTTGTAACAGACGGGATAAGTCATGAGCAATCTGTGGCTAAATCTTAGGATCTGGTGTTATCACATTCAATTTGGTGATCCTAAATGGTGGAGTATTTATATACGTAAAAATCCTGTGCACGAAAATAAACCAATTTACTCTATTAAACTGCATGAATTACGTTGGCCTTGGTAGGTAACTAAATGGCAGCCACACATCTTTCCAAAGCAAAGCGTATATTTAAGAAACCTTACAATAGAGTATTTACATTTGAAAAAGACGGTACGGTGTCAGCATCCGTTCTAGAATTTGTTGGGTGTTATACTTTTGGTAAAACCTTAGAAGAAGCTAATAGCTATCTTCAAGAAGCCGCTGAGTGCTGGGTTGCTGCCTGTTTGTCGATGAAACAATTTGTACCAGGACCGATTAGAGACTTCTATGGTGTTCAAAAGAAGTTGGGTATGAAATAATGTACATAATGTTTAAAGGCAAGGGCTGTGAAAATTGCCCGTTTATGACTATTAGTAGTTCGTATGCATTTGATGGGGATATACTGTGCAATCTTAGTGAAATTGAAGATTGTGATGGTACTAGATTACCAAAAATTGAAGCAAGTTGGGGTGAGAAGCCAAAAGAGTGCCCATTTTCAGACGGACTGCAGCAAGTAGAGATAGGAGCAGAAACCAATGAATGATAAAAAGTATGACGGAATAGAAGGTTTCGTGAAAGATTTAGGGTGTGATGTTAGGGAGTGTATAGACTGTGGCTGTTTAACCCCCGGGGGGCCAACACGGTGCAAAAGATGTGCTAGTGAAATAAAATCAGATGAATTTGTGTATCACTGTCTTGGGTGTAATAAGCTGTTGTCGGAAGAGGAACACAAAGAACACAATTGTAACAAAAACGGTGACTTGTTTATGATGAGTGGTATTGAGGCATTTAAGAATAAAGTGTATCATATCCTGAAACCAAAATTGTCGTCTGCAAGAGAGGAACTAGAAAGGTGTCTAGAGAACATGAAAGAGGGTGCGGGCACGATACCGCATTTTAGAATTGAAAATGTGTACATAGACGAAAAAGACCCCACTAAGGTACACTGCGATGTGCGGGCGCACCCGGATCTAATAGAGTTTATGCTGAACCATGAATTCATTAAACTGACCCCCACCGAGGATGGGTATACTTTTTCTACGGAAGGACTTGACTTTCCAATTCTGGGTGGTACTCGAAAAGAAACGAAACATGAGGAGATCATGAGTACAGAGAACAAGAATCGCAAACAAGGACCATTTACCTCTTACATCAGGCTGGGTGGGAAAGGTGCTATTACTTTAGTGTGGGATGAACTAGATGATGGCTATAAGGTAGGTATCTCGTTTTGTGCTCCGTGTGATAAATTTGATAAAAACCGTGGTGGGTGGTTTGCGTTGTGTAAATACAACAACACACCAATTGTGGTACCCAAGGTTGGTGGTTTGAAGAAATCTGTGATTGAGTACCTGAAGTACAACTTGGTGCACAGCGATAAGTTACACGTAAAGGTGTATAGGAGCCATGATGATAGGGCCTCCGGTAATTTTGTGCACTGGCTTGAAGAATTCTTAGTAAACACCAAGTCACTGAATTTGAAGTGATTATCACAGTACAGCAGCGCGGGGGCGCAAAGCTAGACCACCAACTGCTGGTGGATACCTTTGTGTTTTGTGTGTGCACTGCCAGCTCGGAGATGCACAAAAACATAAAAAAAGTAATAATAAATATCACCAGTGTTATAGAAAAGAAAAGCTGGGCTTACTGTATTCCAGATAAAGGTGTGTTTGTCCTAAGAGTTAAGAAGGATCTCAGGTTGAGTGAAAAGCTTATATGTGTTATACATGAGGCGGGCCATTTTATACAGTACGTTGAAGGCAGGTTGGTTTGGGCAGGCAGCAAGAAAAGCAAACTGCTGTTTGAGGGCAAGGATACAAAAGACCAGAGTGTAATGGATAGATGTGAGAAAGAAGCCACGGATTTCGAAAAACTGATGTTTGATAAGTTTTTGAAAAGTAAAGGGCTGACACGTTCAGATGTGTGCGTTAACTCTAATAAGTATATACCAAAAGCGAGGGTGTAATGCGAGTGGAGGTGTGTGGGTATACCGTTCCGGTGTGTGATAAGTTTGGTTGTTCCTTTTCTCCGATTTTATCGCCAGAGCCTGTTTCTGCGGCGTTTGCCAGAATCTCGCGTTCTACAAAATCAGTGGATGAGTTGGTGTGCGAGTCAGTGCAAGATGTAGAATCTGCGCGCAAGTCAAATGAGACCATAGTATTTGATTATGGCCACGCTAGCATTGCAGAGCACGCAGTGTTCAATGTGAATGTAATTGGTGTTTCTAGGTTGTGTACTGAGTTCATAGAAAGTCATCGTTTGGCTAGTTACACAGAAAAGTCACAACGTTATGTAAAGTTCGAAAATGATTTCCACGTACCAGAAGAAATAGAATGTTTTGGTTCTGCGGTGATAAATAAATACTGTGAAATCATGGAAAAGCACTTTAACTGTTACAAGAAAGTATCAGAAGGAATTGACAAGAAAAATAAGAATGCCTTTGAAGACGTAAGGTACATACTTCCTCTTGCAACCAATACGCAACTTGGGATGACCGTCAATGCCCGCGAGGCTGAATTGATGGTCAGAAAAGGCATGGTTCATAGGCTTGCTGAGGTTCGCAGTTTTGCCGATAAACTATATTTGGAAATTCAGAAGATTGCCCCCTCACTAATAAAAGCCAGACCGATGGTAGACGTTGATTCACTATTTTCTGAGTTTGTGAAAGAAAATGGACCGATTGATGGGTCTGCTGATAATGCAGCAAATATGTTTATTAGGGAGTCTAATGATTTGATTGATTCAATATTGTACGATGAAATAATCAAACAGTATTTGCAAAGCGAAGTATCAAATATATCCATACCTACTTATGGGTATATAATAGATCAACTGTGTGAAAAACTGGACCCGTTTACTCTTCCAAGGTTCATGGAATTGGCCGAATTTGACTTTATGATTTATCTTTCTGCAAGTGCTTTTGCGCAGATAAAGAGACACAGGATGGGAACACTTATACCTAGACCGTATCTTAGAGACAGAGGCAACATTTACGAGAAGTTTGACGTGAACAACTGTGTAATACCGGAGTCATTGAAGTGGAATCAAGAGTACATGGGAAGTATGATTGCATGCATGCAGGAATCGGTGAAGTTTATTTATGAGAATAACGTGCCGTTGTGTGTGGCAGAGTATTTTGTAACTAATGCTATGAAACGGTGGGTTAGATATAAGATCAATGCCAGGTCTTTTGGTAATTTTAGTAGACTTAGACGCGATTCACACGCACAATGGGAGATTAGAGACCTAGCTAACCAGATGTTTGAAAGAGTGAAAATGGTGGCCCCAATAACTAGTAAACTATACTATCCAAGGGAGTGCGGTGATGAAAGGTCTTAAAATAGAAACAATTGGCCGCCAAGAAAATCCTAGAACTGTTGGTAGCACCTTCCTTAAAATCTGCGGTGTTCAGATCGGTGGTGTACGTGAGCTTCAGTACACAGTTGATGCTAGAGACTTAAAACCTAAAATGGTACTTGTGTTTGAGTTTGAACCAATCATTCCTTCTGAAAGTGGCAAAGATTTTATGTCTGTGGTTGAAGACCTTAGGTATATTTGCAATGCAGACATATTAACCCCTACGCAGTGGATACTCATAGAGCACGGTCAAGTGATTGTAAACCAGAAACCAGAGCAATGATATGAAGAAGAAAACCTTTCGCAAGTGTGTGTATGTGAGTAGTGCCCTTAGTGGCGACATCAAGAGAAATCGCAGACTTGCTATAGAATATTGTAAGTGGACTTCGAAGCAAGGAGCGGCTGCATACGCGCCGCACGTGCTTTGTACTATTTGGCTAGATGACACCGTACCGGAAGATCGTAAAGAGGGCATGGAAAATGGTGACGCATTTTTAAATAAGTGCGACGAAATGTGGGCGTTTTTTCCAAAGAAAGGTGAGTATAACTGGTCTAAGGGCATGACCAGTGAGTTCAAACAGTTTGCTAAAGAACACCCATTGCAGCCAATACGAATGTTTGTTAGAATTGGAAAGATGAAGTACAAGGAAGTTAGTGACTATAAACTATGGCCAAGATTTAAGGGCGTGAAGGTAAAAAGAGTATATCAAGACATATACAATGCTATATTGACACCACAGGAGTGGACTGGTTTTGTTAAGAACACCAAGTAATGTCTCCAAAGTACGTAAATAGTCACGTCAGCTAATACTGTTGAACTGTTGAATGTTATTGTGGGGATGAGGTTATAACGTGATGTTTGTACTTGCAGTCATAAAGAAACTCCGAAAACAGGACGTAGATCCAGACAAACCACTTTCAGAACAAGTTTGGGGTGTGTACACAAAAGACGGTAAAAAGTTACTTGGACGCCACAAATCTAGATCTTCTGCGGAGAAGCAGCTTGCCGCGATCGAAATAAATAAGCATGGATACATAGAAAAAGCCATTAGAGAACTGGTGTAACATGGGCTTTCGAGTAGATTTAGAAACCGAGAAAAAAGTGTGTGAATTATACAAGAGTGGTGAAACTATACAAAAAATAGCGGATTGGTGTAACATTACTAATAAAACCGTGTATAGAGTAATAGACAGGTATGGTGTTCCTAAGATCAGAAATGAGTGGTTTAGTAGGACCATAGAAACATCTATCGGAATGTATAAAGGATGTAGTAAATGTAAACAATCTTTAGAAGCAACAAAGGAATTTTGGATGTCGGACGGCAAAAGACTTGGCTGTTATTGTAAACGGTGTGATTCTGAGTATAGAAGGAACAGATATCCAGAGTTAGCGAACAAAATATCGGAGCGTGGTAAAAAGTACCATTCCGAAAATAGAGAAAAAAGAAATGCTGCGTGCAGAGAGTGGCACAAAAATAATCCAGAAAAATGGAAAGAGTTAAGGAAGAAATGGTGCAGCGAACACAAAGAATGGGAGAGAGAAAGAAGCAAGAGAAGAAGGATTGAGGCTGGTCCAATTATACTAAAAGATCTTGAACTTATAAGAGAATATGGTATTACACTTCAACAGTATGATGGTGTGTTGTTATCGCAAAACAATGTTTGTGCGATTTGCAGAAAACCAGAAACTGCTGTTGATTCTAGAACAGGAAAAGTGCGCTATTTATCTGTTGATCACAATCATAAATTCGGTAAAAAAGATGCTGCTGGTCATAGAGGTTTGTTGTGCAAGAATTGTAATTTGGCTATAGGTAGGATTGATGACCTAGAAATAATTGACAGTGCTATTGTTTATTTGAGCGGTTACACAAAAGAACATAACTGTGTGTCTATGAAACAATTTAGAGATGTGCACACAAAACTTCAGAACAATAAATGTAAAATTTGTGGTAAACCAGAAAAATCAATCAATCCGTACACAAAGACGGCACACATTTTGTCGTTGGACCATGATCATAGTATGGAAAAGAAGGATCCCAGGAGCTGGCGTGGTTTGATATGTATGAGATGTAATACTGTGATTGGTTTCTTTTATAATAAAATACTGTTGTTGTCAGTAAAAAGATACTTAGAAAAATATGGATTGTGAAATGGCTCGAATAATCATATGTGATGATAGTATTTCATTTTGTGAGATGATGAAAGATATGCTATTAAAATGTTCTAATAAGAGGTATGAATCTTCTTTTGAGTTAAAAGTGGATGGAGCACACAGTGCTGTTGAGTTTTTTGATATGATAAAATCACGTAATTATGAATTGGTGATATTGGATATAATATTGGCTCGTGATGATGGCTGGGCAATTTTGTCGGAGATTCGCAAGGACAAATCTAAGTCTGATCTTCCAGTGATAGTGGTGTCTGCTGTAGATAGCGTAGATTTGAAGTATGAGTCGATAAGAAAAGGTGCGGTAGATGGTTTTGCTAAGCCTCTTCGGGGGGAAGAGCTAAAGCGTTTTGTGGATGTGGTATTCAACTTGGTCGTGGACAGGTAACACAAAGGGGACGGGCTACATGGAAACTCCACAAATAGTTACGTTGGCGGTTGCGGTATTTGCTGCTTTCATGACTCTTATTATAGGTGTGTGGTTGAAGAAACTGTTTTCATCGTTTGTTGACAGCATAAAGGAAAAGGTTGACAAGTCTGTAGATAAAGAATCGTTTGAAGCATTTAAGAAAGAAATACAAAATAACGTGCAGGCAGTTTTAGGGAAAGTGGGTGGTATAGAGCGAGAATGTAAAGATATAGACCAAGTAAACCGAGGCCAAGAAAAAGACATCACCAGACTTCAAGAGTGCACGCGTGATCTAGACTCAATAAGAAAACAAATGCTTGTTATTGAATCGTTGAAGTCTGAATTTTTGGAGAAATTTACGCGTCGCGGGGACTTTATACGTGAAATGCAGTTGTTGAATTCGCAGTTGGAAATCATACAGAAAAAGATTGATAAGCTAGATGAGCGCATAAACAGACGTGCGTTCAAAGTGGTAGAGGAGTGATAGGTAATGGGCACTAACACTATCAAGGAAAGATTTGCACACGTAATAGACAAATTAACTGGTATGAATGGTGGTGGTAAGTTAGAATTGAAGAAGATGGTTGAAAGAGGTGAAATCGATGATGTGGAAGCTAGCATCATTGAAACATACGCGGTATGTGAAAAGATAAAGAGATCTATAGACAGACTATCAGAAGCCGTATAACTATTAATAACGAAACGAAAAGCAGGCTCGATGATCACCAAATTCAATCAAAGTATAGGTGATGTGGTGTTGGTGGAGTCTTCGAAGTACGAAGACGATCGTGGGTTTTTGTCAGAAGTATTTAACGAAATGGAGTATGAGAAGGCAATTGGTAAGTCTATTAGTATCAAACAGTTGAATACATCGTGTTCAAAGAAGGGTGTTATTAGAGGAATACACTATGCTGTTAATAACCCGCAGGGGAAATTGGTGCAGGTGTTGAGTGGTGCTGTGTACGATGTAGCCGTTGATTTGAGAGCAAATTCTCCAACCTTCAGCAAATGGTGTGCTGCATTTTTGATGAATGACACTGATGCGTGTAGATTGCTGTGGATTCCACCTGGGTTTGGGCACGCTTTTATGGCCTTGGCAGATAATACCATCATTCAGTATTTGATGACTGAAGTGTATGAAAAAGATAATGACAGAACGATTTTATACAATGATCCTACTATTAATATTAGGTGGCCAACATTTTTTGTTGATAAAGTGGTTGTGTCGGAAAAGGACAAAAACGGTAAAAGGCTGACAGAAGCAGAAGTGTATGGTTGATTTAATAGGAAAATGGGTAAAATTGTACAACGGTATCATTATGAATGTAGTAAAAGAAATTGATGCTGATTACGTGTTGTGTGCGTTTATACCATGCTCCAAGAACTCGAAGAGGTATAAAATAAAGAAGTCAGATATTGTGGAAGTAACTGATAGGGAAACAAAACGTCCAGCAGGGTGTGTTTAATAGCTTGATTGTGTGGCTGATTTGTGGTATGATTGCGTTGGAGGTCATATGACTGAAGCTGTGAAAATAGAGATGCCATCTAAGTTGCTGGTTCTGACTGATGAAGATGATATCAAGCTTGCTACAAAGATGTGGCAATTGTGGAGTGTGGTGCATGAAGCAGTTTGGGGTGATTTTTACATGACCAAAATCAAGCACGGTGAGTGTGATGAAAAAACCCGTGCCGCGTATGAAGAGTACAGAGATTTTATTTTTAGGTGTCTGGAAGAACACGGTATAGACATTAATGAATAATACCCCCGTTGTCTAATAGGAGAAGACACCTGGCCTCTACCCAGGTAACTGCGGGTTCGAGTCCTGCCGGGGGTGTTGTGCACCGTTAGCTCAACTAGGTTAGAGCGCGTGGCTGTTAACCACGAGGTTGAACGTTCAATTCGTTCACGGTGCGTGTGGTTGCAATGAAACTGGCGGGTGTACTTCTGAAAGGCGGTACAATACGTGACCGATGTACCAGTAGTAAACATAAAAGTGGATTTGCTTACATTGTTGTGTGCTGTTCAAGATTGTTGTCTGGGTGAGTACTCCAGGACAGGCGGTTTTTTGAAAATAAACAAGGATAATGAACTGCTCGATGGATACCACAGGCTGGTGGAGTGTATGGTGCTGGGTGTAAAAGAATTGAGGTGTGAAGTAGGAAACGGTGATACTAATCCTGCAAGGGAGGAATTTATTGCAAAGCCGAACGACAGGTTTTGTGGTTTGGAAAGATATTATGATGCAAGTGTGCTTGAAGATGTGTGTTGTGCGCTAGGAGGTGGCGTGTGATTAATGTTGCGAATGTAAGATACACCAAATACAGCAAAAATGATCCGACTGTGATATATGTAGGGCGAAAAATGAAAGATTTTGGTGGCTCTGTGTTGGGCAATCCATATAAAATAAACAAACAGGACAATGTTTTAGATACTGGAAGAGATAAAGTAATTCGTAAGTACAAAATGTGGTTGTTAGAGAGAATGAAAGACAAAGAGTCCGATCAGTTCAAGGAAATGATCAGACTAAAGAGACTGTCTGAGGCAGGGAATTTGACGTTGCTGTGTTGGTGTTGGCCTTTGCATTGTCATGGTGATGTAATAAAGGAGATACTTGAGAGTATGTAATTTACTTCCTTTGCGAATGCAGTATAATATCAATTAGGAGGTACTTACGTGACAGACAAGAGTGTTGCTACACCGAGATCGATTCCGGAAAATTATTACAGCAACTACTTGGGTAGATATGTCTTGGAGTTGTGTGATCGGTACAACAAAAGTTTGACAGATGTTGCGCACAGGCTCCACTGCGGGAGACCTACGCTATATGCATTTGTGACTGGAAGACGTAAGTACATTGACAGCACCATTTTGGATCGACTGGGAGCAGTATTCCCCAATGTTGATATGGATAACGTGCGCAGGCTTGAAAAGATGGATGAAGAGGAAAACGTGCGCCGAAGACCGGGCGTGAAGGTCATCAAGAAATGGAACAAAACTGGTAGTGTGGTGACGCCAGAAAAGGTGATTGGCGCACCAGTTGGCGTGGACTCTGTATCTAGAATAAAATTGGCTCTGTGGGATACGCTGGACGGATCACTTACTCTGTCTACTGCTAGGTCTATTTTAGAAACCATGCTTGATGCGATGACGTCACCAACGTCGGAGAAAAAGTGATGGATGCAATCCTTGCAAAGTGCCCATTTTGTGGTCAGCAACAGACTTTTACCACAGACAAACTTTGTCAAATAGGGATTACTGCACGTGGCAGCAAGTCCAAAATGTACAGGGTCGGTGATGCTGTAAGACCTGGAGGCATGTGCAGATCAGATGCCAAACTTGTACTGGACAGTGAGTGTCCAGGGTGTCACGAAAAGCCTGTGTTGGCCTTGAAGGGGTACAAGATTGGTGGCATGTTACGTAGCGCGGACGAGAATCTAACATGACATTGGTAGCCAAAGCCATAGAGTTTGCCAAGATTGCCCACGGCGATCAAAAGTATGGTGATAAGCCATATTTTCAACATCTGCTTGAAGTGGGTATGGCAGTAACGCTGTCCAAGATGCACTATAAACATGTGGGTGATGATGAGGTAATATGTGCCGCGTTTTTGCATGATGTGCTTGAGGATACTGAAGTTACGCGCAAACAGTTGATTGAGGAGTTTGGAGTCAAAGTTGCAGATTTAGTTTTTGCAGTCACTGATGAGCCTGGCATCAGCCGGAAGGAAAAGAAGGCAAAAACTTTATTGAAAATTGCGGGGGCTGGTGATGCCGCCACGCTAATCAAGCTGTGTGACAGGATCTGTAACATGCGTAACAGCGCCGGTACTAGTTTTATGGATATGTATAAGAAAGAGGCAGCAGAATTTAAAAGGGTGTTATATAGGAAAGGGCTGTTCGAGGAATTGTGGTCAGAATTCGATGCGCTGGTGAAATCATGAAGACGAAATATGCGCGATCATTTAGTGGGGCGCGGGTGGGCTTGTCTCGGCACGTCCAGGCACACCTCGGTACGGCTTGGGTAGCTAAATATCAAGAGGAGAACATTTGATGAAAGTGATTGATAGCTTCCGTGGTGAACATGCTTTTCTGTCTAATTTTTATGCATGTAACATATCTGTCGGTCTCAATTGTTTTAGCTCTTCGGAACAGATGTATCAGTATTATAAGACTACGGACGCGAAATTCAGAAAATTGATTCTGTCTGATGGTGGCAACCCATCTGTAGCCAAGAGGCTTGGTTGTAAGGCTCCACTACATGAAGATTTTGAGAAGAACAAGCTGAGTATTATGTATTTGGTGGTATTTGAGAAATTTATTCAAAATCTAGATTTGCGTGATAGACTTTTACAAACCGAGAACGCCAAATTGGTAGAGGGCAACAACTGGAAAGATGTGTTTTGGGGCGTGTGTGGAGGTAAGGGTGAGAATCACTTAGGAAAGATCCTGATGCAGGTGCGCCACCATTTTCAGTGTTGCCGTAATTCCAAAATTTACATGGAAACAGTAGATTTTGTTGGTGGTACGTTGGACGATGTTTATGAGAAAAAAAGTGAAAATGAGAGAAGGCAGCAAGACGAGAAGGTCGTTAGGAATATTGCTAAATGCAAGAAGTGTGGTGACGTAATAGAATCTAAATATCGACATGATTTCGTTCAGTGTAAGTGTGGTGCTATTTTTGTTGATGGTGGACACGACTATTATAGGCGCGGTGGTAACTTAGAAGATTTTGATGAGATTGACCCCTCCGTTGATTAAATAATACGTTATAACCCATAGTACAATAATGCAACTGGGAGGAAATATGCTATCCAGATTTGTAGCTGCATCAATAAAATGTTTGTCACAGGAAAAAGAGCAGGAATTTGATGTATCAAAGATGACTCTTGAAGAAATACAGGAATTAATTGATAAGGGGGTTGGTTTAGAGCCTTCAGGCAAAAATAAGTTATATGTTGAATACGAGCAGGCCGGTAGTCCCGATAAACTAAGAATACATATACCAGGCGGGTATTTTTGGGATGTAATACCACAGCCAGATGGAAGAATACAAATACAACCAATAGATGTTAAAATCATTTATCCAACTGACAAAAGAAAGGTGTACAAGGATTGGGACGATGCTTTGAAAGCGCTCCCTAAAGGCTGGTTGGTGTACAAAGAAGAAAAAGAGGAAGTACCGCAACAAAAATCTGCGTGGCTTAGACTTGCAATAAAGGTAATATCACAGATGAAAAATATAAAAACCCGCAAGATGGTGTTGTGTCCAAACTGCAAGACTATTCAAAGAGACAATGCCCCATGCCCAAACTGTAAATATCCTATAGGAAGTGGCCTTCCTACCGACAAAGAACGAAAAGGATCGAAGAACAAGGGGGCATGAATGCTGTTTATAACCAAGGCTATAGCATTTTTCAAGTCTGCCGGATTGTGGATTGTCAATAACTTCAAATTGTTCATGATCATAGCTGGACTAGTGATTGTTACTATTTTGGTATTGCTGTGGCGCAATAAAAGCAATAAGATTAAGCAATTGCAGGCAGAACTGTTTTTAGCGCAGTCTAAAATACAATTGGCCGATCTTGCCCGTAAGTATGCTGTGTCCATGGCGCAATTTATGAACTTGAGACAACAGGATGTTGTTTTAGACAAAAAACTGAATGAAATAGAGAAAGATTTAGCAGAAAAGGTTGATCCTGACATGACGGCAGAAGAAGTAGCAGCCAAATTTAGAGAAATGGGAGTCAGACCATGAAGCGCACCTTTTTCGTGTTGGTGCTGTTGGTATCTGCGCCATCTTATGCACAAGACGACATTCGAGTACAACAAATAGACGGAAAGAGTTTTGTGTGTTTCACAGAAGATGATGCCAAAGTGTTGTTGCAATTACGGTTAGATTATCCTAAAATGAAAGAGAAAATACTTATCCTTGATGAACGAATAGAGTTAAAGAATAAAATGGTGATGTCACTTGAGGATGCCAATGAGTACCTAAACCAACAAAATGGGTTGCTTTTGAAAACCAACGCTGGATTGGAAGAAAAATTAGATTCTATGGATTCGTGGTATCGGTCTCCCATATTATGGAGCGTCGTGGGCGTTGTTATAGGTGTTGGCATCACTGTGGGGGTAATGTATGCAGTTAAATAAGTACATCAAGTTGGCAGTTGGTGAATTAGAAGATAGAGTATCTGAGGATGTGGCCAGAGAGGTTGGTGAAGCGATAGGGATTGATTGGGACGAAGTTGAATTTACACCCAAAGACCTGGCTGCTGGTATGATGGTAGAATTGGAGCATGGATCCAAAGATGCTAATACGGACGTGACTGGTGATGATTTGGAGATGACTGCTAAGATAGCTTGGGCTCATCTAAAAGAATCTCCTAAATACTATAAATTATTGGACAAGATGGAAAAAGATTTTTGACTCCTTCCTTTCTTGTAGTAGAATGGTTACATGGCTGTTATAGAAATAGAAACCGAGCCCGTTTCTGTCCCGGTGGATAAATACAGATTTGTGGTTTCTATTTTTGATACCATTAGAAGAATATACGAAATAACAATTCCTTCTTATCTATACAAGAATATTGAAGAAAAAATAAAATCAAAACATTTTTACATGAAAGATTACAATACTATGAGACACAATCCTGAAGTATCCATAAAACTACTCAGAACTGAACAAGAAGTAGATTGTGTAAATGAAGGTAAGCCTACCCATAAAAATGTTTCAAAATACGTAACCCGAATACCAGCCATAATGAAAATATCTGATGAACTAGCAAAACGCGGTCAGAATTTTGATGAGATCATGGATGTGTTGGTAAGTACCTTTGACGATGAGTCTATGAGAGACAAGCACTCTCCAATACCAGACATAGTTAGAATTTCTATTTCTGAGGAATCGTGATGTGGGGGATAGTTGTAATAAGCAATGATGTGTTTTGTGTGAGGTCTGTTCCTGCCCAAGAATCAATTATCAAAGCATTTATGAATATCAATAAACTGTGTGAAGCTGGTATCAGAGACATAGTAGTATCGGTGAATTCATCGTTTGTTGGGGACGTGGTTCAGTATTTTGCCAACAGAAAAGACATAGATGCCAACTTGGTGTATGTGAGTTATGATGACAGCACAGACATGTTGTCTGGGGTACTTGCCTGTAAAAGTGTGGTTAAAGGGAATTTGTGTATTGTGGTAGCAAACAGGATCATAGATCATATTATACAAAACTATGTAAATAAATTTATGTCTATACACATTGAGAGTATGCCAATACTTGTAGAGTACAAGGCAGGAAGCCCAGCGGTGCTGGTTTCGGACGGTGGGAATACGGTTTCGTTTGAAGAAGACCCGTCAGAAGTGTGGGTGCAAGAAAAATGTAAGCATGTTGGATACTCGGTGAAAGGGGTGTCTAATGTTCACTTTTTCTCAGAGGTGGTATTTGATTACATAAGAACAGCCAGATCAAGAGGATCTGTGTGTAAAACTATGTCTGATTTATACAACTATTTGCGACTAATCGGGATCTCTGGGGTTGCTTTTGTGAATAAGGAGGAATAAATGTCTGCTAAATATGAACATACAGAACAACTAGTGCAAGCACAAGCAGAGAAACTGAAGGAGTTTGATTCTACCATTAAATCTCTAAAAGATACTATTAGGGACAGGGACGATGAAATATCTACAACATATAGAATTAATAAGGCTTTAGAAACAGAAAATGATAATCTTAGGGACCGGAATGAGGAATTAGAAAGCAAGATGCGCGAATTAAAAGGTGAGTTGAAGAGACAAGAAGTTGGGTCGTCGATTGATGAATATTCAATCATAGGCAGAGAGTTGGTAGAATTTTTGCTGAGCAGAAACAACGGACAGTGGTGGGTTAAGTCTCCAGTAGAAGTGGTTAGGTCCTTGATGGTGGAGTGGGACTCAGTTCGCGAAAACAATGATCCGTGTATGTTCACGTGAGGTGTAAAATGGGTGTACATGTGCTTGAAACGCTGTTGAGAAAAAAGCCCAATTCTGTACAAAATGGGAATTCTGTACAAAATAAAAGACATGCACCGGCAGAGGCCATAGTCATACGCGACCGATCTAAGGAATTAAAAGTGGAACAAGCAAAAGTAGAGTCTCAAGAACAAGAGAAAAAAGAGCAACAATCGCCCTCTTTAGATGTGGTTAGAAAGTCTATGGAAGAAATCAAAATGCTCACCTTTTCCTATGAGTCGCATGGTGACAAGAAAATTCGTAAGGTTGAACCTTACAAGCTTATGAGGAACAACAAAGGTGAGATCATTTTGTACGCATACTGTGTGGAATCGAATGGAATACGCGCTTTCAAAATAGACAAGATCGTGGAGTGTGCTGCTGTTGAAGAAACGTTTATGCCTAGGTGGCCGGTTGAAAATCAATTAGATCCAAAACCAGATCCAGACAAGAAATAATATATTTACTGGTGTGTGCACTGACGTATAATTGTGGCGGAGGTACTTTCCGTGTCGTATGAAGGTTATACCCAGGCGTTGTGTAAAAATGGGCACCTTCATGTTTATGAATGCTACGATGATCCCACTTCATGTCCGCAGTGGATGGAAGAGAAAGACTTTGTGCCTTGGAAATGTCCGGATTGTGGAGCACCGCTAGCTTGGTGGAACACGGTTGACCAGACCAATTGTTGTACCAGCAAGTGTGACTATGGTTTGACAGAGGCAGAGCAAGTGGTGTGCAGAGGTCATGGACACGGCTATGCAGATTTGGAAGTAATAGAGGAATATGTTTGCGTTTGTGAAAAGTGCGGGAACAAACACCGTAGCGAAGTAACCCGCTATAAGATTCCGGAGAACAAAGGGCACAGGCAGTGACAGTCTCTGAACTCATAGCGAATCTGTGCCAATACGATTTAGACAAGGAAGTGCGTGTGTGCACTTTTTGGGTACAGGGATCACAACACTCAATGGGTGTGACTACGGACAAAGACGGTAACGTGGTGGTGTTTTCTCAAGAAAGAAGGAGCGAGGATGACCAAGGAAGAGCAGGCTAAGGTGATTGCCAACAAGCAATCTGGAGATCAATTTGATTCAGCTATGAAGCGCGCTGGCCTAGACAGCATGTTCCCTATTCAAAAGATGGTAGACGGTGAGTGGTGTAATGCTGATTGGTGCAATTTGAAATACGGGGACGTGTTCAGAGAAGTAGACGCTTTTGGGAATCCTAAGTCTGTGGTAATGGTGTCTATCAAGGACGCCGAAAGAGTTGAAGACAAGAACGGTGAAGTGCATTGGTGTGTGTCTAGCCGCCCCCGCAACTGAGCTATTATCTTACATATACCTACACATTCAGAAACTATTTACCTTTGCGGTAGTGGTGGTATAATGCTATTATGAAGCGATACCTAGTATACCCAGAAGGTTATTCACCAGAAATCGCGTCTGGGCCACCTACTCCCTTTCTTCTGGAAATTGGATGTAATTGGACTCCAGAGGACACAGAAAAGATGAAGGAATTGGAGAAGGGTGCAGAGATTCACGATCATGTGATCTATGGTAGAGCCTGTCTTGAAATTACCTGTGGTATGTGCCAGCAACACGGTTACAAGTCAAGCCTTTGTGAAATGGACGAAAACGGAGAACCAGACGTGCCTAACTGCGGGGTTTGTTATTGTGACGAACACGAACCAGCTTGCGACAAGTTCAAGCTAAAGTACTAGGAGCTAAATCATGTCTAATGCGTTTGAGAAGAAGGAAACCCACCCGTCTTACGGAACCGTGATGTTTGCTCGTCAAGAGATTGGTGGCACGAACAACCCACATAGGCTGTTTGGTTCTTCTCTAAGGAATCATGCCAGGACTGTTATTCTTCGTATTTGCAAGGCGGACTTGTACCACGAATTGGGCAGGGACTGGGTTTTTGGACACGACGTTTTGGCGGAAGTTGAGTTGTCTGCGGCCCAATTCTCAGAACTGCTCACCACCATGAATGTAGGGTCTGGTGTTCCTTGCACCATCCGACACATGAACGGGATCGGTAAGCCGGAGGATCCCCCTTTCAATGAAGTGGAGATTGATAGGACCCACGACCACTTTAAGGAATCTCTCAAGGAGACTGTTGCTTTTATCGAGGAGAGTCAGCGGCAAATGGCCGCTATCCTGGAGAAGCCATCAATTGGTAAGGCAGACCGTCTGAAGCTTGCTGATGTCCTGGATAGAGTGCACATGAACATCACGAAGAACATGCCATTCTACTTGGACCAATTCAACCAGGCGGCGCAGCGCGTGGCGAATGCGGCTAAGGCCGAGGTTGATGCCTTTGTTACTGGAATGGCTATCAAGCTGGGCATCGCAGAGTTGAAGAAGCTTTCCATCGGTTTCGGTGAGGAGGATAAGAAGCAGTTGAATGCTCCAGATGGTGATGCATTTGGCCTCGAAGACGTAGGAGATAAGTAAGTGTTTAGGAATATTTGCACTGTAATTATGCTGGCCGCCATATATGCAAATGATGTAGGCAGCCCGTCTAAACCACACGGGCTTACGGGATTTGGGAAGGTACTAACGAATGGACTAAGTATCAGTGAGTTCGCTGCGCTGATAAATGCTTATGTGGGTAAGTAAAGGAGCATGTGCTGTGAGCCAGAAAGAACTTGAAACCAAATTGCAGGAATTGTGTCAGTACTACAGAAACCTTTCAGAAAACATGTTAAAGAATATTCATACAGTGTCTAACACGCATCTGGCAAAAGTGCTTTCCATGGTAGCTGTAAACATCGAAGATGTGCTGGAAGAAGTAAAAGAGAAGCAGTTGGATGCCACAGGTGAGGTGGTGTCTCAAGAGGAAATTAATGACATGACTGATGAAGAGTTGGCAGAATACATTAAGAATGGATAAATATGATGAAACCCTTTTACTCACACTACGATTGGCTTGACGATAATTTCTACCAATTCTTGATTAATTTAGGAATAGGGCATATATGTGCTCTAGCTAACACGAGTTTAATTGTAGCGCACGGGGACAAATGTTATCAATATAGTAAACGGTTTGAGCAGGCAGGGCTCCCTCTTGAGTACGGTGTTGCTATCTATCTGCTTACGCATATTAGTCCATGGAGCACGGAGTGCAGGGAAACGAAAAATGGTTGGGTTGATCCTTGTGAATGGGTGATCGCTAACAAGGACAGGTTTTTGAAACATTTGCCACCTGCAATGAAGAAGGAGCAGGATAGATGATTGACACTAGATTGGCGGCATTTCATGTAGATGAAAAAGACCGCATAGTGTTTTACGTTGAGGGGTGTTACCCCGAAGACGTGGGTGGGTATGAAAAGATCATGGAACTAACCACCAATGATGTGGTTCAACTCATCGGTGCTGGCATAACAGAAAATTCTCAAGACTGGATTAGTACGTATCACAATCTTGTAAAACTCTTCCCAAACAAAGGATATACAGCCATAAATGTTCACCTTGGAGAAGTTATAGCAATCTACAAAAGGGACTTTGACTGGTTTCTTATCAAGATGAAGAGTAAGATTGAAATTAAAGACTTAGAAAAAAGGGTTAGGAAGATTGATTCTAAGGATCACCTTATTAAATAAGGAGCAGGTTAATGAACATGTTTAAGTTTCCTGTTCTAGGGGATCCTCCATTTACTTCACTGAGTAAGGATAAAGCAGTTGCTGAATTACATAATGCGGGAGTTGCACGAGAAAGGGTGGTAATTAGCTATAGTGAAGTATGTAAGGACAGCGAATTTACGCCATCGGGGTGTGCTTGTTGGAAAACTGTGTACTCTGTTAAAGCAAAGGTTAATGACTGGGAGTTTTATAGGGATTGGTGCTATTGGGTTGCGTCGGCAGAGAGGGGTGGCGGTCTTACTAAAAGTCAAGCAGAGGGCTTGAATAAGTTGTACCGTAAAGAGATTAGAGCATACGGGTTTGCTGGTGGTACAGACATAGGAGGCGCTGATCATACCATGGTTCATCTGTATCATATTGATACTACGCGTGGGTTAAAGGTGTTTGTAGATATATTGCAAAATAGAAAACGTGTGAGGATCTGACGTGAAAGATCTTTTGCTATGCAGATACCGCATAGATCACGGGTGTGGGTCAAGCTATGTGGTGGATGTTCCATTAGAAGAAGATGATGTAAAGTTCACGGATGACATAACATGCGCTACGTTGTATGAAAGAAACGATATTCCGTTGTCTATGTGCGATGGAATTCTAGGCCCAGCAAAAGATACGTTTGTGACTTGTAGGGTCGTAAGAGAAAATGTAAAGTTGACTGTGGAGAACGAAGAAGAAATAATTGTATAAAGGGGCAATGAATATGAAATTTGTAACGCAATGTGTACTAACAGTAGAAGATACTAATCTTATGTGTAATGTTGTAACTTACACAGGTCATTGTAGCGCAGACAAACTTCATCAGACAATTTGTAACTACACGAAGCATGTACTTAGAGTAAATAAATCCTTTAACAGGTATACTCGTTTGTGTGCTGAACTGTTCTATACACTCAGAATGTGTATGTAGGATGTGGAGGAGTAAGTTATGGAATACTCTCGCAGAACGTCTGGAACTCACATGGGCGCTGTTCGACGTTGGATTCAGACTCGGTTTCATAACGGAGATACTGTCCATTGGAGTAGTCAAGAAAAGCTGTTTGGGGTAAGTGATTCTATTACCCCAGCCATCTTAGAGGAGGCGGCCCAAGTGGTGCACGACGCGATGTTGAAGGAATTTGCCAAGTTCCTTCGACAGCATACCGGGGTGTGCTCCCCTTCGGACAAATTCGTTCCTAATACCGATAGACCGCTTATGTGTAATAAATGCGGTATGCACAAAGACGTTCATGATCTGGTAGATGTTTTGAATGGTTTGGAAGGATCGGTTGACGTGCTGTAGGAGGTAAGCAATGTCTAACCATGCAATTAGTGGCTTAATTGAGGCACTCAACATCTTCAAAAAGTATGCAATCAATGAGCATGGTGAGGAGAAATCCTATGTAACTAGCGCCGAGCATGATGTGATCTATGTGAATGTAGATCCTGAGAATGTGCGTGATGAAGATAAGAAGAGGTTAGAGGAGTTAGGTTGGAATCCTGATGAAGGGGTGGGATTCAGATACTACACATGAAGGGGGTTTGACATGGACAAGAATCCTGTGCGTAATTGGACCCCAAACCTTACAGCAGAGTTTGACTGCAACAGGCCGCTGCCAACCCTCACGCTACAGAGAATAGAAAAGTTTACTTACCAGTCAAGAGGCGTATGGCGTAGCTATGGAAAATAATGAAAAAGGCAGAAACAGGATTGAGGAAAGAACGGTACTGAAGTCATTTAAAATTAGGACCAGCCACTCTCATAGTGCCAAATGCCATTTGTTTTGTACATACTTTGAAATTGTTAAAATACCCGTTGAGGATAGTGTGTCTGTGGGCATGAGGTGCGCTTTATTTAACACCCCTTTGTTGTATGGTAATTTCACAGGTAAATTTGAGAACGAATTGGTGAGGATGTGTAGAAAAAAGGGGAAAGGCGTGCTACAACCATATAGATGCATTGAGTGCATTACAGCCGAAAAAGTGTGTAATAGTGCATCAGCACTGAGGAACTTGTGATATGTGTCAGCCAAAGTGTGTGGTTGAAAAGGATGAGATCAAGTTTATTGATATGACCCCGGATGATTTATTGCCAACCAGGATCTTAATAGCCTATCTCAGCAGCACTTATTCAACCTGGGAAACGGAAGGTCTAGATGACAGCCAAAAGAAGATGTATGACATATTGAATCAAGCACAACTGGAGAGACGAGACATACTGCGCAGCGCGATTGACCTGTTGCATACCTTCCCATTTGGTGTCAAGAAGTGACTATACTACAACTACAAGAGTTGCACGGTGCGTTACTTGAAGCGTGCATAACTATGAAGCGCGTGTTGTGTGGGGTGAAGTTCGAAGGTGTATTTCAAAATGAAGTATCCAGACCATTGGCTGCAGTAAGTAAACAATTGTTTGTAGTCAAGAAGCTGATAGAGGAAGCAAATAATGTTGGTGGTAAACAGCAATTTTGAAGAAGTAAAACTGTGTGACACGTTTGAGTTGCTGTCAAACGATTTGTGCAGAGTATTTGTTTCCGGGGACACAATTGTTGTTAGGAAGAGAGATGGCATACATATGTTGGATATGTATGTGGGTGAAATCTTTGTGTGCGGTGTTCATATAAAGATGGTGTCAGGACCAATAGGCGAAACATATGTTGTTTTGTGGAAAGATGAGTGGCCCGATGAAAGTTTGTTGGGGTGTGTGCTATATAATGATGGTGACAACTTAGATGATCGGTATAAGACAGTGTTGAGGTTGTTGTTTGATGAAGTGAAAGGTGAGTGTGGTGAGTGCAATGAAACTGCCTGAAATTCTAATAGTATCGGTGCTTGCAGCTCTTGTTGTATTTACTTGTGCGAACATACCTAAGTATGCGCCGCCCGAAATGCCGAAACCTTCCGAGTGTGAGTTAGTGATTGACAGGATCACTAATTCGTTGAATGAGGCCCGGGACGCACTGAAGACTAGCATCAAAGGAAAGATAGTTCATTTCGAAAATAGACTGCTTTCGGTCATGTGCTTGGAGAAGGAGCATGTGGCGGTACATGTCATGCTCGATGCAGTTATCAAGCTGGAAGGTGACAAGGCACCACACGTGTGTATCTCTTCGCTGTTTATTATAGAAGGAGAATTTAGTAAAGATGGTGAATTGGACGCAAAATTGTTGGGCGTGTACCCCGGCGAAGAAACGATTTGTGAGTACCAGGAAGAGTAGTCGTGCGGAAAAGCAAGGAATTTTATATTGCCAGGACCGCCTCTGTCCGTGAGTTGTATTTACTGGGGGTTGGCGTTCATCAGATAAAGAAATATCTGAATGTGCCTAATGGTACAAGTGTCAAGAATATGGTTAAGGATTTGGAATACGGATCAGATTTTGATTTGGACGCTGTTTGTTTATATATTCTTCATAGAGGTGATGTAGTAGAACTGTACTGTAATGAACACAAATCTATAGCGTTTATTGCAAATAAGTATAGTGTAAAAGGTGCTGTCATAAAGCAGGTGCTCAAAACTGTGGGCGTTGTTATTGACAACCGCAGGCGCATGAGCGAACTAGAAGAAAAGACGCTGTGCGCAGTAAAATTACTTGGATGGACACCATTTGGTGGTATGTGGTTAATGGGCGCAAACAAAATTAACTGGATAATTCATGAGCACGAAGAAAGAGTGAGCCGCAAAAGAGTAGGTAAAATAGAACAAAAGAAAATCGAGCAACCAATTAGACCTGAGCTAAGTAAGATCAAGGATGCGGCGCACCAAAATGTGGGTGTGTTTTTGAATGCGCGAGAGTGTCAAAGGCTGTACCTGATAAACTTGGATTACAGCAAAATATGACCACACATGACCATACGTTGTGGGTATATTTACTCCCTGACGATTGATGGTATAATACATTTGAAGATAGCAGAGATCATTGGAAATCGGCGGCACTAGAAAAAGCCAAGAAATGGAGGTTAAATATGGACTGGTCGAGTACAAAGCCCTGACCAAGCTTTGACGTACGGCAGAGCGAGGAAGGGATCTTCAAGCTTGTGTGGTGTGCTGGTCTGGCCAGGCTAACACAGGTGCGAGGAAGAGTATTGGACCGTGAAAGTACGCCCCCAGGGATGGGACGCCACCCTGGAGTCACGGTTTCCTTGAAATCCAAAATCTAAGAAAGATGGTGCTCCAATGCGCTAGTTTGATTTGACACCAAACCGTTTGACATGTGAATGCTGAAAGACGAAAGTGTGATTGAGTATAACAAATTAATGGAGCGCAAATGCTGTGGCGGTATAAATCCGTAAGGCACCATGTTCTTTGAAAAGTAATGTTCTTCTAACCAGGTGCGTGTGGCGACCGAAGACTTTTGTTGTTTTCGGTTTTGTGCTAACAGGTATTTGGTTAGAGGAAAAGGAGGCTGGCTTACGTTGCCGGAAAACTGGCGGGCTAGCACGCTGTGTGGTGGTAGAAATCCACAAGCCTCCTTCGTTCTTTGAAAAGTAATGGCTGATGTGGTGGAAAACCGCCCCGCGATTGACTGTCGCACATCATTTGATCCTGGGAGGGCTTGATCACCCTCCCCGATAAAATGACTGGTGTGGGGTGCCTACGTGCTGGGCTCAAACCATCCAATAGTCAAGGAAAGCGAGCACGCGCATCAGCCAGTTCTTTGAAAAGCGGGTGTTGCGATCTTATGTTGATGTGCACAGAGACATAAGACAGGCGACTTGCTACTGCCACGGTGGGATGCAAGTGTGGTTCAATTCCACGAACGCCCATTCTGTTCTTTGAATTTTTGCGGTTTGGCTCGTGCTACCGTTCCGTGCAAACCGGTACTGTCTGGTAGAGTCAGGCCACGAGCCAATAATGTTCCCGAACTGCATACCGGCGGTCGTGCAGGCGGTTGGTGTGTGGTCGGGATCTGGGGGCCTGATTAGCCCCGCCTACTCCAGGGTGCCCTTAAGTGGACGCCTAAGTGGTGCCGCCGCAGTGCGACGCCCGGAGTAGTTGTCCCACTGCATTGGTAGATGCAGTGTGTTCGTGCCTGTGCTAAAGGACGAACATGGGGAGCCGCCGTCCCCTAGGAGCAAGGAGATGTCCTACCAGAGCATCGAACGGCACTTTTGGAATCGCTTAGGGCAGCATCCTTGGCACATGGGCCTAACGTCGGATGGCCAACTACGTGCACGGGATGCTGCCCATTGTTGCAGGTGAAGCATGAAGATCTTGATCCTAGAAGACTCTGCGAACGCTGTTGGGTGGAACAACATCAAGGCGGCGTTGCCCAATGCTATCAAGGCACCCAATCTGTGGGAGTACTTTGATGAAGTGTTCAGGATGCTGAAACTGCCGTGATAACTTCACCAAATGGGTGGTTGTCACCTGATGGTGTTTTTCATGAATGTGCACACGCAAGGCACGCTGATTGTGCCGGGAAAATAGCTAGAAGTCACTTACCAGAAAATGAGCCCATTTTTGACTCAGAAAAGATATTAGAAGAGTGGGGGTATATTAAGATACTTGACGGCGGGGCATGTGTGGCGTATGCTACTGGCGTGGTACACAAAAGGCCGACGCAAGCACAAATCGATGCGGTGTTCGATTACCACCAGAAATGTAGGAAGGAACTTCCATATTGGATTGGAGAGCAGGAATGAAAGTTACTCTTGAAATGGATGAAAACCAAGCACGTATCGTACTGCAGGCTTTGGACTGTTTGTCAAGATTGTACTCCGGGCAAGTAGATGTAGTCCTGCACACAGTGCTTGTACACAGCAAGCGGTGGAAGGAACTGTGTGAGGTGACTGGTGGGCATGGTTCTGCTATTGAGTCTATCAGACACCTAGCTTTGTTGATCGGTGAGTTGATGACTGGTTTGCCTAGTGGTACTTTCTGGAGTATTGGTAACAGACGAGACATGCATGAAAATGCCCAAACTGCTTGGGACATCAATGAAGTGTTGAGACATGCGCTGGCTTGGTTCAGGAATCCTAAAGGCGGAGCAACTGTTGACTTTGGCGAGCCAATGCATTGGAATCCAGATCAACCACTCCCCAAAGTAAAAATCGAATGAAGCTGTTGCTGTTGGCATTACTGCTGTTTGTGGTTCGTTTGCTAATCATTGACAATCATTAATCTACATCATAAATAAATAGAGTATAATGCAAGGTGATGGGTGCTGCACTGAATATGAAAGATGGCCTGTTCCGTGACATAGATAATATCATAAATGGGGAAAGTATAAGTACTTTTACCAGTGTGGTGAATACTGGTTTAGTGACCCTCGAACGCCCACCAAATGAAGTAGTTTTTATAGAATCACCTAAATTTCTAAATGGCCCAAAGGAGCTGTGGCCAGAACAGTATAGGTTTACAAGAGACTTCTACGAGCTTAGTTGTCCTGTCTGCAATGACTTGGACAAAATGTACCGTGGTGGTGAAATTAAAAGAGAAGACGATGTACTGTTTGAGTATAATGTGTGTCCAAAATGTGGTGCTAGAAAAGAAGATGTTGTAGAAGCACTCAATTTTTATTATAGCATTAACGGTGTGGTGGGGATGCGTTCCGGTAAGTCTACTGGCATGGGGTGTTTTTTGGCTGCATTTACTGCCGATATTTTGTGTGTACCTGATCTGCACAAAAAGCTGGGTATAGTTGAATCGGATGCTTTGGATGGCACGTTTGTGGCCGCTGCACAAAAGCAAGCTTCAGATACTATATGGAGCAAATTTAAGGGCATGTATGATAATAGTCCTTGGTTCCAGTACTACAAACATGCTTTGCTTGATATTGAGGTGAACGATAAGCGGTTTAGGCGCGGTGAGTTGTACTGGGAGACAGACAATCTCATACACTGGCAAGATAAACACATACGGCTTACTGCTGTGCCCACCAACTCAGCTACGCAGGCTGGACGCACGCGCATTTTTGCGGTGATAGACGAGCTGGCTAGGTTAGACTCAGGAGAAAGCAAGCGGTCTGCATCAGAAGTGTACCGCGTGCTTGAAAACTCATTGTACACTGTGCGTCAAGCTGTGTCTGAGTTGCGTGCAAAAGGCAATATAGAGATACCAGATGCTGTGATGGCTTCTATATCTTCCCCGTTGTTTCAAACCGACAAGTCTATGAGTCTGTTGGATGATGCTAAGATCGACAAGCGCATATATGCTTTCAAGAAGGCTACGTGGGAATTCAATCCACACTCCAAAAAAGAAGATTTTGCTTCATTATACGCACGCGATCCGATAGGCACAGAGCGCGATTTTGGTGCCAACCCGCCTGGAGCCGAAAACCCGTTTATTAAGGACCCAAACATAATCAAGGCATGCACGGATTACAAGCGCACCTCGTGTTTTACTCTTAGAGAAAATTACTTTGATCTCAAAGCAGGAACAGAAGGTAATGAAGCTACATTCCATTTTGTGAAGATGGATATTTTGAATATGTCTTATATGAATTTAGCTGAGTACGTGATACACTGTGACCCAGGCGAAACCGGAGACAGCTTTTCACTTACACTAGCACACAAACAAGACGGTGTTTGTTGTATAGACGGTTACATAGAAATACGCCCGGTTCCGGAGGGAAGTCAATTTAGTAAAGTACCTCGTTCCGTACACTTTCCCTCAGTGGTGAATTTGATATTGGCTTTGCACAAAAAGATAAAAATCAGATTGGTGACATACGACAAATGGAATAGTACTGAACAAATACACCGCCTCATAGATGCAGGTATTATAGCCATAGGTAAAAACCTGACCAGGGATGATCATCTAAATTTCCTGGAAGGTTTGAATAGTGGTTGGGTTAGTATGCCTGCACCGGAAGTAGAGGTAGCCGATCCTTCAAATATGAGAAATGTGCCGTGTGCCCAGGCACTGTATGAATTGAGTAAATTAAATGATAATGGAGCAAAAGTAGATCACCCACCGTATGGTCACAACGACATTATACAGGGCGGGGTTGGGGTATACCGATCTTTGATGCATCCAGACCTAATACCAATTGAAAAGAAAAAGACCAAACAAACGTGGCAAAACCGACAGAAAGTGCCGCCAGTTACTTTAACCAGACTTAGACGTTAGTGAATAACATCATTGGATTTGGGTGGTTTACTGGTGTATAACAGGTAGTATAATACTACAAAGGAGTAGGTATAATGAAACGAAGAGCACAAGAAGTTGAGCCTGATTTTTCTGATAGAGAGTACTGGGTGGCGGCCGTAGAGAATTTGCAGGATGCCTATGAACATGTGCAGGAGGCCGTCAGAAAGTTTGACGAAGCCAATGAAAACATGACTCACACTTCAGATCCTGAGGCCAATCCTGAATTTTATGCCCATGACATTAACGAAATCTTTTCCTATGACCGAGAGATACTATACAAGGCATTGACCATGCTGAGTGAGCTTCAGGGCAATATTGAGAAGATGTACATGGAGTAGGTTTTACTTGTCGTATCTAATCAGAAAAGCTATACTTTGTTTACAGGCAAAGTATGTAACGCCTCGTCAAAGTGATATCGATAAATTTCGAGATGACTTTCTTGTGCTTATGAAAAATGTCAAGCTTTTGAGCCCAGACGACAAAGAGACTGCTGAAGAGTTCAAGCAAATAGCCAATCGTTATACTGTGCAACTGCGTGGTTACTTGCAATCGCTGTTGAAGGCGATGGAAGAAAAGAAAACCTCTTTTGATTTGAATCAAAAACACCCTAAATTCTATCCGTATGTTTCTCGTGTTTGGGCACAAGTGCCATTTTACGTGAAGCAGTCTAAAGTGGTGTGGAGTTTTTTGCATGAATTGCAAGATTTGTACTATGGAGACGCATTGTCATCTTGGGCTTCGCGTACCAAGCGCAAGGCGCGGGCCGCTTGGAAGTGGTTTGAAACTGTCCTTTCATTTATTGACGAAAGACGTACTTCTGGCGGCACAGAAGATGATTTGAAGATGCAAGTCTTAGAAGAGGAGCTGGTTAGTACAGCAGGTTTCGATGTGCAATTGGTTGGATATGAAGATACAGAGAGCCATCAGAAGTGGTTAGGTATACTGCGCTCGGCTTTGAGGGTGTTTAAAGAAAAAGCCAACAAGGTGGTGCCGTGGATAGTAGAGTATGCTCTTCCTTTCCGAGTTGAGTTTTCATTTGAAAGAGGGTCTTCTGCAGGTGCCTACGGCTATTCAGGTACATATGAATATGACCACATCAATGTTTACCCATGGTCTTTTGGTGACGTAAATAAGGTGGTGCACACTTTAGCGCATGAAATGGGCCACCACATGTTTAGGTCGATGTCTGCTGAACACGTAAAAGAGTTTACGGAATTGATGAAAGGTAACGAAGAGTGGGATCTCATGGAGCTGGTGCTGTTGTATGACGCAAACGCAGAAGAGTCAGAACTTGCTTTTGAACAGCGCATCAAGTCACAGTATCCGGACATCTATTACAAGTGGATGGCGGCTGCCAACAAATATGAAGGATACAACTTTCATTTCATCCAAAAAGTGGTGGAATACTTACAGGGTGGCGGAGATCCGAAGGTAAACATACCATCTAAGATAGTCACACCATATGGCACCAAAAATCCAGAAGAAGCTTTCTGTGAAACTGTAGGTATGTTGGTGGCTTATGGATCACGCACTGTAGATGAAGAAGTAAGAGAACTATTCAAAAAGCTGAAACTGTGAAGGAGAAGGTTTATGAACCCAATACAGTCCGCCATCAAGGCGCTGTCCGAAAGCAAACACATAGTACGTGGTATAGAAGTGGGTGATACATTAGTAGCAATCGATGATCATGTGGTGGGTGGTGGTCCTGGGCAGCCAGAGGTTTTTGTGTCTGCTGGTGAACATGTGCGTGTCAAAGAAATACACGATGCTTCAGTTACTGTAAAGTTGGTAGATCGCACAGAATTGGAAAAAGAGTGGGGCAAGTATGAAGTCAACCGCGTTGATTTAGATCTGTCTGATCTTGACCATTATGTGGATGCCAAGGTATACTAAAAGGAGTAATTCGTGCCAGAGCTAGATACACCCTTTACCGATGATAACCTTTACTCCAGGTATAGGAGTGAAGTCATTAGGATTATCAAAAACAGTGTCTTTCCGGTGCTTGAACAGTATTTAGAAGAGTTAGCTGAGGATTTGGCTGAAGACGGTGCAACAGAAGATTCAGAGTATGTGGAAGAACTGCTTACGAACAACAGGTATCAATTAACCAGGGAGTACAAGAAGATACTAAAAACGTTGTTAGACTTTCCTGGGTTTGGAGAATAACGGTTGAAACGTGTGGCACAGTCTCCTGCTCTTTTTGATGCAGACGCTCGCTTAGATCCTGCTGTGCGTGAAGTCCTGTTGCAAATAGCTCAAGACATCTTAGATGCTTTAAATGAAGAGGGCGTGCACGTACCCCCGAAATTCCTGGTGCTTACCGGATCCATGACCGGTTTTGACTACAAAGAGACATCAGACATAGACTTGCATATAGGCTACGATCCGTTAGATTTTGAAGATCCTCAAGCCGTAAAGCTGCTGTTCCGTTACTATCAGAAAAGTTTCAATGCAGAGCCGTATGATTTACGAGATCACCCCATTGAGTTGTATTTTCAAGACGTGAACGAAGAGCACGTGTCGCCTGGCGTATATGATTTGATCAAGGATGCCTGGGTTAAATGGCCGGAGTCTCCTTCGTATATTAATGAAGAGGCTGTAGAAGAGTTTTATAATGGCACCACATATCTCATAGACAACTTCATCGTCGTTTATGAGCAGCAAAAGGGCAGCATGACCATGAATGATAGGAAGCGCTTTCTTTCAGACGTAAAGGCGTTGAAAGACTTTATACGGGAAAAACGGTCAGAAGGTCTTCACTCTCCTGCGGGCGTGTATTCAGTACAAAATCTTGGATTCAAGCAGCTCCGTGAGCACTTAGACTTAGATAACTTGAATGCACTGGTGCATCGAGTGCAAGACGATATCTATGAGGCATGATGTTTGTATCAGCCAAATTGCGTAATGAGTTGAGGTCCGTAAAGGACCTGCTTACCATGTCTAACGCTGACAAGGGTTTTGATCTGGCTGTGATGGATCCAAACATGTTTCTTACCTGGTACAGAAAAAATGTTGGTGAAGCAAACTTTGAGGATGAACAGCAGTTCATTGAAAGTTTGTATGCAACGGATAAATCGGTGTTAGGTAACTATTTCGATGATGGAGATGTGCGGTACAGTTTGCTTAATGATCCTGATGCACCACCTTTTTTGTTTATGGACTTTGAAGAAGCTGTCTTTAATAAATGGATGATTCATTTTACGGATAGTGCGTATAATGTGGCTTTGAAAGGCTTTAAATACGGCACACCAAATTTGGAGAGTTTGCCCTATACGAGACATACTCCACAGAAATATAAAACGGGTGGGTATAACTTTGCGTATGATTTGGATGATCTGCACTATGCTTTTACGGGTAAAGGTACTAAGTATGGAAAAGAAGCGGTAATGTTTCAAGCTACTGGTATAAAAGTATATCATCACGGTGATGAAGAGCCGCAGGTAATATTTTGGGGTGAAACCGCCAGGAATTTTGTACCAATCCTTGTCAATGGTGATACAGACGATTGGGCTGTTGGAGAAGACAAAGAAGGTTTTCCGGTATACCATCACGAAAGTTTAGATAAGGTCGTGGATTGGGTGGTAGCCAATTTCAATCAATACAAGGGAGTCTTAATAGTATGAATTCTGTACATCAAGCTATTCGAGTTTTGTCCCGTACTTTGTTTTGGGTAACTGATAAGTATGGATTTTTCACCACTGCAGTAGACAGCCTGGTAGCTGATCGAATCGTCAAGAGATTTGGACTTAATAAGGATCATGATTTTCACCACGCAGATCGTTACGAAGGTAAGGGCATGGAAGTCATGAAAGATAAAGGGAGTTGCCGCGTGACCGCCTACAATGAAAAAGCCAAGAGACTCATAGAGGATGTACTGTGATGTAGGTGTTGTGCCCACATCGGGTATAATAAACGTAAACGATAAGAGGAGATTGTAATGTACCAAGTGAGATCAATGATTCAGGGCATCTTTTCCCTTTCGCTCGAACGTGGCGTGCTGAACATGCAACCGGGACATATGTATGACCTGGAATTATACTGTTCTAGGCAGTGGATAGCAGAAAACCACATATTGAATAATTTACTCAATCGTGGTATAATAAAAGTGACTTATGATTCTCAAAAGGATCCACACCCTAAGCACAATCTCAAGAATGCGGGGAAGAAAGTACAACCCGTGTTTGTGAGAAAAGAACAGTTGGAACCAAAACCACAGCCAAAGAAAGTACCTGTGCCGCAGGGGCGCGGCAATGTGACTATCATTGAATACGTGGATGGGAAGCGTGTAGACAAGGTGGACCCAGGTGATGCGGAGTGTGATGCTGTGGTACCTGAGGATTGGAATACACCTCCTGGAGTGGTGAAGGCATCAGACCAGCCCGAGGTACCAGCAAAGCCAGAGGAAGTACCTCCGGAGGTCAAGGAAGTACCGAAGACTGATCCTGTACCAGAGGAAGTGAAGATAGGCACGCCTGCGTTCGAAGGTGCGTTGAAAGATTTGGCTGACGAGGTGATTAAGAAGCAAGCCAACAAAATCTTGAAGAAGAAGATGAAGGAAGAGGCTTGGGAAAAGTTAGAGGAAGCGCACAAGGCAATGGACGAAAAGAAAGTCGAAGAGCCGATAGTGACTAGTGGTCCTATAGATGAGACACCGGTATTGACTGAGAGTTACTTGAATGAACTTTCCACCAAGGATCTCAAGAAACTGGCCAAAGAGCGTGGTATGAAGAGCAACTTGAAGAAGCAGGAATTGGTACAATCACTGATAGGAAAGTAGGTGTGACATGCCATTGGATCCTAAAACCAGGAAACTGTTGAGAAGCGTTGCTGAAGCGAGACGTGTGTTAGGTATCTTAGAAGAAGCTATCATGCACAATGAAATTACTGCTGGTGTATTAAATCAGTACATGGATTTTGATGTGTTTGATAGAGAGGTTGATGGCATATTAGATGATGTTGCTGGGTGGATAAATGATGCATTTGAAGATATGTCTAGATCGGAGGGCTAATATGAAGTCTATAGACAAAGCGGTGCAAGTCATTGGACAAGAGCGCAGACACAGCATGCCTGCTAATATACCAAGTGGTTGGGACCAGGCTTGGCTGGCGGGGTTTTTGAAGGAAATAGAAGCGCACTATGATTCGGTGCAGGAGTTTCAAAGGAGCATAGATGCTGTGCTGCAAGAGTTAGACAGCAGTGATGAAAGACTTGGTGTTGGAGCGTATTTGAAAAGTCTTATGGCTGCAGCCAGCAAGTTTGAGGATGCATTGGAAACTGCACACAATTTCTTGAACGTGGATCCAGAACACACTGGTATACCTATAGACTGAGGTGTGTTGTGGGTGCTTACCTTAACAAAGCAGTAAAGGTTTTGAGCGGTGTTCCTGCCATACTGTATTCTCACCCCGAGATTCGGGATTATTACAGAAAAAATGATGAAAAGGTGGTTACTGCTTGGGGAGCTTTATCTGGGCCTGCACACGGCATGCGCATTTATGTACAAACAAGGAGCCCAGAACGCATAGATACCTGGAGTCATGAGAAAGGGTTTTGGCATATCGTAGACACACGTAAAGTGGATGTGTAGTGTGGGTCTGCATCGAGAGTTTGTGGTATCTGAACCATGTGGGCCTGGTGGATATGACTGTGCGTGCTGTTACGATGGTAGGTCCGGTAAGCGTGGTGCCAAGAAACACAAGCGTTGTAACCATGCGCGTAAAAGTGGTTTGAGACAAAGAGCAAAGCAAGAAACTGCACGAGATACACTTTGAGATCGGATCGAAATGCTTTCTGAGTCACAAAAAGGTATCACCAAGGATGAGTTGATCCTCATCTATGAACTCATGTACAAGTGGGGTATGATACAATCTTATGAGCGTGAACATGGGTATTTACCAGATCATGTGCTGCGATATGCCACGAAGATAGAGTCTGATCTTAGGTTTCACATAAAGCAAGGATTAGAAGCACTCATAGAAGCATGCGAGGCGTGGATAGAATATCACACATTTGACCAAGATGGTTGGTATGTGGACATTTTAGAAATTGATTCATTGAAAGAACAGATCAAACACGCTATGGCAACTTTGTTGATAGACAGGCACGATGTACTGAAGGTCATAAAAAAGCTGATACCTGTGTACTTAAATGGATATAATGAAAAAGACCTGTGGTCGATAGTGCATCAATTAGAAGATGAAATAAAAGCTATTCATAAAGAGTTTTTTTATGAACTTTCTGAAGATGAGTATAAACACTGGATGAATCACCCAGTAGTTAAATCGATAGTGCACATGAAAAATAGCTTACAAATACATACTGATGATTTAGGTGATTTAGTATCTGCTTTTAATAGAGGAGTGTCAACAGCACACCACCACGGTCAATTAGGTGAGTATATTTTGAAAGACTCCGGTCCACAAATTTTTGATGATCTCTCTTCAGGCAAGTACACAGGACAGTGGGACAAAGACTTGGAAAAGATCTTAGGTAGGAAAGTGTCAACCTTAATCCTCGCTGCTATAAAGGAGCTGACCTGATCATGGACATCGATGTCGTTTTGTTTGAAAATCTGGGTAAAAATGGAGATCTAGAGAGCCTGGAGATAAATTATTGCATTGGAAAGAGAGAGGCTACGCTATATTTAGACAAAGATGAAGTCGATGGTTTATATCGATTGCAGCAGTGTGATAAAATAGACGAGTTAGAAGATGTGCAAGTAAAAGATACTATTTATGAAGAAGTGTTGCACTACGTAGAAAACATGAAAGGGTAAAGACATGAACTGGTTGAAAAAAGCAGTGGGTGTATTGGGTGTGGATATGCACGATAAATTCAGACAGAACGTTGAAAGCGGTAAGTGGTTGATAATGAAAATACCACTCTACGCTCGTCGTTTTCTGGATAACAAACTTGGTAAATTATTTCCATATTATGCTAGTGAACGTCCACAACTGCCTTCTGCTGGAAAACCAGTTACATCGTGGACCCTACCAAGTGGTTCTAGTGTTCCGTGTCTGGTATTTTTGCCAGGAGACGAAGACATAGCTATGCAATACTTAGATGAGGCCAAGAAATCCCGAACCCAAGAAACCGAAGAGGGTGCGATTGGGGCAGTTGATAGGGCAATTGCTGTATGGGAACAAAATGGTCCCTTTTTACTAAAAGAGATAACTAATGCTGGGGACACAAAAATAGTAGCACAGGAACTGCGCAAAGCGGGGTTTGAAATGCGTGCTCTTCCAATGTATGGCAGCCCTAGAGTGTGGTATAAAAGATGATTATCAAGGCGCAAGAAGTCCTTCCAGTCAACGTGGCTATCACTGATACTACTCAGTTGCAAGACGTGTTTGAGAGCAGTGTGGTAAAATAGATGAGTTAGAAGATGTGCAAGTAAAAGATACTATTTATGAAGAAGTGTTGGCTTATACTGAAAACATGAAAGGTAAATTGACATGAACTGGTTGAAAAAAGCCATTGAAGAAATGGACAAATATGCTGATTTGTTTGTGGTGTCATACGTTGTTAGAGATCCTGAGCGCGGAAATAGAAACAGTGGTGCTTACTTAGTGCGTGCCAAGTCTAAGCTGGACGCAATTCAAGTAGTAAAAAACATAGCAGAGGATTATTTTAGGGTTTCTGCCACACCGGCTGATAAATACTACCGAGATGATTATGATAGCGTAGAAGAGGCTCTAGAGGGCAAGAAATTACCTGCAATGAATAAATACCTTCTCCTGTACAGTGGTACATAAAATGAAGATTTCAGCGCAGGAAGTCCTTCCAGTCAATGTGGCTATCACTGATGTCACTCAGTTGCAAGACGTGTTTGAGCTGTCTTTAGATGAAGCCATGAATTTAGCTATGTCCAATACCCGCAACGGTATCTTGAATACTGCGTGGTATGAAGGCATCTTGGCCAAGTTGGGTGAAATTGAACGCGATGCATTTACGCTAGGTTTGGCTTCGGCTGGTGTACAAGTCATCAACGAAGTAGAAGAGCTGCCCATACAAGCCAACGACGTAAAAGTGCAGGTCATAGACACTTCCACCAACAAAGTGATAGAAGAAACTACTGGTGACAACCAGGAAGAGCAAAAGTTCAAGGATTTGACAAATAAGTATCCTGACAAGAATAAGAATGTGGTGCAAGTCGTAGACAATACCACCAAAAAGGTGATGAAGTCTAACGCCAGCCTTGGGTATAATGCCCTTCAAGAAAAAATACTTATAGCTACTGACAAGCTGTCTGTGCTGAAGCGGGCTGGTAAGTCCGTGTCTTTAGAAGAAGTAGATGTCATCCTGGGCGACCTACCTGGTTGGGCCGTGGAATGTGTACGTGATAGAGTAAAAGACGTAAAAAAAGACGTGCGCAAGAACAAGAGACAGGTCCATAAGACTGACAGAGAAGAGTCTGATTACCAGAAAGATGTGAGGAAGATCATGCAAAAGCCGAACATAAAAGACGTAAAAGGTGGCAGAGATGACGGGTTGAGCGCCGGTACCCGCAATGCCTTGATGATCATTGAGAATGATAAGAAATTTTTGGACCTGGCACTTAGTATCATTGCAGATGGTGGTTGGGAAAGTGAATTGTTCAAGGCTTTTGATGATGTGGTGGGCGGCAATTTACCAGCGTATGCGCGCAGTAGTGTGGTGGACTGGAAATTCGTAGCAGAGTATCTAAGGAAAGAATGCTCCACATCTTTGTTTGAGGAGGATGCTTGTGATGTGAAGCGCATGGAACCAGGCAGGGACGAGTGGCACCACGGCGCTCTAGACGTAGATGCTGATCATCTTGAGCAGGAAAAGCGCGAGCTAGAAGATATAGTGATGAAGCGTCAAGATGAACTACCTAATTGGAAGAAACTGCTTGATAAAATCAAGAGAGCACTGTCTATCTCTGAGGTACGTGAAGTGTGGGACGACGTAAAAGACACGGCTACTATAGCTGAAAGTGAGGCTTGTGACATGACTGCAAAGAGAGCGCAATTGGAAGAGGATCAAGAAGACTTTGATGAGGGTGAAGACTTGAAGGAGACTGACCCAGAGACTTGGATCGCTGAGAGTTACATCAATGGCAATTTGCAAGACATCAAGCATGAGTTGAAGAGCATGCAGCCTATGGAAGCCATTTCATTGGCCATAGCTGCCTATTACTACCTGTTGGACATGGATCGCAAAGAGGCCGGTGCCTACTTGCGCTGGCTCATGAGGACAGGCGCTTGATAGTACGTGCTTCACAAGTCTTGGGTGCTGGCAAGAGGTTTTTGCTATATGCACATCTTACTTTGACAGGCAGAGCACCCAAAGTGTTGAAGGTACTTAGTGAAGAGCAACGTGATGGATATGTAATCAGAAAAGAGATGTGGGACACAGCCGGTCTTGTGCCAGAGCCCATGGAGATGATTACGTGTTACACACCGTCTGGTGATTGGATAGGTGAGGAAAAGACAGCCAAATTTTTGGTAGAAGAGATGGGCATAGCTCCTGAACTGTCAGACCCAGATCATTCAGTGTGCAGCACAGGATTTTGTGCCAAAGAAAATAGATGGTACGGGTGGTCACACCGCGCCATCCACGGATTTGGTGTAGGTGATAAGTTTGAAGAGTGGTACCCAGAAGGCGGAGTTGAAGGTAAAAAGATAGAAACACTAGAAGAGGCAAGGGCTGCTGCTAAAGCCTTTGCTGAATCAGTAAGCTGAGGTGTTGTATGAGTTCCTTTCACATTGAAAATCTGAAAGAAGATTTGCAGTATTTTACTAGGGAGTTCAAAAAAGTGATGTCACAGGTAGATGCTGCATCGCACACCTTAGATCAAGTGATGAGCGAAGTGAATAACAGCATCGGGCATGCAAATAGATATGAGACACAAACACGTAGCATGCAAGAGTCAAGGGAGATAGCCCACTTTTCTGAGAAGTTAGAGACTTTGGCCCTGCAAATGGACCGTGTAGCTAAATTACTTGACGATGCTGTATTATCTACGGTAAAATGATATGATGGTATTGGGCGCATACGGTGATCCTATAAATCAACAACAGTTTGTTTCTTTGTGTGAGCGTGCAGACGAGTTGCATGCTAAGCTGGGTTACGCTTATGTCATCAAAAGAAAGACTGGGTGGTTGTCAGATTCAGCTATGTCTTATGTTGGTAAGATGGAGCAAGAATTAGATTTAACATTAAACCAGATCTTTGACTTGGTGAAGGAATCATTAGATATGTGGGTGGATTTTCATACATTTGAAGGATCGTTAGAACACATACTGGGTGGTGTCGCGTCTGGATTAGATGCTGAATACTGGTACAATCAATTTACTGAGTGGGTGGGGTCACAACCAGCACTGGACAGACTCATTTATTCAGCCACCAAGCACACAGAATCACATGCCACGTGGGCGTATGAATCTTTTGATCATGCCTTTAATAAAGATAAAAATACATTCATCAAGATTTGGAAGCGGGTATACCCGTATTTTATGAAAAGCTACCCAAGCCTAAACAAAGCTTTGGTCAATACACAAAACGTGTTATCAGAAATGCAGTCTCCTCCCGCAGATTTGATGGATAAGGCTGCTTTATACCAAAAGTTTATGAATCTGGTACATTCTACTGGCCCAATGTTAGAGCACATACTTGAGGATGATAGCATGGCCAGGAAAGTGATGGATGATTTAGCACACAATCGTTATATAAACGATACTGAGTGGAAGAAGGAAGTAGAAAATAAGTTGGGGAGTAAAGTGGCTACTAGGTATCTGGTGTTGGCAATAAACGTGTTGGGTGAAACATGAAAAAGCCGATTGAAAAGGTAGATCCTGTGGAAAAACACTTCCTCAAACAGGCCGCTAAAGCCACAAAGCTGTCCACAGTACGGGCTTGTATTGAGGTGGGTGGGTGTCAAATACAAGCCTTTGTGGCCGAGACACAGCTACAAAAACAGGCCGGTCTAAGTGTATTGGCTGCACTAGGCAACTATGAAGGTATGTACTTTCCGTTCAAGGAAAGACAGTCAGTCACTTTTCACATGGGTGGTGTGAAGTTTCCCATAGACATCATATTTTTGACCAAAGATGATGAGCACAACTATATGAAGGTGGCTAGAATTATTAGTGATGTGGAACCAGACGATAAAGAGAGCTGGACAGAAGAGGCGGATGCCGTGTTAGAGGTGGGTGGCGGTCTGTGTGCATCGCACGGTATAGGCATCGGAGATGCATGTAAGATCAAGTACTCTGTGTCCGAAACATACGCTGGTAGCGTATCAACACTGTAGTTATACTACACTGTGCAAGATTGTAGTATAATCATACCTATAAAACTCGTTGGTTAATAGCCTCATCCTCCAACCCAGTACAATATAAGGCGCGTATAACCTTACCAAGAGGTAGGATTCTATGAAAGTACAAGCCCAAGAAGTCATAGACCAGCCGATGTTTCCGCTCGAAGAGGAGCACCCTCTTGAAGATGTGGAGGGCGTCTCTGTTGAGCCCAACGAAATCACTGAAGACAGTGCACTGACTATAGCCAAGACTTATTGGATGATGGGCTACAACTGGTTAGAGATAGAGATGCTGCTAAAGGATCGGCACTACCCAGAGTCTATGATATCCAAGGCCGTGAAAGCTGCACAAGCGTATGCCAAAGAGATGTTGTCCAACGGACCGTTTGCTGGTGCTGTTAATGGGCAATACGTCAAACTCAAGAATGGTATGTGGGGTGTGGCTGCGCAGCTTACACCCAAACAGGCTGTGTTGACTCTTGAAGATGGCACCAAGCTAAAGACCGAGATCGAGCACATAGACGTAGAAGCTACCAAACTGTTGGCTGAATCATTCAAGTTACGTAAGCAGGCCGAACTCATCCTTAATGCCATCCCCAAAGAGTACGTGATACCGGAGATGGAGGGGCAACCTGACATGGAGGTTGACCCAGACATACAAGAGTCTTACAAAAGTCTTGTTCAAGAGCGCGCCCCCGCTGGCTGGTCTGAGATCTCGCCTGAAATCGGTGAGGCTGAACCGGTACATGCTGTGTTGCATAATGTCATCAACAACCTGGAGGGACTGCGGGCGCTGAAAGATGAATTGCAAAAGAGCATCAAGAAAGTCAAGGACGAGCAGTTGATGCCGTTGCAGGAGCAGTTCAAGGCCCTGGCGGGCGACGAACAGCAAGAGTTGAGAAACGCTTTCATGATCGTGGAGCAAATGGAAGACGGTTTGAGTGAAATAGATAAGACGATCTTTAGGGACTATGAAGGTGAGTTGGTGGGCTTCCAGAACAAGATAGTGGAAAATCCGATGCCGCCCACCGTGGCTGATGAGTTAGATGCCCTAAAGAAAATCATTGCAGAAAATCATAAAAAGATAGCTCCTGGAATCTTTGCAGCTTTAGAGCAATTTATGGAGGCCAACACCAAGATTGAGCGCGAACTGCAAAAGACGTTTGCTAAGTACCCGTACCGCAAGCGTCCGAAGAAGGGGCAGTTGGTGGAGAAGGTAACTGGTTGGTTCAAGGGCTTGTGGAAGTCTTTGTCAAAGACCATCACTGGTCTTTACGAGACGGTACTCCCCGAGGCAGAAGAGGCCACGGAAGCCGTGCAAGAGATGAACAGGCAGCTCGATAGCTACCTGAAGACTGCTGCTGTCAAGAAAATCGTGAAAGGGTAAAGACATGAAGTCACTAGTAAAAGCAATAAGAGTGTTATCAGGGACACAAACACTAAAACAGTGGATTGGTAATACTACTTCTGAAAAATATAGTATCCCTGCTGGTGAAGCACCGTCTTCCGCGCCCAAAGATCCGAAAGATGCTGCATATAAATTGATGACTAAAGATGAAATTTTAAAAACATTTGATGGAGATGCACAAGGCAACCTCGATTTGAATTACGATAGGTGGATCGCTGCAGATGATTCTGCTAATGCACCCAGTGTCATATACCAAACTCAGGGCAGAGATAAAACCGGTGCTTTGAACAAGCGTGCTAGTAGAGACAGCAAAGAGTGGGAGAAGTGGGAGTTTTTGAAAGAAGTGATGGGTGTTGAAGCCCTGTTATATGAAGTGTTGATAGGTATGAGCAACAAAGAAGCTGAGGATATGATTGAGTGGATAGCTCGTATGCATGACATCCACGATCCAATACTGGGTGATGAACCAGAAGAAGATGAGGCTGAGGAAGAGGAAGACACCGAAGACGAGGAAGAGTAACATGGATCGTGATGCGCTAAGACAGCACATCCTCAAGCATTGGGATGACTTGCAACACGCAGAGTTGAATCTCAATACACCTGAGATTTTAGAGTGCATATTGACTCACGGCAGTGAGACATCTTTGAATCAATTAGAGTCTGAGGTGGAGTTTGCTTTGACTGAGTACAGTGACGTGATGAACGGAGCATGACATGGATAGGGAAGCTGCTGATGTAAGAAGAAAGCTCGAAACTTTGTTTGATAATTATGCAAACAAACTGCTTGATTATAGGGATAAGGTAGAAGGAATTGAAAATAAAATAGATAATGATGCTGAAGATTTAGACGAAAAAATACTTGAATTAGAGGCTGCAATAGATTCAGATGATGCAGACGCAAAAATTGTAATTAAAGAACTTCGAAAATTGGTGAAATTGTTTAGTAAGATGGAAGACGGTGTGTCTAATCTTGTGGTAAAAGTAGACAATCTGTTTAGTGAGCTGGGGTGGTAGATCCTTGAGTGCTCCTATAAAATACAAGATTTATACTTTAGACGAAGACGGTAAGTTGCGCTTTAAGAAAAAGGGTAACGGCTTGTTTTATGTGCCTGAGGTGAACAAGTCAGTGGTGGACATAGGAGATCATATCACACTTGATTTAGGTGATACACAGATATTTATAGAGTTAGCATCATTCAAGGCGGTGTGCGCTGCTTTTATGAACAAGAAAGAGACGAAGAAAAACATAGTACAATTGAAAGTCGTAAATGGAGGAAAGACATGAATTTTATAGCGAAAGCTGTTGATGTATTAGCTGGTTCGAAAGAGAAGCAATTGATCAACAAAATTGTCAAGAAAATTGATGGTGAATTTGCCAGGTATCTGTGGTCTGATTTGTGGACTCACTTTGATGAGGAACAAATAGAGGAGTATGCTGACAAATTTGGCATTAAATACACTGGTAACCCCTCTGAAACTATTGATATGATTAGTGGTAAAACTTCTGACGATGAAATAAAACAAAACCTAAAGGAACTGTTGACTAACATCTATGATTTAGATATGTTGGTGGCACTGTGGGGAGATGTGGGTGGTGATGTGGAACAGTATGAATCACAAACTGTGATAAACTTAAAAAAGGAACTGGAAGACATTGGTGTTCCTGTTAAAAATGTCTATTTAAGTGATGATGCAAGTGCAAGGTTTTCCAATTCTTTTTACATAATAATAGATACTGTAGCTGATACAGAAACTTTATCAAAAATAAAAGATTTTGTGCGCAACTTAGATGGAAATGCAAAATTTAAGGAAATCGTGTACAACAATAAACCTGCTAAAGAGGGTGAATATTACCGTTTAGTGTGTGATATTAATAAGAGTGCAATGAAAAAATTGAAAATGCGAGGAGGTCTTCTATGAAGCTGTATTACGATGTCATCTCGAAGATGTACTCTTTGGAGACTGAGCAGGGACCTGAATTCCTGGGTCCCTTTGCTCATACCCTGCTCAAGTTGAAGCAGGCTGGTTTGACTGAAGACCAGTCACGTGAAGCCGTGCTCAAAGCCATGTTTGGCTACGGTCGAGCGATTTGCTTAGACGCTGTTATAGCTGATAATTTAGTGGGTGGGTTGAAAGCCGTACATAATCATACGTACGGAAAGGACAAGGCTGATGAATAACTATCTGTTCCGTGCAATCGCTCAGTTGAAGGAGTATGTAAGTCCAAGTGTAAAGACACAAGTACCTTTTACTATATCAGAAGAACATCCGCTACCAGTACAAGTGTTACCTAAGGATGAAGAATGCATACTAAAATTTATAAATAAAGAAGAGTGCGAAGGTGAGTATGTTACGTCAAGAAGAGACAGCATAGGAACACTAGAATTGTTGGTTGATGGGTGGCACGTAGCACAATGGTACCGTCGTAAGATACTTACTGTACCACCAGACACCGAATTAGAGGGTTATCAAAAGAAAGTGGTGGATTTTTTGAAGGAAGTAGGGGGACTACGTGTAAAGGACTGGAGAAGCGTTAAAGAAGAAAGCCCCGGCCAGCAAATACCATATTATATGGGCATGCAGTTTGATAGATCGCTAAATAAACGCAGTGCACAGAACATAATGAACAGCATACTGCGCAATTTGCCGGATGGGTTTATGGTGTATAAGGGCAGAGTCGATTACGGACCGTGGGATGGAAAAGTATATACTTTATACGATAAGATACTTGCTTCTGTTATTGGTGTACTTGTTCGTAAAGATAGTAAGCATAAAATAAAGGAATTTATGAATGCAGTTAACTCTATGGATGGTGTAACTGAAGCATACTTACTTAGAGACATAGATCACAACATGCTTGATGTGTGATTTATAATATGATAGCAGGTAATTTAATTGGGTGTTTCAAAGCAGTACACAATGAGACGTATGGAAAGGAGGAGAGTGATGAATGAGGCACTTGCACTAATAAGAAAGGTAATGTCACGTTACAGATCTTTCTTTGCGGGTGAACCCGAAAGGGAATTGGCTGCTCAGGCAAATGATTATTTGGAAATTATACGTGCTGATTTTGAAGATATGGGTAAAGAGCAATTAATAAACAAAATCATGGAATTGTATGCTATTTATGATCCTGATTTCATTAAACAGCAAGTAAGAGAAATGATTGCTGACGTAAAGGGAGATATAAAATACGATCAATATGAGGAAAATCAACGCAAAAAGAGAGACAGATTTCTGGCACCATGATTTTTCTTTCTTCCATATTGATTTCTAAGGACAAGCGAGTCATCTTTGATGCTCCTTGCAATATAGCTGCTGGAGTGCTGTTCAACCCTGTTTGTGAGTACTCTGGTTTGAAAGACTGTGCTGAGTGTTGTGAAAAGATGAAGAAGGATTGGTTATTGCAGACGATAGTTTGTAGTAGGAAAGAGCTGTTTTATCAAGCATAAGGATAAAATACGTGGCAGACAAGGATAAGAAAAAGCCCACCAACAGCAGCGCTATCATAGTTAAGGCCAGTGATTTTAGGGACAACCCTGACGAAGGCAAGATTGAAGGCCAAAAGGATATGGTTTATGGTCGATACCGAAGCATAGCCAGTGTCAATCGCCGTGGATCTTATACTGGCGCTCCCACTTCTACCTCGCAGCAATCCACTGCGATGGTGCCTATTTACTACGATTACCGGTTTTCTACACCAGACAAGTACTACTTTCCCAAAGACCGGTTCAATGCCAACTCTACGTGGCGTGATATCTATCGACGCGACGCCACCATCGGTATCGCCACTGACATGTATTCGGAGTTGCCGTGGTCCGACTTTGATATAGAAGCTGTAGACGACCCTAAGATACAGCAGTGTTATGAAGATATGTTTACCGATTTGGCTTTGGCCCCACAAATGCCTTTGTTTTCAAAGGACTTTCTAATACACGGAGAGTTCGTAGGGCACTCCCTGTTCAATGAAACTAAGGGGTACTGGGACCGGATCATCTCCCACAACCCAGATTATGTGAAAGTCATGGGTGTGGGTTTAGCTTCAGCACAGCCATTATGCTGGTTGCGTCCTACTCCTGACTTTGTGCGTCTTATGAACACTCCAGATCCTCGGGTACGCAAGTACTTGAATACTATCCCTGGTGAAGTGCTGCGCTCGTTTAAGATGGGCAAGGAAGTGTACCTTGAGCCCATGAATACTACGTACATGCCTCGCAAAAACACTTCACAAGAGGTGCGCGGTATATCTGTTTATACTCGTTTGTTCCGCATTAACATGTACGAAGATTTCGTGATGAATGCTTCACTGTCCATAGCCCAACGCAATGCGGCTCCATTGCGCTTGTTCAAGATGGGTGATGTCTCCAGACCTGATGGTTGGATGCCGGGTGCAGAAGACATACAAGCATTTACCAATTTGTTGGCTACATCGGAGACAGATCCGTTTGCGGCGCTAATCACTCACCCGTACATCACCGTAGACTATGTGGGTGTAAGCGATAAAGTACTGCTGATTTCCCGAGAGTGGGAGTTTATTGAGCGTGTGAAGCTGCTAGCATTTGGTGTGTCAAAAGCATTTCTGGTCGGGGAGACATCTTTTGCATCGAGCGTAGCAGGTTTGCAGACTTTGCTTGAGCGCCTGGCTAACTTTAGGCTGATGTTTGAAGTCAATCTGATGCGTGACAAACTGGCTAAGCCAGTAGCCGAGATGAACGATTTTTATGAGCATTCCCAGGCGGAGCTGGACCATAGAGTGCGGGTCAAGAACAAAGCTGAGCGCAGGTTGGTGCTACCCACTTTCAAGTGGAAGAAAAGCCTTGAACCGACTCAAGATCAATCCTTGATGAACACTTGGCGCGACTACAAAGAGCGTGGTTTGATCTCTGATAAGACTTATTTGGCTGGTGGTGGTGTAGATATAGAGATTGAAAGACGCAATCTCATTGAAGAGATAGAGTACAAAGAGAAGATGATCGAGGAAGGCAAGATTCAGCCTCCTGGCATGGAAGGTGAAGAGGGCATGGGTGGTGGTCTTGGCGGTGAAGAGCCGGGGTTGCCTCCGCCTCCGGGCGCACACAGGATGCGTGGCGTTCATCCAAACTTTCCACGTCGATTGCCGTCTATGAGGCACTGGGCGAAAAAGTTGATGGATGACTACACCCCAGGAGATGAGTTAGATTCAAGTAGGATGAGTGTAGACCAAGCCATGGATAGATTTAGCAAGTTGAGTCCAAGGGCTAGGAAACAGTTGCTGCACGAGATCAAAAACAAGGTGCCGTCACAAGAGCCATACATGCTGAATGGTGCCGTGCGGACGGCAAGGAAGAAGCCACATGAATAAATACCTTCTACGTGCAATAGCACAGTTGAAAAAGTATTTGGAACCGGAGGTTAGAACACTTCGGACCAGCCCCGCAATTGAAAAAATAGAAAGTCCCAGAAAGACCATTGAGTATTTTACAGACAGCATCAGTTCTGGGGAAGGAAGCCTAGATATGGACTCTTCTGAATTTGAAGTGGTTTTTACCGGAGGGTGGTCAAAAGAAGACGATGAGATGATATCAAACATGATACAATCTTCTGGTATTGGTTGGGAAGAATATCACATAACAAACGCTAGTACGATCTATGTTAATAACAGAAAGAATGCTAACAAAATATTTGAACTAGTTTATGAACAATATAAGGAACGGGGATATGACGAATTCATATTGCAAACTGCTTCAGGAGTACTTATTAAAACCAAAGATTCTATCGGACCAAGACAAATAGAGTAAAAATGCTTTCTTATGATCAACACTTGGTGGCTGAAGTAGAGCGTCTGGCGGGCGGTGCTCAAATACACGATGTAAGGGACGTGATAGCTACTTACAAAAATTGGTTTTCCGTCCTAGAACAGGTACCCGATCACGAAGAAGAGGCATTAAAGCGCATAAATGAGTATGAGGATTTATTGCGAGCGTACGTGCAAATGAGAAAATCAGGACAATATCCTAGCATTTACAAAATGAAGGAAAAGTTTCTATCAGAAGTGAAAGGTGCAATGAACATGAAAGGTGCAATAAATAAGGCGATTGAAGTATTGGCTGAGAAAACCAAAGTGTGGACGTGGGCCGATGATGATATGGAGTGGCGTAGTGTATCAATAAATGCATATGAAAACATACCAGCACGTGATGTACTGGCATTGGCTGACTCTGCTGGACAGGTAAATTACCCTAGCGTGTTTGTGAAAGAGAAAATAGTAAACGGCGCTCGCGTAATACGCTTTAAATTCGAGTATAATAATATTGGATTTACGGTAATTGGTGTACCTACGAGGAGCGAAGCAGAGAAGGCAGTAAAAGGTGCTGGGTGGGGTTATTATTTAGAAGGTTATGAATCTGAACAGGAAGCCGAAGAAAACAGAGAACAAAGGAAAAAAGACATCAGTGAAAGTAAAATGCTTCGTACTCTTAGAACTACCAAAGACTGGGATTTTGTAGAGAGTTTGATTGACCAGTATGCAAACAGTTTCGAAGCGTATAGTAACCTATCTTTTAATGAAAACATACCACAGGAAATACTACTTGAATGGGTTGATAGTGTAGATGATAGTAATCTTGGACCAGTATTGGGTATGCTCCCGTTTGATGAAGAAAGTTTTGAAGAACTAATAAATGAGTACAAAGATGATGGAAAAATATTAGCAAGAATCGCAAGCAATCCGTATTTACCAAGTTATGTGGCATTAGAATTATTCAATAAATACTTCAATAGCCGAGATGTGGTATATGCATTGTTGAATGAGGAGCCTGCATTTACTTTGGAACAATTTGAAAAGATAGTTAATAGATACAAGAATGACAAGTGGATGATGAATAGCGTGTATTTTACTTTAAAGGATCATTACAAGAAATCTCCGGAAAGAGACGATATTATCGAAAGAACGGAAAAACTACTCAAAAAATGGTTCCGTATATGACCATCTACTGACGATTGAAAGGGTGCTTGCGTAGAGTGCATAGGAAGGGGTTGGCGGCAAAATGAGTAACATTGCAAAAGCTATTGAAGTACTGGCTGGCGAGACCAGGGTGTGGAATTGGAATGAGATCGGGATGGAGTGGACATCAGCCTTGGTTGGTGTCTCTCCTACGGATTCTGGTGACAAGATTAGTATTATGTATGATGTAGCTATTGGTAATTTAGACGAGAGTTTGATTGATTGGAGCAATAAAGATGGAATGTATGGTTTAGAGAACACAGACTTCTGGGGTTTGCCTGTTAAAGATGATAAGGTTGGCAATTTTAGGGTGTTACACACTCCATGTCAAGATGGTCATGTAGATCAAGCATTGTTGGTAGTGGGGCCTAAATCTGCCAAAGAAGCACAACAGGCTGCTATGAAGGCAGGGTACGGTGAATGGTTTGAAGATTTGCAAGAATAGGCGTCCCTCTACTATTGAGGCAGAACGGTTGGCAGAAACATCTGATGACGGTGTGGCATACATAGTAACCTACAACGATAACTATCCAAAGCGTGAATTGGACAGACGTGAAGTAAAACCAAGAAAGCAAATGCAGTCTTTAGAGGATGTGGGTAGGTCGTGGTTGCTGGATCCCGTGGTGCCTGAACACGGACAGTTTCCCAAAGAAAACAAGAGGAGGTCTTCAATGATAGTTAGAGCAAGGGACGTGTGGACTGATGAGGAAGTAGATATTTCTAGACTCATTAAGTTTGCACAAGCTTGGGAACAAATGGGCAGCACAGTATCTAGACAGTTGATAGCTATCATGGAGAGTCCTGAGGCTGAGGTAAATCCACGTGCTATCTCTGAAGCTAAAGACTTTATTGGTGGTTTTCACGAAGAGATAGATGCTGCAATCGCTGAGTTTGAAAATACCATGGAACATGCCAGCAGGCCCGGTGATGATGAGGAATGAGGGCAGATGCTATGAAAAAGATGATAGTAAAAGCTATTGACATGCTATCTGTAAATGGTAGTTCTCAAGAAATAACTGAAGAAGACATAGCCAAGGTGGTTGGGTCCAAACCAGATCACTTTGAAACTGGGATGCATGATAATTCTGTGTATGCAGCTTATTTCAACACCTCTATGAAGCGTTCCCCTAAAGGAATTCATGCCGATGGTGAGTATGGTGAAATATTTATAGATAAAAATGCTCATGTTTATGTTGGTATCTTCAATCCAGAGTATGATGAGAGTGATGAATACGATGAAGACGAAGATCTTCCAGAACAGCAATTTAATTTTTTCCATGGTACATATCCTGGTACCACAGTACACAGTTTAGCTGAACTAGAAGAGGTTTGGAACAGCGACGATTGGCACCAGGGCGATCTCACATTGTGATGTTAAATACCTGGCTTGAACAAATCGGCAGCGTGCACGGTATACAAATAAAGTACAAGGATGAGTCCATATTTATGAAGTTTCTTGGGTTGATATTATTTTTTAATAAGAATTTTGCTAGCTGGTATACCACCACTATCGGCAATACTATTTATTTTCCAACTCGTAAATGGGTGCAGGAGTGGGAAGATCGAGCGGTAAGAGTGTGCTGGCATGAATTGGTACATGTATTAGATAGAAAGATGCTAAATGATAGATTTCCATTTTTCTATGAGCTGATTTATTTATTTCCGCAATGCTTGGCTGTACTGTCAGTATTTTCGCTGTTGTCATTTTTTTCGCTGTGGTTTTTATTTGCGTTGGTGTTTTTGATTTTTCTTGCTCCCATACCTTCCTGTGGTCGTGCCTGGTTAGAGACCAGGGCCTATGCCATGAATATGTACATAAGCTATTTAAAGATGGGTGAAGGTTACAATGCTGAACAGCATGTGCAAGTGTTTGAGCCGGAATTTATGAGCGTGAACTATTATTACATGAGTGGTGACTGGAAGCAAACTAAGGAAAATTTGATAAACTGTTTACGAAAATTGCCGCAAACGCACGTTGCATTCAAAAAAGCACGAGACTGGTATTCCAAGTAATTTATCAGCTCAAGAAAAACAGTACAAGGGTGTAATGGAGGGGCCGTGGTAAATATAAAGAGAGAGTCGTATTCGAGTGTGCCTTTCTATTCCTTATCGGCATCAAAAGTGGACTGTTTCATGGGGTGTCCTAGATTATTTTTATATAGATACCTGAGAAAGCCATTTGACATACAAGAAAACAAATATTTTGCTTTGGGAAACTTGGTACACAAGACACTCGAAGTCTTTCACCTAATAGCACAATTTGGTACGATGGTGGTGCCGACCACCACAGCCACAGGACAAAGAGCACCTTTTGATCCTACTCAAGCTGCAGAGCTGATGAAGTACGCCTTTTATGTAGCCATGCAACAGGAGGGGTCTGAATACAAATTTAGATTAGGGATACTGTCCAAAGAAGACCTGCAAAGTGCTAAGAACATGCTCAAGAATTATTTAAAGACTGTGAATTGGAATGCAACTACTGTGGGTGTTGAAATAAAGTTTATAATTGACATAGAGGGCATCGAGGTACACGGAAAGATAGATAGAGTGGAACTAGATGGGAACGTGTTGAGAATAATAGATTACAAGACCAACAAAAGACCGTATTCAGAAAAAGAAGTTGAAGAGTCTGTGCAGCTAAGTACTTACAGTCGTTGGGTGGAACAGTCAAAAAATAAGATCATGGAGCATTTTGGTGTTGAGTCGATAATACCAAAATATGAATATAACTTCCTGCTTTCTCAAAAGAAGCGAGAGTATACTGTCTCAGAGGCATCTTTACGTGCGGATGCAGAGAAGTACAAGAAGACCATGAGTGCCGTGAGATCTGGAAAAGGATTTCATCAAAACTTCAGGTATAAGATGTGTGGTTTGTGTGACTATAAAGGGTACTGCCTAGAGGACAAGAAGAATGACATCACAGTGAATGATGATAGATGTGCGGAGTGTGACGGTGTTGGGTGCGCTGTTTGCCGAGGAGGGTCTAACTAATGTACCATTATGATATACGCAGGAGAAGCAACGCAGCACTTGCCCTTCTCAAGGAATTGGCTGTAACACACGGACCATTGTTCATAACGCATGACTTGAAAAAGACTGAAATGGATGACCTAACCAATTATCCATTCGTTGTATGTGCGGATGAGCACAAAATTGAAGTAATAAAGGACAGGCTTGGAGGTTTGTGCGGGGCTTGTATCTGCGTAGACTACGAGACGTGAGGTGGAGGTGCGCCGTGGACAATAACAAACTTTTCGCGAATCTGTTGCGTCGTATTAATCGTAGGTGGTGGGTGCAATATTATGAAACACCGGTGTTTGAATCAATCAGAGACGAGGATTATACGATGTATGGCATCGCGTATTACAGATGGCTGCGACGACTTGAACTACGGAAGATAATTGATTCTTCGAAAGTTTTTAATGCAACCATAGAATGAGTAAGGTGGTGTGGTATGCATGAAAGCATGCGCAAAATGTTTGTTTATGCGATGCGCGTACTAAAATTAAGCAAGTTCTTTATTGGTCTTTCTGACAAAGAAAAGCGCACTGTCATAAAGAGGCTTAGATTCCCTTTTGTGTATGGAATCCTTTCGTCAGACATTGAAGAGGTACTTGAAAATGTCAAGAAAAATTGATCTTTGTGATGGTAAGTACACTATCATCATTCCTGATAACTGGGGCAAAGAAAAATTCGAATGCCTGCGATACGGCGAAAGTTGGCGTGATTTGACCGGCGACAAGATGGTTGCAGCTTTATGTGAGGAAATCATAGAACTTCAAGAGAGCATTAAAAGTGGATGTAAAACGCACGTGATAGAGATTGAGGCGTGTAATACTGCGCTGAAATACGAGAGCGAGAAGTGGGCGGAATGGGAGGCTAAAGCCAGGCTGCTTGCTATGCAGGCAGCAGAACTGGCTTATGACGCCTACGGTGCTGATGCCAATCCGGAATACTGGTTGGATTGGGTAGAAATGGTTATTAATGCGTGTGACTCCATAAATAAATTCTTGGTGTGGGCTGTAGCAAAGGAGTGAGGTAATGACTGCAGGCGAAAGACTGATTTGGGCTGCTTGGTTTGTAAAAGTGTTGGATTTTAATACCAATAACACAGAAATACTAAAAGATTCGAAAAAATGGGAAGAGTTTGAAAGTGCTCGTATGCATCAAGCGGCAGAATCTGCAACAGGTATTGTTAATAGATTGCGTGAACAAGCAGATAGCATAGAAGATGGTTTTGGTTTAAATTCTCCGGTTACGAGAATGGTGCATGACATGCTTGGTTTTTATAAACCTGTGTGAAGAAATTATAGAACTTCAAGAAAAGCTTGAAGTATATAAGGAAGCGAAGGAGACGAACAAGTGACTAATACGATAAAGCTGGGTGTTGATGGTGATGCTGCATACGCTCTTTATGGGGGAGACTTGGGCAGCGGTCAAGCACATTTTGTTGACATCGCAGGTGAATACAAGGATGATCCAAATAAGGTGTACGTAAGCTGTCTGGCTGCGTTTTATTCGTTGAGGGAAGACCTGCATCAACAAGGCATAGAAATTGGAGCACTGAATTATGAGTGGGCAGATGAGGCAAAAGCATTGATGTTTGGACCACCTAGTCAGTTCAACTTCATAGAAATAGGCAAGATTCGTAAAATAAATCAGGGAAAACTATGCAATCTTCAAAAACCCCAATCTTACGTAAAGATAAACAGTGTGGAGATTTGCAAAGGTGAGAGCATGACGGCGTATCTGGTTGTGGAAGACAACATCAGGATTCAAGTGGAGTTGCATGTAGATCGTGCTGGAACTCCCAGAGTACTTGTTAGTAAGAAGGATGCTTTGATAGTTAATTGCTTCGAAAATGTATACGGAGAAGAAGATGAGTAGAACAAAACTTGCAGTACGTACACTTGCCCCAACTGCCACTCTTATTGTGTTGTTTGTTTCTCTGTGTATTATTAAAGGGTGCTGCGGTAATGACACCGAAGTTGATGTTGATAACACAGAACTACTGTCAGTGATCAATGTAGACGATACTTGTTGGATTTGCAAAACAGCAGCGTGTGTGAACATTGATCGGGTACAATTATGGTACTGCAATGACCCAGACGTAGTTTTTTCGTTCATTAACGGGTACCGCATGATGATGTATTCTGTTGGGTGCGAACAATTTAAGGAGGCCATGATGAAATGCGGAAAGAAGCATGTACAAGCAGAAAAAGTAACAATAGACGATACGGACTCTCTGTACCATCTTTGTGATTTACGTTTAGCCGCCTGCGAAGCATCTGGTGAGAAAGAAGCCTGTGATCGTGCCGAAGACTGCGTACAGGCACGGTATCGCGCTGAGTTGGCGAATTCAATGAGATAAATAGTATGAAAACGAAGAAGACAGTGGATCTAGAAGCCGTGCGTACTGCTGTAGCTGACTATATGAGGAGCGAAGGCTGTTCGTGTTGTCAGAATCGGGAAATGCATAAATTACACGAAGAAGTATTAGCCAAATTGCTGCATGTTAGAAAGTACAAGGACGGATCCGGGTACGACTTCGGAAAATACGAATCAAAGAAGGAATAAAATCATGACTTCTGCGCTCAAAGGTGTGGAGTGGTTTGCAGAGGAAAATGCCAGGCTTAATGCCCGTATAGCAATATTAGAAGCTCGCATAGAAATGATTGAACTTGAGCGTGATAATGCATGGGCTGAGGTGGCCGAGTTAGAGTCAAAGAACGCTGTGTTGGTAGAGCAGGCCATGCACATCAAGTGCCCGTGGCATGAGAAGTTTATAGCCGCAGAGGAGAAGGCCGAGAGGTGGAAGCGGGCGGCTGCGTTGCTTGCTCCCCGCAATCAGCAAGACGCTAGTGAGACGGTGGAAGATACTGTGGCGTGGGCGTACTCGGAAGCCGCGCCCAAAGAGCCTGGTGCTGTGTGTCCAGAGTGTGGTGGTAGCGGCAAAGTAAGGACCCGAGGATAGGTATTGGATTGGATCTGCACCATGCCCTACCTGCAGCCAAAAGCGTTCGGTGTCTCAGGAAAAGGAGGAATGAGATGGTATCAAATAAACGTGTAGTGCGCGCAGACCAGTCTCCGATGAACCCGAAGCGATGGTGCTTGACGTTGGAGTGCGGACACGAGGTGTGGGTTACTGCCAAGCGACGTCCGAAACGTGCAATGATCATCTGTGTGGAGTGCGGAAGAAGTAAAAATGTTTGATAAGAAAGTACTGCTGATTGGTGCCGGTGGTTTGCTGGGGCAAGCCATCGTTGCAGAATATAACAAGTTGTTTGTTCGTAAACTGCTAAGCTTTTTTCTAATACACAGAAACAAAAAACAGTTAGATATCACCAACAGGATCCGAATAGAAGAAGCAATCAGTGTTTACAGCCCAAACATCATTATCAACGCCTCTGGATACACCAACGTAGATGGTGCTGAAAAAGAACCAGAACTGTGTAACAAAATAAATGGTATAGGGGTGCGGAATCTAGCAGAAGCAGCAAACCACTTAGGTATCAAAGTCATTCATATTTCTTCTGATTATGTATTTTCCGGGTCCGCAAGAAAGCCGTATGCTATCGACGCACAATTTGCCCCTATAAATACCTACGGAAACAGTAAGGCGGTTGGTGAGATCAATATAAGGAGCACTTTAGATCCAGCATTCTACAAAATAATTCGTACAAGCAGCTTATTTGGTCCGTACAAGGAGAATTTTCTATACAGGCTAATTCGCAGGATCGTAATTTCTTCTGATTTAACCGCGCCTATTATCATGACCGACAAGATGCGCACAGCTATAACCAACGCAAACGAGCTAGCAAGGTTTATATTGAATCTGTGCGAGCACGACCACTTGTATAAAGCGTTTGACAATACCATTCATTTTACAAATACAGGTAGTATGACTAGGTATGAATTAGCCAAGAAAGTGATACATGGGCTGGGTGTGGATGAACATGTACTCAGAAAGGGTGATTTTGTAGCAAAAGAGTCAGCAGCGAAAAGGCCAACATACTCCGTATTGGATCTTAGTAAAACGGTTGACAGGTATACAGTAAATTCCTGTGAACATGTTCTAGATGAGTACATAAAGACATTTGCTTTATACGATATATTGAAAGCGTGTAATGTACCAGTAAAACAAGTTTCGACGTGGGTGAAGAGGAGACAGGAATTATGAAATACAAAGTGCAGGTTGATTTGACATTAGATTGTGGGTCAAAACACTGCAGAAACTGCAGATTTCTGGTTACCACAGAAACCATACGCTATACACATGTTTATGTTGAAGAATTTAGCCACACAATACGCTGTACTTTGTTCGACAAAATTGTGGAATTTAGAGGGTTGAATGCAATGCGTTTGGATGAGTGCTTGCGATTTCTTAAAAAACTAGGTAAATAACTGCAGGTGGTTTAGGATCGATGTTGGAACACGACCTACAGTTAGGCGAGTTGATAACTTGGGGTGATATCGTCTACGAGGTATTTAGCCTGTTCATGTGTACCGATGGCCCATTCTTGGCTAGGTTGCGTCGGCTAGATACGATGCAGATTACTCAAGGAGTTGTGCTTGTTGGTACGCTGGTTGGAAATAAGAAGGGGTACACCAGGAAAAAGCAATCTATTGAATTGTTTGGAGATGAGTTTGCTGGGTGCTAAATACACAGGAGACCGTGCGTAGAAAAATACACGCTATTGGAGTGAGATGTACCATGAAAGACTTACAATGTCAAATGTACCATGATGGAGTACAATGTACAGGCACTCTCGTATACCTAGATAGATACAGTACCTGTCTTGGTACCGTAGAGGGACTAAACGGAAATCAAATAGCAGAGATATTTAGGTGTAGTGTATGCAAGGAATTGATCGTAAGACCGTACAGGTGGCATGTGGCTGGTGAACAGGACAAGCATGAGCTTAGAGATTTTATAAGTGGTAAGAATGGAATGAACTATTCAGTGTTGTTGACAGAAGATGAGTTGCTTTTGCTAGATGGTCATGCATCTGAACGAGTACAAAAGATGATTGAATTCATAAAAGCGTGCACGGAGTATTAAATGATAGTTGGTAATAAAAAGTATTTTCTTGAGTGTCTTAAATGCCATACTAATTTTGAATGTAATGAGGAAAATTACAAAAAGTATACTGACGGATCTGGATTCAGCATTTTTTGCCCAGTGTGTAAACGTATGTATGCAGGAGGATTGGTGGGTGTTTTAAATCTGGTTGGTGTGAAAATCAAAAAACACCATGAAACTAAACCCAGAAGTATACATATGTCTAAGTGGCTGCTGCTGTAAGGAGGTGCAATAATGGCACTGATAGTTATTGGATCAATCTTCGGGGTCCTTACCGCTACTACAATATTTCTTATCATTCGAGGATTGAAATATACTGACGAAACAAAGGTGGCTGCACATATTGTTCCTGCTTTGTTTACTGGATTGGCTGCCCTTACCGTACTGGTTTGGTTTTTTATAGAATTGAACAGTTGTCTAGCTTGTATATACGGACACTGGGAAGAACGAAATATAAGATGGGGTTACTACTCTGGCTGTCAAGTTGTAAATGTGCGGGTAGAAAAATAGAATGAAAACCCACAAATGGGCAGAAATAAAGACCAGAAAGTTCTCTAAGAAAAAGATTTATGATCTAGACAAGCGGATAAATAAGATAAATCAGAAGTTATATGAAACGGAAATGAAAGAAGCAAAACAGTGTGCAGCAGATGGTTGCAGGAAAAAGTCCAGCGCAAGTGTGGCCGAGATTGTCATTAACCACAACTGGGTACGTATTGCTGGATTGTGTTCAGAACATTTCGCGCAGAGACTAAGAGAGCTGGCCGATAAAGCAGAGAGACTGGTGAAATGCCCGTATTGTGATGGTACCAAATGGACTACTGCTACTGATGGCATTCATGCTATGTCTTTCAAGTGTGTTTGTCCAGAGTGTGTCGGATACGGAAAAGTTACAAGAGGTAGAGCACATGATATCAGAAAAGGCATGAGCAAATGAAATGTTCAGCCACATTGCGTTTGGGTGACGATTATGGGGACAACACTAGTACCTTCCGATGCCAATTAGAGGAAGGACACCAAGGACCGCACCAAGAAGTATTTAAACATACTGGTGTTAGCGGTAAGGAAGGAAAGGTGGTAGTGACTTGGGAAGAAGACGAGGGTGAAGAATTTTATTTCAAGGATCGTTTTTTCTCTGATGAACTAAAAAGAACGTGTAAGAGACTGGACGGTCTTACTACAGAGGAACAAGACACTGCAGCTATGCGTTTGTTTGAAGATGAAGAGTTTACCAAAGAGGAAATAGCCAAGTGCGCTTCTTGTGAACTATTTTCAAGATGCCAAGATAGGATAGAACCGGAGAAAGTAGAAGATGGACTCTAGTACATTTCGTCCTTGCAAAATGTGTATGGAACACACCTGTAAATGGTGGAGAATTACACCGGAATCTGACAACCTAACTACGTACATGTATCCTGCCAGGTTCTATGTAGCTGATAGTAATGGTAAACTTAAGGAGATCGTTTCTCCTGGGTACTGTACCAGGAAAGGGTCACCACTTTGTTTTGAGAAGGGTGCATGATCATGTACAGGGTGTCTGAATGCCCAGAAGACGAAGTAAGATTGCAAAGCGGTGCTATAGTACATCCGCTAGTCACATTCACTACAGATTCGGGACATCCAGCAGCACATATCATTCAAGACAGCGGATGTTATGTACTGTTGTTGGACCGTGATGACTATTGTATACTTACACCGTGGTGGTTTCCCGAGGCTGTGGCTGCAGTAAGAATGCTTCCGATGCCCACAAAGGACAACACGTTTTATGATTATGTGGAGAGGGACCATGAGTGATGATCTTGAAGAGTTTGGTACCGAAGTGGGTGATGATTCTAAGCCTGATAGTGAGAAAGAGCTTAGACCAAAGCTTACTAAGGCGGAACCAGGAGATGCGATGGTTCCGGACGCATCTTCAGGCGAATTTAGATACGAACAATGGTCGATAGGTGGGAATGGTTGCTTTTTTGGTGCAGGAACAACCGTAGAAATACTACCGCCAGGAATGTATAAAGCATGTATGAGTGAATCTGGGCCGTACGTAGAAAGGATGGACATAAAGATAGATGATCTTATGGAGGCACCAGATGGGTTGTCAAAACAAGTTTTTGATGAGATACAACTATTTTGGACCAAGGAAGAGGTGTTCAGGCATTATGGTTTCTTGCACAGACGTGGGTATCTTTTGTTTGGACCAGCCGGGAGTGGTAAAACTGCTTTAGTGCAGCTTATTTGTCATAGAGTGGTCAGTGAGGGAGACATAGTTTTGATGTGTGAAAATCCTGGTCCTTTACAACGAGTACTCAAGATGCTAAGAAGTATAGAATCAAACAGGCGTGTAGTGTGTGTCTTTGAAGATATAGATGCCATTGTTAGTAATTATGGAGATTCGAAGATATTGTCCATACTTGACGGAGAGGATCAAATCAATAGGGTATTGAATATTGCTACCACCAATTATCCAGAAAGACTAGATAGGCGCATCGTGGCTCGTCCAAGGCGGTTTGATAGAGTGATGAAGATTGGTGCCCCGTCTGCACAAACCAGGTATTTATACTTGAAGAAGAAGTTGAGTATAGGAAAAGATGAATTAGACACTTGGGTTGAAAAAACAGAGGGACTGTCTTTTGCATCTATGGCAGAGCTAGTAATCAGTGTAAAGTGCCTGGATCATGACTTTGATAGTACCGTGGAGCTGTTGCGTAAGATGGCAAAGGGTAAGTCTTCGAGTGAAGACTACGCAAATAACCACATAGGTATTTGCCCTAGCGTGGCGCAGAAATAAATTGAGCAACAAAAAGAAAAAGACGATTATAATGGTGGCTGCGTCTAAGGATGCAGATCTTCCAGCTAATTTGGTATTGAAAAAGGTTTGTGATGAATTTGGCGGTAAAAGTGGAGGAAGAGCCGATTTTGCTCAGGGTGGTGGTGTGGACCCCGAAAAGTTCAATGTGGAGCGGATTTATGAGATCATAGAAGAGATACTTAGAAATAAACACAAAGGAGACAAATAATGGCCGGTAGAAGGATGGATTGTGGACACAACGAGGATGCCGTTATTTGGGACGTCGCTTTGAAGAAGACCGTGTGCAGTTCTTGCAATGCAGAAGCGGTAAATGCCTCGTTCCTTGCACGCCTATTGGATTCACAACAAAATGAAGCAGCATTTAAAACGATACACGAAACGTTCAAGGAGAGGCCGTCAGAGGAGTATATGCGTGAAGCCATGAAAACTTATAAGAACATGCACTCAAGCGATCCTGATCATATGCAGGGGTTCATTAAGTTGATGGAAATGGCCCTGCAAGTATATAATACCAAAGGAGAGTGACAAATGTTTATAAAAACTGGTGATGCTATGGAAGTGCAGAAGGTGTTATGCGAGTGTGGGGGAGAAATTGACGAGAGCACCAAGAAGTGTAAAAAGTGTGGTAAGGACTATAACGAAAAGAAGGCAGATTTGGTTAAGCATTCCGATGAGCATGGGTATCCCGCGTCATGTGGGTGTACTACATCATGGGGAGGTGCATAGATAAAATACTGTAAGAGTGGTGGTGTTAGGAACAAACTCGAAAAAGGAGAATGAACGTGGCAGAAGAAGTGAAGGAAACTGTGACCGAGACTGCAGAGACCTGTTGCAAGAAGGTGCTAACCCTCAAGTCTGAGGCTTTGCACGGTATGGCGAAGTTGATGGATGCCATCTATGCAGATGACGAACCGGCCGCTAAGGGCACCAAGGCTGCGCTGCGCCGAATCCGTGTGTCTATCATGGAGATGGTGCACCTGGCCAAGACAGCCCGCAAGGACGTCCTGGAGCTGATGAAGTCGGGCAAGTGATGTCGCCGCAATGTGCCCGGTGTTGGTAATAGTGCTGGCACCGGGCACATTCGTGTAAGGAAGGTAGCAAACATGCTACATATTTATTTAAAGAAGGAAGAAAATGAGTACGCAGTTTCAAAAAGATAAGTGGGTTCTGTGGGAAGCAATAAATAAATATGCACAGTCCAGTGGTAATGACAAGTACCTGGCGGAAGAAATAGAAAGACTTATAAAATCTTTGGCAGAAAATTTGTATACGCACACTGCGGAGAAGTTCTACGAATTTTATGGTATGCCCGTAGGTGGATGACGTATCCCCACCAGGAAGATCGTATGATTCAATCATCGTTAAAATATGAAGCTCATGGATGTTCTACGTCCATGCCAGATGGGCACAATAATGACAGTAACGTTACTTACACAGCAGTGTACGTTAACAATGAACCAGATGACTGCGCAAAAGAAGATGAATTCGAAGGGATGTTGTTTAGTGCGTGGGAGTCAAACTATTGGTGGCGCGATTGTGCCAAGGATGATTGTTTTTCTGTAGAAATGCCTGTACTACCCTTAATTGAAAAGAAAGTGTGGACCTTCAATCATAGCGGAGTTAGACCGTGGACAGGAAAAAACTTTCACAAAAGCGTACATTGACCAGCGGCTTTTTCGCAGTATAATACACACATGAACATACTCTTCTTAGACTTTGACGGCGTGTTTATCTGCTGTGCCGGTCCCTCTGCACGATTGCCTTATCCTCCTGCTGTAGATGCACTGAACGATTTAATCAAGCGTACCAATTCTCAAGTGGTGGTGTCTTCTGCATGGCGCATTGGCTGGACCATTGAGAAGCTGCAGCAGACCTTAGATGAGTTTGGTGTGTGGTGTAAGGTAATCGGAAAAACATGCAATACTACATACGATCATGATAGCAATAAACAAAGCACTAGGGGCGAGGAGATTGCTGAGTGGTTGGGTGAGTGCGGCTTTGGGCACCGTGTGACAGATTTTGTCGTTGTCGATGACGAGACTTGTGACATGACCAACTTACCACAAGACAAGATCTTATATGTTGAAGACGGTTGGTTTAACAAAGGGCTGACTCAAGAGATGGTGGACAAGTTTCTAGAAAGGAAGTAAAGGAAATGCATAAAAGATATCATGATTATATTGAAGCGCTGTCAATCTTCATGAAGTATGATCCGGACGGTACATGCGTATTGTGCGCCGAACACGATGTTATATATGCACTTGTAGATACTAAAAAAATCTCTGCACAAGATCTCAATAAGCTGAAGGAACTTGGATGGTGTATAACTAATGATGGTAAAAGTTTTTATACGTACACATAACAAGGAGATCTTTCCATAAAAACTAAAGCGTGCTTTGTAAGACACCTCGTGTCCAGAGTACATGGAAGGATCGCGTTTTGAACTCATGCGCTGGGCAGCAGGCAGTGGATGGATGCGTGGGAGAGCAAAATGAAAGAGATTAACAAGCAGGTAATGCGAGTAGACTGCTCTCCGCTGAACCCGAAGCAGTGGTGCCTGACGCTGGAGTGTGGGCATGAGATGTGGGTGACCAGCAAGCGGCGTCCGACTAGAAGGAAAGTTGTTTGCGTCGAGTGCAAAATGCAGTACGGGAACATTGCGCCCAAGGAGGAGGTGGAGGGATGAGCGATACCGTTGACGAAGGAACGATCCAGGATCTCCAGTGCTACATCATTACCCTGGAGTCCGAGTTACGTAGCATCAAGAAAGCGGCTGAGTTATTTTATGCAAGCCACACCCACGGAAACGTAATCTGTGCTGTGTGCGAGGCAGTAAAGCAGGTAATGGCATTGCTCCAGATGGTAAAAAGTTGTAATACACCATGAAAGTGAGTGACTTGTGAGAACTAAGACTAAGAAGAACACTGTTGAAGCCAGGCTTGATCGTCTAGAACAAATCGCACAGTTGGTGCTCAAACATATCAGCGCAGCGGGTGACAGAAACCGAATTTACGCCAACAAGAAGATGGCAATGCAGGCTGATGCTGAGGCAGATCGCTTGTGGTGCATGCAGGCACAGGAAAATCAAACGGTGGCGATCAAATTTCTACAAGAAATGGAGAGGAACAAGTCATGAGAGCCCGTGCGATGCGTTATCAGAAGGCCCAAGAGAAGAGACAGGCGCGTAATAAGAAGAAGCGCGCTGCTACCAGACGTTTCCAAAATGCTAAGGCGCACTGAGTAGTTGATTTGTCTCTTTATTTTCCTTTTCACTAAACACACCTTAAATTCCTTATCTTAGAAAGTAATATACTTGTCCTTGGTGTAATAACCAAGGAGCGAGTAAATGTTTTTTAAAACTGCCTCTATTCCCATCATAGCCTTATTCGAAACCAACGGCAAATTCCACAAACTGGCATCACAGAACGATGACTTGCCTGGGCATGCCCTTGATAAAATTAAGGGCAAGTTGAACATGTTTGATAAGGACATGCTCAAAGCTATAGCTAAAGTATATAATATCTCCGACAAAATTTCTGATTATGTATTTCCTGTTCCGCGTGCTGTAACTGCTAATATACCCAACGGCAACCGAGATAGATTTACTGATGGTGAGTTATTGCGTTTTGCTGAACTACATAAGTGTCGGGTTTATGAGACTTTCCGCAATGATCCTATCCACATTGAGCACAATGCTGCTGACCCGCGCACTGCTCGTGGGTTTATACCTGATGCAGCCTACAATAAGTATAACCACAAAGATCAACATGTGTTGACCATCGCTGCTATAGACACTAAGAAAGACATACCTTTTGCACAGGGCATAATCAGTGGTGAGATAAACAAGTTTTCGATGGGCTGTATATGTGATTCAGTGAAATGCGGAAAGTGTGGGAAGGTGGCCAGTTCTGAGGAAGATCTGTGTGACTGTTTGAAGCATGATAAGATGTCTACTTACAGTGACTGTTTGGGTGTGGAGTTCAAAGAGTTGTCTGGTGTGGATAACCCAGCCGATGAGACTGCCACCACTCAATATATGTTGATGGCAGCCAGTCTAAGAAAGATGGGCGTACAGGCAAAGGAACAAGCAAAGATTGTAAACCAGATTTTGAATCGTGGCGAACAAGTACAGTTAGCTAGGTACATCAAAGCAAACATAAATACTTTGCCTGAATCATTCTTGAAACTAGTTCAAACTATAATGTAGGTTATACAAACAAAAATTAATAACACATACGGCATAATATAGTATGCTGTAGAAACAGGAGAGCAAAAACATGGCAGGTTTGAGAACGAAGACTTTGGAAAAGGTGAACGGTTTTTTGAAGAAGGCTCAAAAGGAAGAAGAGCCAAAAGACGAAACTGAGGAAGCTCCTGAGCCTGAAGGTGGCGAAGAGGTCGAGGAAGAGTCTGAAGGTGAAGAAGCGGGTGACGAAGAGGTGCCCGCTGAAGGCGAAGAGGCTACCGAGGAAGAAGAGGCTGAGGAGCCAGAAGAGAAGACCGTTGAAGAGAAGGTCGATGATTTAACCGATAAGGTTGACAGTTTGGCTGATGCAGTCAACCAGTTGCTTGGACTTGAAGAGAAAGAGCATGAGTTAGAGGAAACGGAACAGGGTGTTGAAGACGATTTTTCAGAGTACGTGGAAATGGTTGATGATGAAAACGCTGAAGAGCTGTCCGAGGAAGAGTTTGGAATGTCCCCGGATCAGTTTGTAACCTCTTCTGATAAGGGGAAGGAGCGAGGAATGACCCTAAGACAGAAGCGGCTAGCCCGCATGAAGATCTACAAGAAGTCCACTACTCTTGCCGATGAATTTGCTCTGGACAAGAGTTTGAAGAATAAGAAGGACCTGACTGGTACGCCAGTGGTTAATTACACTGACAAGTTGGTGAAGGTCCCTCCGACTCCGGACATGCTGAAAGTAGCAGAGCTTTCTCTGGAGTCTGATGATGCCAACACCAAGTGGACCGTGATGGATAAGCGCGGTCGTGCTCTGTACACCATTGCTCGTGGCACCATTAACCCGAAAGAGTTTAGTGACGCTGAGTTTGCGCGTGGCGTAATTCGCGACATGCACAAGATGGGTGTGAAAGAGGCACTGAAAAAGTACGGCGCTAAGCCCTGGGAAGATGAAGAAGACAAGAAGGACGAAGATAAGAAAGATGAGAAGGAAGCTAAGGCCAGTCTGAAGCAGATCGCTTCTGATTATCACCGCAAGTTTGCCCGTGCCATGCGGCTGGTGATTGCAGCCATGAACAAGAACATGATTAGGCCCATTCCGCTGAAGGGTGCCTTGATTGAGATCATGGCTAAGATGGGTGTTGAGCAGCCAATTACCATCATTGAAGCTGCATTCAAGTCCGCTGCTGATAAACACTTTGAAGTGGCGCTGGCTAATGCCGAGAAGCTTATGGACATGTCTGATGAGGCGTTTGTGGAATACGAGGCGCTGGTGCATGGTGGTGATGTGGCTCCAGTAGCCAGCCCTGAGCAAGAGGCTGAGATCGTAGCTACTGCCAATCTGTCAGAAAAGGCGCTAGACCTGCGTAGGCAGGCTGCAAAAGGGTCTGTTGATGTTTCTTCTGCTTCAGAGGAAGACGTTGACAGCTTTGACCAAAGACTGGCAGCGGTCGTGCCCAAGCCGCTGACTTGGAAACTGGCTCTTAGAGCCAGGAAGTAACGGGCAACTAGGTAATCCTAGAAAGGGGTGTCGAGATGATCGACCGCGAAAGAATGAAACAGTACATGCCGTCCCGGGTGTTCTACGATGTAGACCCCAACGCCGAGATCTATGCCGGGATGGTCGCATTCCTGGCTGTGGATGGCAATGGTGTAACCGTTGCTACCACTGCGCCGTCAGGTACCCGGCCCATTGGTACCTTCGAAAAGGACCAGGGACTGGCCTATGAGCGTTCATCTGTAGAGCAGCACACCTTCGATGCCAACAACCAGATCCTTGTCAAGCACCCGTTTGTAACTGCTGGTAAGGCGGAAGGCAAGTTGCAGAGTCTGGCTGGTGTTGTGTACACCGAGAATGTGGACTACACTGTCAACCTGACAAACGGCGTCATTACCCGTGTGGTTGGTGGTGCCATTGCTGCTGGCGAAACTGTAGACGTGTGGTATCGGTACACAGTCAAGGCCGGTGACACGATGTGGAATGGCGGAACCAACCTGGACCGCGTTCCGGACGACACTCTTGGCAGTGGTCAGATCACTGTCATCGAGGATTGGGCTCACATTTGGACCGACCAGTTCGTGGTAACTGATCAGTTCGCCGTTGGTGACGAGCTTCGGCCTGCGGCTGACAGTCGTTGGACCAATCAGGTAAACGGCCATCCGGTGTGCGGTATGTGCATCCACGTGCCTTCACCCGATAACCCCCTGTTGGGTGTGCGTCAGCAGATCTAAGGGGTAGGGGACTAAGGTAATAGAGAAAGGGAGAGATGTCATGAAATTCAACCCGTACTTGGACAAGATGCAGGGCAAGGTCACCATTGACCGAAAAACTGGTGAACCCTTCAACCCGCTGAACTTCTCTGCAAAGAAGGATGACAGCGGCAAGCGCAAGGTGTCTGCTAGTGAGCGCCTGTTCAACAAGGACAACGAGCTGAACGCTTCCAGCAAGAAAGACGCGCTGCAGAAGATCGCTGCCCTGTTCGAGATGGTGCAGGACGGCGAGTTCGAAGTCGCCACTCAGCCTGAGGGCTTCAAGGTTGATGCTGCCGAGCAGGATGCCCTGCTCAAGCAGGCTTATGCCGACCCGTCTGGTGAGGGGTTTGCTAAGCTTGGTCAGCAGATGTTGACCGTGGTGCGCGAGGTCATCGACTACGAAGGCGTAACCCGCAAGCTGTGGATGGATCGGCCGGTGAAGGCTGGCGAGACCATTCGGTACGACAAAGACGTGCATGTGGTGGCCTACGTCATCGGTGAAGATGGCGAGACTCCGCAGAGCGTGGTTGGTGGTAAGTACTTCTTCCCGCCCGAGTTCGAAGTGTCCGCTAACGTGTCCATCGAGCTGAAGGACCAGTACCGGTCGCAGTACAACATCCTTGAGCGTGCACAGGACAAGGCTCGCCAGGCCATTGAGTACCGCGAAGACCTGGCTGGTATTCGCCTGCTTCGTCGTGCATCCAACGTGGTTAACACCACCGTTGCGTTTGCTTCGATGAACCTGGGCGCGTTCGAGTCCCTGCGCTACCAGATCGAGCAGCACCGCCTCATGACTGCCGCTTTCCTGATTCACCGTCAGGAAGTGTCCGACATCGTGAACGTGCTGACCGCACAGGTTGACCCAGTGACTCAGCGTGAGATCATCATGGCTGGGTACATCGGTCACATCCTGAATACCGCAGTCATCACCACTGCTGGTACTAACAACATGTACGAGATCCTGCAGCCTGGTGAAGTGTTTGCAGTGACTCTGCCTGAGTACCTGGGCGGCATCTCGCAACGCAGTGATCTCATGAGCGAGCCTTACACCGAGGCAGTGAACGGCAAGCCCCGGCGCGGGTTCTACTGGTGGGAGATGCTCTGCCTGGCACTGATCAACGCCAAGGGCGTTGCCTACGGTCAGAAGATCTAACCACGAAACGAAAGGGTTGAAAGGAGAGAAATCATGAATCTGAAACTAGCACGGCGTTACCTGGATTTTGCCGCCACTGAGATGGATCAGAAGGGTCACAAGGACCTGGCCGATCGCATCGACAAGCACGTCGAGCGGCTGGCTTCTGCCGATCAGCGGATGGTGGACCTGATCGTGCGCGATCTCAAGAAAATCGCTCGCGAGTCCAATCGGCGTGATCGTGGTGTGGATGAAGACGCCAGTGAGCGCACTGATGAGCGGCCTAGCCGACTGTCCGCTCTGCGGCGTCGGCTGGCACTCCGCAAACGTCTAGCTGCTCGTCGTGAGCCGCTGTCTGAGCGCCGGTTGGCTTCCCTTCGCAGTCGCCGCAAGGCGCGGATGGAAGAGTATGGCGACGACGGCGACGAGGATCGCAGCACCGCGAGTGATCGGCTGCGCCGGTCACGGTTGGCTCGCCGAATCCGCGCTCGCCGGGAACGTGACCTAGAATAAGCAGGTGTGGGATGGGATTGCCCCACGGAGTGACTTCGTGTAATAGCACTCCGTGGGGCATTTTCATAAAAGGTGTTGAAATATGCACATAACAAGTAGTTCGGCAGAGTTTATGACACTGCTTGAAGATTTAGCACGACAGGTGAGAGATGCGCTTAGTCAGGCGCGTTTTGCTCAACGAGAAATGGAAGATGACATAATGGCGGCCGAAGACAACGGCGATACTGTAGCAGTAGATGAGTTGCGATTAGTACACGATGATTTCACTACATTTATTAAAGGTTTGAGGAAAGCAGTAGAAATGTATGACTCCAAGTGAGACAGCCACCAAAGTTAATAAAGTCATCCAATTACACAAGGATGACTTCATTTACGAAAAGGTGTATTTTAATCCTATGTTCACTGCTGATTTGTACCGATTGGTACCAGAGTTAGAAGAGGAAGGCGTGATATCCCGTTTATATGAATCTGAAAATGAAGATGGTGTTACGTATAAAGGTGCCTTGAAGTATGGTACCAGTTTGCTGCATCTGGGTAAGATTAGGCTGGATGGGGAAGACATCATAGTCGATGAGAAGTTGACTCCTATAAAAGCATTGGTAAAATGGATAGAATCGGTGTTGGAGGAGACTGAGGTAAAAGATATGATAGTAAAAGCGATAAATATTGTGTCTGTTGATAGACAAGAAAAATACTTAGATAGAGCTAAGACAATGATGCAGCAAATGAATGATATCATCAATTCTGGGAAATTGGGTGTAAAAGAATACGCAAAGCTAGAATCATTGAGTGCTAGGTTGTGGCACTCATTTGAAGACCTAAGACAGAACCTAGAATTGGTGGGTGGTCAAACAGTAATTCTATCCGTGAAAGTTAAAAGATCTGACTTATACGAAGTGGACGAATATCTTTCCAAAAATTATAGAAAATACCTTGTTTCAGCAGACACCACCTCAGTAAATCAAACATTTATATTTATGGTACCACACACTGAGGCAGACAAACTCATAGATTCGGGGTACTTTGAAGACATGGTTGAAGAAATTTCCGAATTGCATTCTGTAGAAGCTATAGATTATGATTTTACAGATGAACCTAGATCTGAAAAGAACACCTTAAGAACAAACTGGGTAAAGGATTATGATATTTAGTAATACTTTACAATTGAACGTGACTTTTTAAAAATAGAAAATGATGATGAATTCTAAAACGTGAAAGGTGAAAGCCATGATAGTGAAAGCGATAGAAGTACTGAGCATATGTAAAACTGCAAAGAAATTTACAGTTTATGTTTTTCATACTCGTGGTGATATCTATCCAGAACATGAAGAAGAAGTACAAGCCACAAATCTTGAAAGTGCATGTAAACAGGTTTCTGATAAATTTGGTTATAAATGGATAGGAAAATCAAAAGGTAATTATGGATTTTTTGCCGTAGATGTTGATTATTTCAATGAATGGCACGGTAAATATCACGATACACGCAAAAATAAAAAAGAAGATTTAGAAAAGGAACTAAATGAATCTATAGAAACAATAAAATCCGGCAGAGACGATGAATTTCGTGGTTTGATGTGTCTTTGTGATGATTACAATGCCTATGGTGCCAATGAAGAAGACGACGATGACTAAATAGTTTTTAGTGATACTTTACAATTGACTCGAAAATGGTAACATTGTTGGCAGTGTTTTTGTCTCATAAAATACGTCTTTATCCAAATGACAAACAGGTGTCTTACCTGAAACGTGCTTGTGGTATCAAGCGTTTTGCTTATAATTGGGCGTTAGCTGAGTCTAGAAAACTATATGAGCAAGGCATAAAAACTTCCGGTTACGATCTCAGTAAACGATTTAACGCAATAAAACGGGAACAGTTTCCTTTCGTACTAGAAGTATCAAAATGGGTGTCTCAAAAAGCCATTTATGATCTTGAAGACGCTTACAAAAATTGGTGGAGTAAACGTGCGCGTGCCCCCAAATTCAAGAAAAAAGGTAAGTGCAAAGATAGTTTTTATCTGGCCAATGATGCAACAAAAACTGTTGAGCACAGAATTTATATTTCTAAGTGTGGGTGGGTGCGCATGTCTCAGTCTTTGCGTTTTCCTGGTCACGTGATGTCTGTAGTAATTTCAAGTGAATATGCTAAGTGGCATGCTTCTATCCAAGTGGAATTGGACGGCACCTGGTCTTGTCCTCATACTTGCAAAACCCAAGCAGTGTGTGGATTGGACATGGGTGTACGTGACTTAGTGGTATTAGATGATGGCACTAAGTACTTAGCCCCTAGGAGTCTGCGTAAGTCCGAGAAAAAGTTGAAGAGACTGAATCGTGTAGTCTCAAGGAGGGTAAAAGGATCAAACCGTAGGAAGAAAGCTGTGCATATACTAAGTAGAGTCCATGAGAAAGTGACTAACATACGCAAGGACTGTATACATAAGATCACTGCTAAACTAGTAGAAGACTACCGTATCATAGGTATGGAAGATTTGAACGTCAAGGGTATGATCAAAAATCATCACTTGGCCAAGTCTGTGTCTGATGCTGCGTTTGGTACAGTCAAAAGCCAATTGGAGTACAAGACTGAGCTGTCAGGATCAGTATTAGTCAAAGCAGATCGCTTTTACCCATCGAGTAAGATGTGTTCAAACTGTGGACATGTCTTAGACACTTTGCCGTTGCGTATACGTGTTTGGACTTGTCCTGGGTGCGGTGCAGTACATGATCGTGATGTCAATGCTGCTAAAAATTTACTAAATGTCGCCTTAAGGTATAAGGAGACTGTAAACGCTCGTGGAGTAGAAAGCTCTGGTACTGGTGATTTTACTAGTACGAAACTGTCTACTGTGAAGCGAGTACCCGGCAGCCGCAGACCAACGGTGGTTTCGGTTCAAGTCCGGGGTTCCTAAAGGAGAGAAAGATGAAGCAAGTAACCATGCCCAAGCGCCTAACCCTCAAGTACCTACTCGATAACAAGTTGCCGGTATGGGTACAGAACATGACCGGTCGTGGGTGGATCCCTTCTGGTGGTCGTAAGGCCGTGCCGTGCCTTATTACCATTCAGATTGGGACTGGTGACACCCGAGACAAGATGTGGATTCCGCCTGGTGCTGATCCTGTGTGCTTGACCGACCAAGCCGACATGGACACACTTCGCACCAGCCGCGATCTCTTCAAGGCTATTGACAAGGGTGCGCTGGTGTTGCTGAATCCAGAAGAGGCTGACAAGTACTACGATGAAAATGACACCCGCCGCGAAGCTTTGAACCGCAAGCTGCATGCACTTCAGACCGAGGAAAAGTTGGATGGTGTGGCGGTCAGTGACGTGGGGTCCATCATTGAAGACGTGTCTATCGATGACTCTTTGTTGAACATGTGCCTGGGTCTGAAGCACGGCACTGTCAAGGAGTCTGATGCCCTTGAAATGGTGATGGAGCGTTCACCTTCTTACTCTCTGAACGACCTGAATTATTTGTCAGCGAATGGAAAGTTTGATTCGATCAAGAAGGTGGCGCAGCACGAGATAGACAAGCGTGACAAGTAATACTACTTTTTGGTGCAGCACCCGTCATCGAAGTAAAACCCGTCATCAGCTAAGAACTTCGCATCCTCTGCCGTATCCAGCAACGTTTCGAGGTATCTGCACAACTGCCTAGAAGTTTTTGCTTCTCCCACGTTCTTGGAGGCTAATACCAGCATTTTCGTCAGCTTCTCGACAGTGGACAAGGTTTCTTGCCGGTCTGCGAGGGCATTGTGAAATACTACCTCAAACTGCTCGGCGGCATTTTTGGCAGCCGATGCTTTGGAGAATTCTACCTGCGCTGTGTGCATCATATCTGACAGTTTCTTTAGCATAGTGTGTCTCTTTTTGTCTAGGCCAAGCCATCTCTGCCGAGCCTGATATCTTCAATCTTCATCAAAGCTTCCAGGTGTGTGTTCAGAGCGCGCTTGGCGGCTGCTACGGATTCGAACTCACCCAACCAACACCCGTCTGATCCCTGTGCCACACACGGTTCATGTCCTGCTTCGATGGCTGTCTTGTACAGTATCAGGATCAGACACTCTTGAAAACTCCCGTGCTTTCCGATCCACCTGCTGCCAAATTTGGTCCACTGATAGCCCATACTAATGCTCCTTTGTTAGGACGTTTAGCAGCAGCACCGCACCACAGCAACGGTGATCGCCGCTACGATGATTGCGTCCGCGATCTTGGCCCACCAAGGCATGATGGCCCACGTCATCTTGATCCTCTTCCACATTGAACGCCTCCTACGAATATTATACCACGTTTATTATACTCAGTCAATGTACGCGCATGTATGATATGTGACTACCAGTAGTCTGCCAGGTTACTCCAAGAAACGCGCACAGTGTCTTGCTCATAAGCACCGTTCACTAGTTTGCGCAGGAACTTGAGGAACACCTCTTCCGTGGGGGCGGTGAGTACCACCACTTCATTGACCTTGCCGTCCCTGTCCAGTACCATAATCGTGCACGTGGTCTTCATTTGGAGATCTCCTTTTCGTTATCCATCAAAAATAAAGACGCATGAGAGGTGTTGTTCCTGACATCTAAATTTATGCTTATTTGTGTCTGATGAATTTTAATTGAACGTGTGTGTTGTATAGTATCATAATCGCAGGATCACGAACAGGGGTATAAATATGCTAAAGAAGGCAACTTTTGGTAATGAGAAAAACGCATTTTACGAGTTTTCTAACAAAGTGAATTGGGCCATTTTTTGGAGAGAGCAGGGTGGTTGCCGAGACACCATTAAAAAGTGGGCAGAAAAGACAGGCATAGTTGATCCAGGTGCCTGGTACGAATGCCTACACGCATTCCTGTTTGGACACTGGAACAGCTCGGAACCCATTCGTCGCCCCTCGAAAGTACCAATCAAGGTGGCCACCAAACACAAGTTCAGTGAATTTTTGAAGCAGGCTGCTGAAAACCACCAAGAGTCACCTAAGCCAAATAGTTGGTACATAAATTACGGAATGACCAAGGATGCGTATGTGTCTGCCTTGGAAAGATCTTCCGACATCCCTGAGGAACAGGCGGCCATCTCCTATTTAAATACTAAGTGTCTGAGTCTTGGACACCAACTTTTTGAGGAGTACCTGTTAACTTTGGTGCCTGTAGACGAGGAGATGAAACAAACTGCTTCTAGGCTTCGCAAAAAGGCGGCTGTGTTAGAGAGAAAAGCTAGTATAGTACAATCATTTAAGAAGGGTGACAAAGTAAAGTATGTACTGCTGCAAAACAAGACACTCGAAGTGCAAGGCACCGTAGAGGGTGCTGTAATAGGGCGCGACACAAACAATGGCTCACTTTCCTACGTCGAAGACGTGTGGAATCTTGAAAGGGTGTAACATGGACAAGCATGCTGATTTCATGGAACCTCAAATAACCGACAGAAGAGAGTGGTTAGTAATTGATGGTCCTCAGGGGTCTGAGTATCTGGACTTAGACGATATTGACCCAGGCGCAGCGCACAGCCTGGTACGTGCAGTAGAATTGCATGATCCTCAAAGTCCAGAAGACAGAGTAGCTCTAAGTGAAAGTTTTCCGGAGCTAAAGGATTATTTTAGAAATGATAAAGTTTGGGAGGCGGAGATAATAACTGGTTATGGTGCTAGACTGTCAGCATCAGGGTACTTAGATCGCACCGAGTGGGTTGTGTTTGATACTCCAGAAGAGGCCGAAGCTTTCCTAGAAGAAATGTACGGTGACGACGATTTTGATGAAGAGGCGTGTGAGTATAAAGCCTCAAGACACATTGCCAGCAAGTTAGATAAGGAGTTTGAAAAAGCGCAACAATTGTTGAAGGATGCCAAGGTACAGTTAAGAGAGTGTGCAAAGGTATTTACATCTCTAAGTAATGATTTAGGTGTGCGAGTAGATGCTCTGGATGCAGTCACAAGACATGATGACAATATTGAAGATGGCAGTAAGTACATTAAATTGTTGGATAAACTAGATAAACTGCATGGGGAAGTAGAAATGGCAGTGGCGTACGTTGAGGCAGCTTCAGAAGCTGCAAAATAAGGTTGTGTATTGAACGATCTGACTGAATTAGCTATTTTTCGTACAGGACAAACCGGTGTAATAACCTGGTTTGTTAAGAACCATACTACCGGTGACTTGATAGATCTAGGATCTGGTAGTCGGTTTAGTATGATTGACATAGATAGCAATGTGGAAGTGTTGTCCGAGAATCTAGGTCCCTTGGGTGGTGCTCTTGTAACTAGAGCTGCAGAAGGTACCTATCAGTTCTCCGTTGATACTTCTGTTTACCCTGGCAGCTACATAGCTGGTATTTACTGTGTAGTGCCTGGTGAAACTTTCAATGTAAACACTTTCTTCAAGTCCGTGTCTGCTAAACAGTTTGCTTATGCTGCACAACTGAGGATGACCGTAGATAAAGCAAACAAATCGATGGTGGATTATATAGCTAATATGGATCGTCCTGCTGGTCCGCCCATTTTGTTGAAGTACGGGTATTCAGACGAGGCGTTAATATATTACATGGAGCGCGGTACGCAGCTAATCAATGCAGTCCCTCCTTACACCGCACTAATAGTAGATACATTTCCATTTAGTATCTTTGGTAACATATTGATTGATGCAGCTACCATAGCCACATTGGAAGCACAGGGTATTTTTGCTATTGACACTGACTTTGATTATGCCTTTGGTGGAAACAGTATGGTCATAGATCACTTTACTAAGCTAAGTGCTTTTGTGCAAAATTTGCTTGGACGATTTAAGGATGAAGTGTCTGCTTTCAAAAAGCAGTACCTTACCAAGGGTATGGTGTTATACCAATTCCTGCCTGGTGGCATTCGTGACTTGCGGTACTTGTCTGCTATGCCAGATGGATTCTGGTCAAGACTGTTCAGTGTATCATTCGGGTGATAAATATGGTTGAGAAGAAGACCAACAAGACCTTTGTGACCAATGACTTTTCTATGTCAGCATATTTATTTATGCGAGGAAAACACTTGGTAAAGGCTTCGAAAGATGGGGCCACATTCAGATTTGAATTTGTAGATGATGGAGAAATAGAATCACTGACCATGGAATACATACATTCGGAGAGTTCCAAGTTTGATGATGCAGTGCGAAAAATCAAAAAGATCATCTATGGTACGAAAGGATAAATAATATGGCTCACAACTCGTGGGGTAATTTTCAAGTAGCTACCGTCACGGTTGAACCGGGTGGTTATGTAGATGTGTTTCCTATACGGTCCAACACTGTTTACAAAAACGTGTCTGTTGGTGTGATACCACTAGATGATCATATCACTTACAAGCACGCTGTTGGCATTTATATGTATGAAGAGTTAGAAGAGTCACATATATATAATGACGACAGCAAACACATTTCATTTATGACATTGCCAGATAAGATCTTTCCTCCAAATGTAGGATTAAAAACAAACCCAGAAATGGTCCGGGCTGCTTTATATGAACCTGCCTTGAACGTAATAAAGATTCGTATAGCAAATGCTGAGGCTGAGACGAGGCATTTCCAGGTGTATGGTACATTTGAATGCCTTGATACTGTCATGAAAGCTGTAGGTAAGTAACATGATAAATCACTATAAGTGGGGCCTGCAAGACGGACAAGCAGATCCAGACAGCGGAAGTGGTGTGCCTGCTGGTTCTGATTATGGTGCTCCAGAGGTGTTTACTGGTGCTTTAGCAGGAGATGTCACACTTACGTTTACGCGAGCCACCAAGTCTGTGACTATACACAATACGCATGATTCAGAGCACTTGGAGGCGTCTTTGGATGGTGGGTTAACTTGGATTGACTTTGGGCCGTATGGTGAGCGTACCTATGATGTTAGCATACAGCAACTTATGTTAAGACTGGTAGCTGGCAATAGTTCCTATGCTGTGGTTGGGGTGTTGTCATGAAGAAGATAGCTTTTCTATTTTTGCTGGTTTTTGCTGTTGCTGCCCAAGCACAAGTAAATCAACAGGTAGATTGCCGCCTTAGAGATGCCACAAACCCAACTACTCGTGCTGCTGTGGGTGCTGCCACCGGGTCTACATTCGCAGTCTCTATCATAGGACTAACAGTAAAATCTGCTAATTATTTTTACAATGGGAGTGCCTGGGCTCCCATGATCCCTCCTTGGGGTACAGGATCCCTTTCTTCTGCAACAAATTGTGTTGCCATGGACACGGTTGGCACAGAGATTACAATTGTTCCTGGGTGGCACAAAATAAAAGCCATAAGCAACAGTGCTTGTTTGTTGTCGGGTGCAGTTGGTGTGTTAGCCTCCTTGACATGCGGAGCAGGTACGATGGGGTATCAATTAAGCGAAGGGGAACGCTTAGAAATTTACATACCAGACGTGCGTTTGGCAGTAAAAGCACCAACTAGCGTAACCGGTGATCTCTTGTGCGTAATTCGCATATACTAATAGCGGTCGCATATATTTTTTCTGTAAGCACATCTTTATCAGAAGATGCGGGGGAATTGTATCCGAAGTGGAGCGCCTCGTTTTCAGGATCTGATTACATAGATCCGTGTGTGGTGCGCGCCGGGGTTAAGGTATGCCCGACGTTGGACATGAACTTCGACCAGGCAGTTGCCGCGCAGGTAACCCCTGACGTGGGGCCAGCAGGGTTTGTACTGGATGTGGGGGGAACTCCTGTACGTGTGCCTGATGGAACTTACCCCGATGGATTTGATGGTTCTAGTGGTAATGCTTGGGATATGCAAGGCGGGTATCTATACAGAGCGCACGCCAGCGGTGGAAGTGCGTTCAATCCTAACACAGCATTCTCCGCTTGCGTCGTGGTTACTCCGAACACCGCCATCACAACCAACAGCAGCCTACTTGGAAAGTATGACAGCACGTTCGCCAACCGCTCCTGGATGCTGTACGCCACCGCCGCAGACGGAGGATCGGCCGCAGCACTGTTTTCTGACAACGGCACCACCGATGCTGGGCACGTAACTGTACTGACTCGCACACTCGGGTTCCGCCCGCACATGACCAGCGTGGTTTGCATCACCTGGAGGAACGCCGGGGACGGTACCTCCCCGGCCGCGCTGTACGTCAACCGACTAGCCGTGGCTGGTACCGCCGCCGCACAGGCCCCCATCTACGCTTCCACGGCTCCGTTCTCTATTGGCTGCCAGAACGTAGGCACGTACCCCTTCCCAGGACAGATCCACAGAGTCACCTTCTGGCAGGATGTGGAGTTGACTGCTGCTGAAGTGCAGCACTACCAGGCAGGTTATTTTGGGTACTTGGACAACAACGGGGTGACCTCACCAACATTTTACACAGGACTTAGTACAGATATTCCTCCATCTATCCCTTTTGCTAAAGCAGACACTGTAATTGAACCATTTATAGGAATGGCTGGTCAGGGGTTTTCTCGTGTAGGAGAATTAGTAGAAGGGGTTGGTGGCATTGCTTGGAATGAACCAACTATAAATCTGTTACCAAACCCGTCTGCAGAATATGTAGATGAGGATCCGGAGGGGCCTGGAGGAACGTACCGTCCATTAGGTTGGGAGTTTCTCTGTAGTGACTGCGATCCTTGGCTGCAAGTATCTGACGATCATTCCGCACACGGTAGCAATGCTATGGTTATTGGTCGTGCAGACGAATTCACTACTGGAGAGGCTTATTCAACGTGTGTCGTTGGCTCTGGTCCTAAAAATTATTATCTGGATTTTAGATCTATGACCTCGGCGCACACCACTCCTGGGGGAACGGGGTTTTTTTCTGTATACGCAGTTAGTTGGAGCGGGGCTGCTTGCGATGGTTCAAGACTAAGCGAGCCGCTGCTTTTAACAGTAGAAGATGTGGAGGGTGCTGGTTGGGTGTGGCATCAGGATGCTTTTACAAGTCACGCAGACGCCGAAAGTATAAATCTGTGGTTTGTTTGGACTGATGGAGAGCCAGCATCCACAATGTGGATAGATGCTGTTCAAGTTAGAGAATCAACATACCCTGTTTACGGGTTTTGCGGGCACAGTGCAACCGCTATAGCGACCTCCGTTTGCGCACAAATCGCTCCGAGTATTGAGCCAAATCCCTTGAATATCTCTAATACAGGAATAAGCTTAAAAGTGATCCAGCCCTACAGCATCAGCGAGATTACTGGCGTAGGTTGGTATGTAATATACTCTAGAGCAACCTCCGGAGCAAACAATTTACCTAATATCCAACTTGATACTGGTGGGGGGTACATCCGTAGTACTGTTCATTCTGGAACTGCTGGGGCGACAGACTCCTGCCGAAACTTTGGTGATCCCTGGGCTAAGGATGTGCAGCACGAGATTCATTTTAGTTACACTAACAACGTTGGCGGAGATGGTTATATCTGGCATGAAGTAGACGGCACGGACTACAATAACTTTATCTGCTTTGGGGTAGGTCCTGGGCGAGGGCTGGTAAACGGGATCGGTACAAGCCTCTGTATCGGCCACCCCTATAGTTATGCAAAAGGCTCTGGTTACGTACAAGATTTTTATGTGTACTTGAGATCTCTTCCCTGATAGGAGACAGAAGATGCATACAATGCTGTTTCTGATTTGGCTTCTTGCCCAAGTAAACCCGTTTCCTGTATATGAAAGTACTACTACAGTAGCTGTTGCAGGTACTGCTACTACAGCCTGCGTGGCTCAGAAGGTTTTGATTTATCAAAATATGACGTTTACGGTTAGGAACACAGGCGCTAATGTCCTTACCGCATGTACGGTAGAGCAATCTGCTGATGGTATAACCTATAGTACTGTATCAGATTCGTGGACAGACTGTAGCGAACTTGCAGCGGGCGCACAAACAACGTGGTCGATAAGTGGACATAGCTTCAAGTACATTCGAGTGCGTGTCACTGCTGCTGCGGCACCCAATAATACAACCGTGTCTTGTATCATCACGGGTAATGCGGGGTAAACCATGCATCGTTTGCTTATTGCACTATTGCTTCCTATACTGTTGGGTGCATCCCCTCCGTCCGTTCTAGAGGGAGATACTCAAACATTTTTAGGTCCAATAAAAGTAGTGGGTGAAATTTATCGGTGGTTGGATAGCGTGTTGGGCACGGCTACTTTGGCGACGGTAGCTCCGATAACCTTATACGTAGAGACTACGGGGAACGATTCGAATGACTGCCTCTCCGTTAGTACAGCGTGTTTAACTATACAAGAGGCCATCAATAGAATCCCTAAAAATATAGGCCACACAGTATCAATAACGGTTGGATCTGGTAATTTTGCTGGTTTTGTTGTCAGTGGTTTTATTGTAACAGACCAAAATCAATTTTCTGTTCAGGGCACACTTGGTGCCTATTCTCCTGCAACAGGGTTGCAAACAGGTGTTGCTGATGGTGCGGGGGGTAGCACCGAAAAACTAGTAGACAGTGATGGTGGATGGACCGTTAACAATCTAAAGGGGTCTCTTTTAAAGATAGGAACCGAATACAGATTTATTAGGGACAATACAGCTACAGAAATAGAGGTAGTTGGTGCATTCTCTGCTACTTGTAACGGAAAAACTTATGAAATTGTTGAGTCTAAAACGGTGATTACTTCCAATGCATCAGTGGGTAGCGCTAGAGTCTATATTACCGCCAATGTAGCACGATCGGGTGGCATTCGAATTCTCAATTTGAAATCTTCTGGAGGGACATATGGGTTCTTTGCAGATGGGACATCTGGGACGCGTTTTCAATATCTACACGCATATGGTTTCAGTGGTGTTGGATTTATAAATCAATTCGTAGATTATGCTACTATATTTGATATAGCCGCTTCCGCTGGTACGGGTACCTCCTACGGCATTTTTATTTCGCACTCACATATGAGTAGTGTCGGTAGGATGTTTTCATTTTCTAGTACTGGGGCCTACGGTATTAGGGCATACTCCACAAGTATAAATTCGCCGTCTTATTGGGTAGTATATGATTTAACTGGCACATCTGTATATGGCATAGCCTTGGAAGCAATGATGAATATGGAATTAACTGGCACCAATAGGATTAAAAATATTACTGGGTCTACAAGTGTATATGGGGCCGGTTTTTATTCTGGGGCCTATTATAAGATAAGTGGAACGCTACTGATAGATACGATTACTAAAACTGGAGCTGTCGATTTAACTACTGGCATTGGCTTATATCAAGGACAACCATGTGACGTAAACCTTCACAATATTACAGTAACAAACTGTACTAGTCATGGAATTTCTGCTACAAGATCTACTAGTATTATGCTCGTTACTGCTAGCCTTACAAATAACGATGGGTATGGTTTGCATGCCATACAAAATTCTAATATAATTTTTCGTAATGGAACGCAAACTGTTTCTGGCAATGCCTTAGGAGGAGTATATGCAGGCACTTCGGCCAAGGTTCTTTTAGACAACACAGATGGGTCAAATACTGGATATGGTATAACCGTTGAACAGGGTGCAAGAGTCACGATTGATAGCGGAACAGGGATTACGGGAACCACAAATAATATTTTGTTAGACGATGTGGAGAAAACCTATGCTGGTGATTTTGCAGTAAACAAAGACACAGAAATTGGTGTGTATGGCTCTGTTGTACAGCGTTATGATGGGCTCGACTTTATGTAGTAATTTTCTAAGTGGTAAATTTCTCGCCGTCCCTTAAATCTTCTCTGTTACCACGCAGTATAATAATCAGCAAATAGGAGGTCCCATGAACAAGCAGACTACCAAGATCCTAAACTCCGTGAAAGAGTTCATTTACAAGTACAAGATTCCTGTAATTCTTGTTGCTTTACTGGTGGTTGCATCTACCGCAATCACCTGTGCGACCTGCGGTGCTTAGCCGCCGTGTACGATTTTACACCTATGTGGACACCTAAAATTAGGCGCATAGCCGAGTGTATGCACCAACAGCGCGAGTGGTGGGTGAATCGAAGGTCTTCTAAGGAAACTGTGCCGTTCGAGGCACTACCAGAATGTGATAAATTGGCCTACAAAATGGTAGCGGAACGCATATTGAAGATCACAGAAGATGAAAAAGACTATTGAAAAGCTTTTTATTGGTGGTATGAAAGTGTTGGGCACATGCGCGTACGTGTTCTGTTGCTTGTGCGCCTATGTGGATCATAAGATTAAAGAAGGCGATAGGTTAGAGAAGCTAGGTATGCGAAAATGACACGTCCCGATATAGATAAGCTAGTGCGTGATGTTTATCTGGACCCGAGCGTGCCTTCTCATGCTCTACGTGCAATAGACACCTTCGTAAGATACATTCAGCACTTAGAACATGAACTAGATTTTACGGAACCTTATGACGCCCCTGCTAAGATAGCGAAGTTGAAGCTGGAGAAGCAGTTCGATCCCAGGAACGTGCCGGAGTTTCTAGATATCGTGAGGAAACAACATGACAAAGATTAGAGTATATGCAAACCAAGAAGATCTTCAACTCGTTTTTGGAGACGAACTATTTGGAATGGATATTCTTAATAACGATCCGTGGGCACTGGCGCAATTGTCCGACATCAACATCCTTTCTAATAAAGAACTTCTTGCTAGCTTTGTTGATGTGAATTTTGAAGGAGAAGGTGGCGTAGTTGTAGCGGCCATTTTCGATGCTTATGACGGCGAATCGTACGACTTTGATACAGTAGTGCATCCTAAGTACCAGGGGCGTGGTTTAGGAACACAGCTAATTGAAATAGCTATGGATCGGTTCAAGAGTGAAATATTAGAGATGAATCCTGATGCGAAGTTACATTTAGACGTAGTAAACCCGGGCATGGTTGATTTTCTAAAAACGAAGTATGGCCTAGAGGTAAAGGAAGAGGTTGGAAGTCACATAATTATGGGTGCTATTCTTGAGTAACCTTTGCAAATTTTGTCATAAGCCGTTTACGAAAACTAGTTCTAGACAAGTATATTGTAAACGACCGGAATGCATAGCTAGAAAACGCGCACGGATGCGGTACGTAAAAAACGTGTTAGGAGTCTCGTGGGCAAGATATGAGAAAAGATAAAATAATACTGTTTCTAGACATAGATGGGGTTCTAATTTGCAAGGGTGAGGAACAGCCGCGTTTAGAGGCTGTTTCTTCTATAAACAAATTAATAAAAATTTTTGATGCATATATAGTTATAACGTCTGCTAGAAGAATTGGAAAATCAACTGAAGAACTTCAAGAAAAAATAGAGAAATACGGTATTTTGGGTATTGTTGTAGGAAAAACAAAAGATGCACCTATTATAAATAGAAGAGGAAATGATATTTATTCTTACATAAAAGAAAATGGAGTACAAAAGTATGTTGTTGTGGATGACGTAGATCCAATTCAACTGATCCCTCCCTTAGATAAAAGTTGTGTTTTGCATGTCCCGTTAGGATTTAGGACCGGAATAACACGAGGTATGGTAGACAGATTCTTGGAGAATAGAATAATATGACTTCCATTAACCATGATCGCACAATACGTATGTTGTATGGTGAGTGTTCTGGGATTGAAGAGTTGGATTGCACTTATTGTGTGTGTACGGTATGTGGATCCTCATATATAGAGGTGTTCCCTAAGCACGCGTTAGATATCAGCAAAATGAAGAAGCTTACTATTGACCAAGCAAAAAATTTGGGTTTATATGAAGGCGCATATAAGGAGCACCTTCTGTGTGAAACGTGCCAACAAAAACGAATAAAACACGAGGATATTTTACAGATACTTAGTTTTGTGTTTTGTGTCTTGTCGGTGATTGCATTGACAGTACTATTCTCTGTTGGAGGAATTCCTTGAGTACAAAGCGAAAAGGCTGGCATGAATACTTTATGAATTTGGCTGAACTTACATCAACAAGGGGCACGTGTGATCGAGCTAGAGTGGGCTGCGTTCTGGTTAAAGATAAATTAGTTATTGCTGGTGGATATAATGGCTCGCTTCCTGGTGCGGATCATTGTGATGATATAGGACACTTTATGCAAGAAGGTCACTGCCGACGCACGAACCATTCGGAAGCAAATATGATAGCTTCCGCAGCCAAACGCGGCGTTTCTACTGATGGTGGAGTTCTCTACTGTACGCACACTCCATGCATTACGTGCCTAAAATTGCTTGTGGCAGCAGGGGTTCATACTGTATATTATCTTAATGAATATAGGATAGAAGATGTGCCAGATTTTGTTAAGGAGAAAGTAAGGTTGGTAAAATTCAACAAGAACCTAGACACTCTTAATGAAGTAATTGTTAGAAAGGATTATTTGTGATGGAAGAACTATATGTAAACACGGAGCGTATGAAGCATCGCCCCGATAAACCAAAATCTAATCTTGAATTTTGGAAAGTGTGGGTGCCTGTTATAGTTACGCTTGTAACTGTGTTTGGCTCTCTTGTTGGTATTTACATCCAGGGAAATAAATCTGCTTCTAAGATCGAGTACATAGTAAGCCAAATCAATGATGCAATAATTCCTAGGCTAGAAAAAGCACTTGAAGGTAATAATACAGAAATAAAGATTTTGCGTGAGCGGGTGGCTGTTCTAGAAAAAATGAGCGAGGTTCGAAGATCTAGAGTAGTTCCAACCACATTTGGTTTTGGTAATCCATTGGATCTTCCGGCACCTGCTGTAAAGACGCTTTCTAAACCAGCTACAGAGGCACTAAAGACTTCTACTAAATATGATATACCTAGATTGCAACATGAACAGGTAGAGTAATCATGAAGAAACTGTTAATATCCGCTATTGCTGTTGTTTTTCTGTTTCCGTCCGCTGCTTATGCTGTTGCCTGCGTATCAAACGGAACTGGTGGTGGCAACTGGAGCGATGAAGCTACATGGACTGACGCCTCGTGCGGTGCAGCACATTTTCCTATATCTGGAGATTCTGCTACCATAGCCGCAGGAGACACAGTAACAATAGATGGAGATCTTACGGTAGGCACTTCTCCCGCAAGTGCTGTTACTTATGATTTAGATATTTCTGGCACGCTGTATTGGCCAAACAATCCAGGCATAGATATGATTTTTACACTACAGTCCTCCATGAGAATAAACGCGGGAGGCATATTCCAGATTGGGGATTCTGGAACCCCGTTAAATTCTGCAGTTCGTGCCCACATACTGTTTAATAATACATCTCCTGTCCCCGATCAAAAATACAAAATTCTTGTAAATGGTGGCAAATTGTATGTGTATGGGAACTCAAGTTATTTTATGACATCAGGAGCAAATTACAGGGCAAGGATTTTTGGGTGCATTCCGGACTGCAACGCCGGTGCCGGTAGAACTATAATGCTAGACCGTGCTGTATATTGGCCTGCATCAGCCAGTCTCACACACGATGCGATATTGATCGGAATAGGAGGCAACGTATCAACTGCCCCGGCTGCTGGTGACGATGGGGAACTAATTACTAGTTGGGGATCTCCTGGTTCTAGCAGCATCAACGGGGTAACACTTACAGAAAATCATATGATTGGGGATATTGTAGTAAACGTGTCCCGAAACGTTCTCTTTCAGGCGGATAGTGCTACTTATCATAGCATAGTAGAAACAACTGCTACAAATAATCCATACGATATAAATTATGCGAGGTTCGATGAATTTGGAGATAACACTACCACAGGATCTGGTATAACATTCAATGCTGCATCTAATACTGTTGGAACAATAAATCATGTATCCGTAACTAATTGTGAAGATGGTGCCGGTACTACTTGTTTTTATATTAACTCTTCTGGATGGACTAAATTTGAAGGAAATACGGCATATGAATCAAGATCAACTGGAAATGGATTTTATTTTTTAGGTAATCAGTATCCAGCAGGAACATTTGAAATAAAAGATTGTACATATATTGAGGGACCACTAGGAAATGGAGATGGTATTGAATTCGCTTCAAACACTGTAAAAACTGATTTAACTGGATTTTGGTCATCTAACGCAAATTCTGGAATAAAAATAACTGCATCATATACTGATACTTATTCTTGTATTCTTCATGCTACCACTACTTATGGGGTACAAATTACAAGCCCAAATTCTACGTATTATCAGTATGTAAAATTAAAAATAGATTCATGTGAAATAAGGAATAGTGAATCGAATTCAATATATTTGCTCTCATTTGCAAATTTAATTTATTCAAATAATGATATAGATGGAGCAGAAGCTACTTGCTTCAATGTTGCTGGTAGTTTTTATGGTTATTTTGAAAATAATACTTACGATAGATGCAATACGAGCAATACAACAAACAGAGCAGGATTTGAAATACTTAATTCTGACAATAATTTTGATGTATATGCAGTAAATGAATCATTTGGAGCAACAACCGCAAACAATAAATCAAATATAAATATAGATTCACCAACATTCAATGATACAATTACTGGATCTAATAGATATGTATGCAACAATTGCTTACTCGCAGAAGTTAATAATCCGATTACATGTAGCTCAATGCCAACAGATGGAATAATTATTCCATGTCTTACATATAATAATGCCGTGTATATTCCAGAGGAATCTTTTTATTCATTACATAATAAAGATCAAGTTGAAAATGCAAATTACGGATGGGGTCCTGGGGGAATGGTATTTACTAGAGAAACCGTGACTGTCGTGGATAATACATTGAATGTTAAAGTTCAGCCAGGAAACGCTACTGACTATGGGTACCTTCCTTTAGGAACTATAAGCGTTGTGCAAGGACAAACTGTTACTGTAAACGTACAAATACGCAAAGACGAATCTCAAAGTGCAGGATTTCGGCCAAGATTGGGTTTAGAAGGGGCAGGATTTAACAGGTACACCACATACGATGAAATGAGCGATGCTATAAACACATGGGAGACGGTCACTGTCACTGGTGTGGCCACTTACTCTGGAAGCGTTCATATTTATTTAGGCGTTAAAAATAATTTGTCTGGTGCGAACAACTATGAGCCGGAATGGCCACCAACACTAGAAATATATGCAGATGGAATCAGTGTTACAAAGACAGGGCCATGAATAAAGAAATTGAAAATATACTTAGTTTTTTGTGTTCAGAATTGAAGAGTGTAATTGAAGGAGTGTTTTACAATGATACTACCTTCAACAATGAATTGTGTGTTTATGTAATTGTACGTGAACATTTTAACAGGTTCTATGAAAAAATACTATTAACAGAAGGAAAAATAAATCAGACGTATAAAACACCAGTTACAATACATGTGTGGGCATCTCAAGGTCGCACGATAGAAAAATGCAGACCTCCTAGTACCAAGCAGTGGGTATCTAAGTGACTCCGTGGGGTGATGGGCTTCCTGGGTTAGATGACGTCCCGATTGGTGGGTGGGGCGACGGACTTCCTCTTGGGCCGTCTACTGTTGGACCTCAAGTCGTGTCTGCTGTGGCTGTGGATTCTACTACCACAAGACTTACCTACAATAAAGAAGTACAACATTCAAACCCAGGTAACATCAACGATTCTTTGAATCCAGCGAATTATGCTTTTTCTGGTGGTTTATCTGCGGTGAGTGTGTCTGTTAACCAAGCCAATCCAACTGTAGTAGATATTATAGTAACGCCTGCAATGGAGAACATTAACTACACTGTTGTAGTGTCTAATGTAGAAGATCTTGCGGGCAATCTGGTAGATCCACTATATAATTCTGCTACGTACTTGGGACCGGAAAATGACGAAGCCAACGATTTTATTGCTGAAATACTCATTGGTGATGAGGTGGTGTGGAGTGCAAACAGTTTTGTAAACCAACAAAAAATAAAAATTGACGTGGCACGATTTTACGGTAAATTTCCTCTAACGTTTAGGATAAGGGGTATTAGGATATGAGAAAAAGAGACGTGGACTGCAAGCGCATAAGAGAGCGCATTGTTGCTCTGCTTGAAAAGGAACCGTGGCTTACTAATTACACCATCAGCCAACGATTTGGATGCCCTGTTGACTATGTAGGAGACGTAAGACGTTCTGCCGGTAAAAAGTCTCCTAGAACTGAAACACTTACTGATACAGACTTCAAGAAATCAAGATTTTCAAAGCTAATCAAAAAACTAAGAAACAACCCTCATTACATAACTGAGCGTAAGAAATAATAGTACACAAAGACATACTAAATGTTGATGCAGGCATACTTGTACATCAAGTAAATCTGTGCGGGGTTATGGGTGCTGGTGTAGCCAAGCAAATTAGACTAAAGTATCCACAAGTATTTACAGAGTACAGTGCAGCTTGCGCACACAATAACTGTGGATTGGGTGATGTTCAATTTGTTGAAATAAATGAGTATTTGTACGTGTGTGATTTGTTCGGTCAAAGAGGGTATGGCAGAAATGAACTACACACTGATTATGCAGCACACAGAAAAGCGTGGCCGCTCATTAAGAACAAGTCGAGTGAACTGCAATTAAAAGTGTTTGCGCCTTACATGATAGGGTGTGGTTTAGGTGGTGGTAACTGGGACGTCTTGCGACCGATAATAGAGTCAGCGTGCGATGTAGTATGGTGCCGAAAGTGAAAAGGAAAGGTACACAATGGAAGCCATAGTTGTAGACAAATTTATTGATAAACGCACCGACCCAGTAAACCTGACGGTCTATGGGGACCTGCACGAAGACTCACGCATGTGTAACATAAAGAAGCTGCACGAACATATGAATCATCGAGCGAAATTAAAGAATGCTATGTTTGTTGGTATTGGGGATATGAGTGACTGGATTTTACCTTCTGATAAAAGATACACACCATCAAATACACGTATAGATGCAATACACCCAGGGTACGATGATTTGATTGATCGTGAAATAATGCGACAGGCAGAGTTCTATAAGAAGTTTCCGTGGGCTGTGCTGGGAATGGGCAACCATTGTCTGAAACCACTAAAAGTGCATTACACCAACCCAGCAGAGAGACTGGCACAAATACTTGGATGTAAATATGGTGGGTACAGTGGATTTTTGAGGATTCGCATAAGACAAAAAGGTAAGATGAAGAATTATGTATCTAGTGATATCGTTGGCTCAGTTACCATACTCTACCATCATGGTGCGTGGGGTGGAAGAGTAATAAAGGGTTTTGGTGGTGCCAGGGATTGGGGTAGGGCGCATGAAGGATGGGACGTTCTTTGTTATGGGCACTCACATCAAACAGTAGTACATCAAGAAGTCAGAAAAATGATGACACACAGAGGAAACATCGTAGACAAAGACGTGTATATAGTAAACTGCGGCACATTTTACTCTGGTGTTGCGGATGGTGGTCCGCCATCCTATGCAGAGAGAGGTGGCTTTCCACCAGTTTCGGTGGGAGCCCCTCTTATTACCATAACTCCGTGTGAACAATCCATACCACACATATCCATAAGTGTTGGAGACTGCTAATATGAACATTGGAATAGCTGGGTTCGGGTTTGTGGGTCAGGCTGTGTATGCTTCTTTGAAACCTGAGTACAAAAAACAGTGCATTATTTATGATCCCCCGAAAGGTTTTGATAATTTTGACCAACTGATTGCCAGCGATTTTGTATTTTGCTGTTTGCCGTCACCAACCATAAAAGACGAAAACTTAGGAATAAGTGGTCTTAGACAGGACTTTTCTGCATATGAACAGTTTTTCAAAGCAGTAATTGGTCAATTAAAAAACAAACAAACTGTATTTATAGTAAAAAGTACAGTGCTGTATAGCAATATACTCCCTTATTTATCACAGCTAAACATAGTAATGAATCCAGAGTTTCTGAACCAAAATACGTCTATTGAAGATTTTATGAATCAAAAATGGGTGTTGTTGGGAGGAAGGACGGACCGCTGTTGCCAAGTTAGGGATATGTATGATGAGTGCTTTGACCTTGGGTACACTATATGTGAATTTTGTAGTGAAAAGGAAGCCATAGAGGCAAAATACATTCACAACTTGTACCATGCGTATAAAGTACTGTTTTGGAACTACGTACAAGAAGTAACCGGCAATGAACGAAAGATTTATGATTTGTACAAGAAAGTGTTGAAAGAACCAACTGATATGGCCAAAATTTGTGCAGATGGCTCACCTGGATTTGGTGGAGCATGCTTTCCAAAGGATTTGGCCGCCTTTGACGGAGAATTTCCGCATATGTTGACCAGGTTCATGCAAGAGTACAATCACCGATTAAGGTCGATGGGCTTCAAAACAAATCTTTAGTTCGAACTTTAATATTTAGTTCGAACCTTCAACCTCCCTACGAAATAACAGCGTATTTAGGAGCATGAAACGTTTTGTCCGACTTGTGTTATAATGGAGGTGTTGGATAACTGCATAAGGAGTTGTGCAATGTATAATGTAATAATTCAAAGATTGTGGAATTGCATTCTATGGTTATTTTACAAAGAAAGACGATCAATAGGTTGGTGGATTAAGAACCTTGAAAGAAGGACTGGCGGCAAAACAATAAATATACCACAAAGTGTGCAGTATGGAAATCTGCTGGTCATAACACACGATGGCTGGAAAATCACTGATCACAGTGGTAATGGAACCGGTTTTACGCTCATGCACTTACAATCTGGGAGGGTGTTGATAATAAGAAAATAACTATCTTTACTGATTATTATATGTGTAGTATAATGTGTACCAGGAGGTGCTTATGATGGGTAGTGCTGTAAAGTTTATGAGAATGCTTTCTGAGGCCAAGACTGAAGAAGAAGTGACCAGAAAGTGGACCAAGAGACGAGTCTTGCAATTCGCAAGTGGTGTGAGGAAAACTGTATCGAAATGGGCGGAGGTTGGTGACATATGGGCAATTCAATGAAACATAAGCTGTTTTGGGTTGAGTATAACAACGGTAAAATCGAAAAGAAGTACAAGATTTTCAAGAATGTTAAAGACCGAGACAATTTTTCTAAGGAGCTGGTGAAGAAGGAACATTTTGTCGCTTTCAGGACATGGGCGTGTACATAGTTCGGTGGAGATTAGCCATGCAATTTGTTTATGACGATGGTGGGCGTGCTGCTGCAGGGTTCAAGGGAGATGCCGGTGATTGTGTTTGTCGTGCTATTGCAATTGCTTGCCAGAAACCTTATTTGGAGGTGTACGACGCACTGAATGTGTGTGCAAAGGATGAACGTATTACAAAGAGACGGCCAAAAAGATCAAGTGCACGTACCGGTGTAAATAAGGGTATCATCAAAAAGTACTTGGCTGGTATTGGTGCTAAGTGGGTGCCGACCATGCACATCGGTGCGGGCTGTAAAGTACATTTACGAGACGGGGAAATTCCGATGGGCAGGCTGGTGGTGCAGGTTAGCAAGCACCTGGTGGCAGTAATTAACGGCGTAGTTCACGATACCTACAATCCAGATCGCGACGAAAGCAGGTGCGTGTATGGGTACTGGTGGGTGGTGCCATGAGTCGTAAAGAATTACTCGATGATAGATTTGTTCGGTGGGAGGTGGTGGTCTGTGACAAGTGCGGCGCAGAGTGGACTGTAGATGTTGCTGAGAAACGTGGGTGGGATTTAGACAACAATGGACGTGATTTTTGTAATTACTGTGCTGTTGCGAAAAAGAAGAAAAATGTTAAGTATTAGATAGTCTTTCAATCTCTCTATTTACATACCACGCCGCTTTCTGTAAATCTTCAAGTTGATTGTTCTTCAAACCAGCGCGCCACAAATATTTTATGGCATTGCCGATGTTGAAATTGAAGTGTTCTACCACCGTGATACACTCTACACCTGATGGGTGACTGTTGTAGTGTGGTGGGTGATTCACTTTTTCTTTCTTTGTCATTAATACAGCACCTTGTGTTTGGAGGTGTCCACCAATTCTATGTATATGCTTGAATTCATGGACTTTGCTAGTTTTACCATCATTCGAAGTGTGAGTTTGGCTGGGCTTATGGCTATGGCTCGCAATTCCTTAACAGTCAATCCGAGTTCTTTTGATAGTATATCATAGTTGCACCGGCCGACTTCTTTTGATGCCTGTCTGAGTTTGTCTGTGGCATATGATATAGACTTATCCACTATCTGTTTGTTGATGTGATATAGTTCAATGTTGACCTCTTCCTCGGTCATGTATTCAGCCTCATTTTGGCTATGCCGTTACCGGTAGTAAACCACACGTCTCTGCACCCAAGCTCCCTTAGGTATGCAGAACAACACGGACACGGCTTGCTGTTTTTCAATATACCTTTCTTTGACATTCTGACATTCAAAACCTCCCAAGTCTTGTTTTGATTCAATATTCCTTTGGCTTTTCTGTAGGCATCAGTCTCTGAATGTATCTTTCCATATTTTGGGTATCCATGATAAATCAAAGGATCAGCCGACCTATTGTAACCCACTTCTACTATAGCGTTGTCTTGTACCACAAAGGTGAAGTGTGCATGATACCTGATCTGCGGGTGTCTCTTCTCGAATATTTTCTTTCGAGCCCTGGCAACGCACTCGCGTATAACAGTATCCTTCATGCAGACTGGTTGTACTATTACTATGCTCAATAGTAAATATACGAGGATTTATGATCTTGTTGCTGTGTTTGATTAAATTATTGTGAAAGGCGGGTAAATGCATGGAAACCGTAAGTAATATCATAGACCAGGCATTTTTGAAATCATTAGAAGAACGGATAGTTGCGTTTGTGCTAGATGACAACCACATTTACCTGTTCCTTGGTCTTATATCTATAATGGCGTTGCTTAGGTATGTACCATATTTTCAAAAAGTGGTTTTTACAGAGTCAAGAAAATGGTTAGCCGCTCCAATAAACGTAGCATTGAGCGTGGTTGGTGTATTTCTACTGAGTATGACGCCTGCTACCACCACGGGTTTGAAAATCGTGGTAGTTGCGGTTGAGTCTACGTTGGCAACCTTCTTGTATGAAGCAGCTCTGAAGAGACTCATTAGCATGGTACAAAGTAGATTAGAAAAGTACAAGAATGGTGATGCTGCGCCGCCCACCGTATAACCGAATGGTGTTGTGTAAGTAATGTCCCCGCACTGGATCAGCCCCTTCCGCGTAAGAAGAGTAACCAACATACTTAGTTTTGGTGTTCGCCAGAACTATGAATTACTGAACACTGGCGGCGAGGCGATGTTTCTGTTGAAACGCATGTCTCGCTCCAATGCCACTTTTCAATTAGCAGACAGACGAATAGATACCATCACACAAATAGCTTCCGGAGGGTCATTTAGTACCGACCCAGAGACTGGTGATTATCGGTGTAAGCTGTGGGGATCACACTCAGATCCAGACACAGCTTATCCAGATCTTGGTACTCTTACATGCACTGTTCAAGCCAGTGGCGGGGCAGCCGGTGTCTGGGATCCTGCCATAGATAAATATAGCTTCATATTAGGCGCGGAGGAGTATTCACCAGATATTTTTCAAAATCAAATCGAGTCTGACGGAACAGAACTAGAAGATGCTGTGTATATTGTGTTTAATACGCCGCCATTTTCTTTGGATGATATAGCTATTTTTAATTATGGTACTATCAATCCACAGGTTAAATTTAACAGGATGCAACCCATCATAGATAGTTATTCGGTATTCAAAGATTCACTGTTTTCGTATGAACAGTGGTTGGACCCAAATTCAAGGATAAGATCTAGAAAGCAACCCAATAGACTGTTGGTGGCGTTTCCTGGTACTTTGATGGATTTCAAGGTAACAGATGGTGGTCTTATTAGACAGATGCAAGATACCTATTGGACTGTGCCGCCTCCGTACGGACCAAAAGTTCAAGAACACGACATATTAGTTCGTGAAAGTTCAGGGCAGAGGTTTCAGATTATAGATTTAACACCGATTTATGTAGAAGATATATTAGTTTCACAGCACTTTTCGTTGAGTGAGTATGATCCAAAGTCGTCAGTGTATGATATAGAAGTGCAAACGGTGTGACATGGCTTTAACTATGGTGTACAGAGGTATTGAGTTTATACGAGAATACGTAGCGTTATATTTGAAAGCAGCATTTATGGCAAATACTAAAGGTGCTGTAATATTTACAGACGGAACCAACAAAATTACTTTCAGTAGAGAACCGCACGTGTCAGTTGCACAGGAGTGGGTTGAACGAGAAATACCATCAGTGTTGATTGGTAGTCCCAGCGGTGAATTCGGACTTAGAACTTTTGCCAATGATTTACTCAGGAATGATGACAACACAGAAGGAACGGGAAGTGCGTATAAATATACAGGTGGTGATATAGAGCTTACCCATGAAATAGTGATACGCTCCAAAACCGCCGCAGAACGTGATAGACTGGTTGATACTGTTTGTTTGTTGTTGTCACACCCAGATGCACGTGCATTTTTTGGAAAACAGAACATAGCGGTACCTAAACCTCCTTCAATAGGTGGTTATAGGGAGATAAATGAACCAACCATAGATTATCCTATATATGAAGGTACTCTATCTTTTTATACGTGCGGATATTGGCAAGACAAAGAAGAGTTGGGTGAGAAACTGTTGGATATCATAGTCGAAGTAATAACATATATGGAATGATGACTACGCCCATTAATAAAAAGAAGTTCTTTTGTGTGACAATGTAAACACGTAGTTTCTGAGGAGAGCAAACCATGGCAGAACGAGTACCGGGCGTTATAACAACGATCACTGATGATACTGGTCGGATAGTGCCCCCCACCTTTAGACGGTACGTTACAATCATCGGTGTTGGAGATGCTTACAAGCTTATTCAGAACCGCAGAATGGTACGTGGTGCAGGCACCAACGACGCAATTCCTACCGTTACTCAAGTAAACACAATTGTGTCTGTTGGTGATTTACCAGGCATTTCAAAATATATTGATGGTGCCGACTATCAATTGTCTGGTGATGAAGTAGAATGGTTGGCTGGCGGTGATGAACCGGGTGCTGGTGATGCGTATTACCTAACTTTTACAGAGACTCGTCCGGCAAGCGCGTATCAGCCCATTCTATATTTCAATGACAACCTTGCAATTGCCAATCACGGCAACGTACTTATGACTACTGGTCAAATCAATGATGTTACTAAAGGCGTGCAATTGGCTTTGGAAAACGGCGGTAAAGGTGTAATAGCTTTACAATTAGACTTGAGAGCTGCAGTCAATCCAAATGCACCAACCGGGCAGGAGCTGGAAAACGCTTTCTTGGCCTGTATTGACAAGCTAGAGCGCATTACTGATGCCAAGCTGTTAATGGTGGGCATGTCAAGCGGTGTTATGCAAACCGTGACTGCCGCCAATATCCTGTACAGTCATGCCATACTGGCTTCACAGCCAGAGCGCAAGCAATGGCGCACGGTGATGATGGCCATGCCTGCTGGTACTAGTTATTTGGAATTTGTGGCTGCACAAGCAGCGTATGCTAATTCACGGATGGTTGTTCCGGCCATACCTACGAATCTGTCTATGCCGGGTTTGCTTGGTACCTATGATTCTCGGTATTACTGTGCTGCGCTCGCAGGAAAGCTGCTGTCAGGTGGTGTAGGCGACACATATTACGATGAAATAATCTCTGGTATCACCTTTGGTGACTCTTACAACTACACGCCAGACGAATTAGAGTACTTGGTGCAACACAGTGTGTCCCCAGCCAAGTCCTTGTCTGGTGTGGTCAGAAACGTGGCCGCATTCACTACTGATGGAACCAGTGCACTTACTGAGGATTTGGGCGTACAAGATATCAAGGACTACACTGCGTATGCTTGGAACAAGAAGTTGTGGGAAGTATTTCGCAACAAGCGGTCTGCAATTGGTTTAGCTGGTGAGATAAAGTCTGCTTCTGAGAACTTCTTAGATACTTTTATTGATAAAGGTACCATAGCTAACCACAGAAATGTGGCTGCATACCAAGATATAACTGAACCGAGGAAGTATCGGGTTACTGGACAGATCTTGCCGGTGTTTGGTGTTGGGTGGATGGACGTTGACTTCGTGTTCTTTATGTCATTTGTATGATAAACAAGGCGGTGATACATGGGATACCCACAAGTCAGTGTACCTGAAACCTCGAAAGTAGTTTCGTATGCTTACAGCATTACTGTGAATGGTGCTGCAATCGGCTCGTTTGAAAACTTTTCTTCACGTTCACAGCGTGTGGTCGAACGTGTACGCGAAATTTTATTTTCTCGTGGACCGGAAACAGTAGAGTTGCTGTGGGGCGGCACCGACACTAGCATCGACCTGCGATACGTGGAGATGTACGAAAAGTCGTGTTTTGAGGCCATTGGTTACCCAGTGTATGCTCTTGAGGACATGAATTTCCCAGTTACTATTATTGAAGTGATGAAGCTGCCAGACTCTATTGGTGGCATTCGTCAGATTGAATACATTGATGCTGTGTGTGAATCCTGGGGCAAGGAGCTTGAGGCTGGTGCGCCTAAAGTGGTTTCATCTATGACTTTCCAAATCAGGAAGGTGAAGGGTACCAGGCTCAGTTGATGCAATGTTTTCTTAGTACACGAAACGAACAGAGGATGACATGACCACTGAACCTTCCAAGTCTGACATCAGCACACCTAAAAGCAAAGACGCAGAATTTTTTAGAAACAAAAGCTTGGCTGCTATAGAAGATCTGTTCCGTGTGGGGTATACTGAATCGGGTGATATAGTTGTATTTAGAGATGAGTCAAAAGAGATAGAAATTACAGCCAGATTTAGGACATTGACCCCTACCGAGATCAGAGACGTAGAGGAAATAGTTAGTAAGTATGAATCTGCTGGTGCCAAAGGTGTTATGCAAGGTGTAGAAACACTGGCTCGTGCTATAATACACATCAACGGCAGACCACTTATATTACCGACCAACGAAGTTGAGGAGTTGAAAAAGCAAATAGGTAGAGAGCCTGACAGACTAGATCAGGCTCGGGAAATACTCCACAACAAAGTGCGAAGCTGGTATGTACTTGATGCGATGTTTGACGCGTACCAAGAGTTTACTGCTGAGCTGGACGGGTATTTTGAAGGTCTAAAAAAAAAGTTGAAGAGTCAACAGCCTTCCAGCTCGACTGGTCAATCATAAGGTACTTCAAAGTACTGCCTACAGATCCAAACTTTCAAAATCTAAGCCCACTTCAAAAAATAATACTGTCTACATTCATACAACGTCAAGAGGGGTATGAATATGACTTACAAAAGGCCATGCTAAACCAGTTAAAGATGTACATACGTCCAGAAATGTACGTTGAAGAGTTTGGCTTGGGGGATGACAAGACAGGTAGAACCAATTCGGAGTTTGAACAGCACTCCCAAACGGCCAGGATGACTGGGAAGCCCTTACTATCCAAGGAGATGAAAGAGGCCGTCCGGAGGGCCTGGGAAGGCCGGGAAAGGGTAAGAGGAAAGTCGTGCCTGTTCCCCGACCTGCAACAGCCAAAACAACGCCCCGAAGCGCCACTGCCTGTTGGCGCGGTGCGTCAAATAGTGCTCGATCCGGATGGTAATGTAATACATGAAACGGTGGTTACACCGGATGCCCCTGCATCCGATAAAATAAAATCTGATGAAGAAGACACTCCACTAGGATAAGTACTATATGGCTGGCGACGTATTTACCGTAGACACAAAAGCCTTTGCGCAGGCTAATGAATCCCTGAAATCTATGCAGGGTAGTACCGAGAAGGTACGCAAAGGTATGGGTGATGTAGTAAGTGCTCTGCAGCTACTTTCTAAGACACAACAAGAAATAAGCAAGTCAGCCATAGTAGACCCCAACGCAAGTAAGGTGGTGGCAGATTTACGCAAGCAGCTTGAAGCTGTGGGGGTACAGGCCAGAACTATAGCAATAGCATCTAACAAAGAAGTAATCAATTACCGGCAGTTGGGCATAATGGACAAGCTTAGGGTCATGATGCTGTCTGCGCAGTCTGACAAAAAGAAGCGGATGGTAATGTATGGCGGCCAGATGATAGAACTGGCTGCTAAAGAAAATTCATTATTAAAAGCGTCTGCTAGTTTGTGGAATAAGAGCAAGCAAAGCATAACTGGTGCTGTTCGTGGTGTTACAAGTTATGCCACGTCTATGACAGGAGTAACGCTTTCTCTTACTGGTATAATAGCACTTTTGTTGGATATATACAACAAGAGTAACCGTATTGGTGCTATGAGCAGACAAATTACAGCGCAGTGGGGCTCTACCAACACAGGCATGAAAACAGCCTCGCGTGCTATGGCAGACCTTAGAAGCAGTTTCTACATGACTGTTGATGCTGCAGGTAATATAGCTACATCCATAGCCAGGTCCGGTTTTGAAGAGAAAAACCTGGCCACTATAGCTAAAGACGCTGCTGCCATAGAACTGCAACATGGCATAGCTGTACAGGATCATGCACAGCAGGTTAAAAACTTGGCCACCAGTTATGGCATGACTGCCGATTCTTCCTCCATGCTGCTGCACTTTGTGCGCGAAACCAGCAAAACGGTGCCTTACCTCAGCATGCAGGAAGTAAGTCAAGACATGGCTGAGTTGATACACTCTACTCGCGCATTCAACAGTGACCTGCTCGGCACCATTTCTATGTACAATACTTTAGCAAGACAGGACATAGCCGAGAAACTTGGATTAGGGAAGATGCCTATTGACATGCGCCGCGACATGATAAAAACTGCCGCCGCATTTTCCCAGAACTTGAATAAGGGGTTGCAGGCAACACTTGGTGAAGGAAGGACAGCGGCAGAACGTATACTGAGTTTCCGCAAGATGGAAACGCCTGAGCAATTCTCAAAGATGGCTGGGTTTATTACTAAGAGTACTGCTGGATTTAAAGGTGCCGAAAAAGAACTTGCTACTATGCAATTGCTGGAGGAGTTTGGGTTCAACCAGGATGAAATGAACGCTACTTTAGCAGAAGCTTTTGCTGGTGGTGGGTTTGAGCCAGAAAATTTGCAGGCAGTGATGGATGAAATAGCTGCCTCACGCAAGGTAGCTGAAGACGCTCAAAAGAACGAAAAAACTGCTCGTGCTAAATTGTACAAGGATGCCGGTCGCATAGCATATGGTTTGGAAAGTCTTGAAGATAAACTGAAGAGAGCCATCGAAAATTCGATGTTGGGTGCTGCTGGATGGAAAGACATACAAGCAAACTTGGAAAAGATAGCTTCGTGGGCTCTTGAGAACATACCGAAGTTGTTTAGAGATGCTGTAGACTTGCTGTCAAACATACTTGATGTGTTGGATTTTGATAAGCACGACAAGAACATCGCAGAAGGAAAAAAGACTATCGCAGGAACGATGGTATCTGAAGGTTTTGGTGCAACAGCAAAACAAGCACTTGGGCAATTCAAGCGCATTGAAACTCAATTGGTTGGTATTGGTCCAAAAGGCCCTGTAGCCATGACAAATTTGCAATCATTGATACAGGACATTAGACTTGATCCTAAGTCTGTAGAAGATATGGCTAATTCTTTGAAAGATGTGATTCCAGAAATTGCCAGGATGCGTATTGGTGAAAAACGCGGACTTATTACAAATGTGGCCCTTTCACAGCTTGCTACCACTGGAGTTGGAAGCCACGCACAAGAACTTGGCGTACCACAAGCAAGTGAATTGGAGACGTTTGTAATAGCTTTGGCCAGGGGTGAAATGGCCACTGCCAACAAGATTCTGCGAGCGCAGCTCAGAGAAAAAGCAAACATCAGAGAACAAGTTACACAATTGCGCAGTGCTTATGCTAAACATCAAAGTGGTATGAACTTCTGGACAACCAGTCCAACAGAAGCCGCTGAGTTAGCGGTGGCTGAATTTAAAGGTAAAATGTAAATATGGCTATAATAGATTCATTGGCTGATTTTGCTCCGTCCGTAAACCAGGAGCGCCTTACTTTTAGGCGTTTTGATGGGTTGGAACTGGCCAAAGCTGCAGAAAAAGGTACAGTCATCAGTCCTAAGTATGTCACTACAGTAACCTTATTAATAAACCCTACTGAGTTGTCCTGGAGTAGCACAAAGCTCACCAACAAAGTGCCCTCAAACTCTCCTGGCAGATTTATTGTGTTTAATTGGGGGAACGATTTAGATATGTTAAACATATCTGGTACCACAGGTAACATGGATCCTGCCACTTCCGTTGCTAATACCCCTGATCAATTGGCCAGTTTCGTGAATGGTCTGTCGGGTCAAGTTGTTGAAGGATTTCATTCACCAGAAGTGCATAAAGCAGAAGTACTAACGCTCAAAACATTAATAAAATCTTTTAACTATTTTCAGTTACTAGATATGTCCCCGAAGTATAGGACCTTTAAGAAGTTGCAAGAAATGTACAAAATATCTGATCCAGATTCAGATGTGGTTACGTTAGAGATGTGTGAACAAATTTATCGCGGGTACTTTTCAGAATTCCGTTTTCAAGTACAAGAGCGCATGCCTTGGGTGTGGACTTACAACATGAGCTTTATCATATTACAGGACTTGGCTTTGTTCGATCCTAAACAGGATGGAACCTTTCCAACAGGTGCTGATATTCGTACTAAGTGAGCAAATCACAGAATGTCTAATGCTCAAGCACTCTCAGGTCTTATCCTGCAGGCACTGTATTCAGGGAAACTGAAACACGGCTTTGGTGACTCTGAAGATAGAAGGATAGTTAATCATCCTAGAGTAATATACGGTCTGTCATCATCGGATCCTGAAATACCATATGTTATACCCAACGAAGCGTTTACACCTCGATTTTGTGTGTCGTTCGATTTTACCCACACGTTTACCACTGCTGGCATAGGATTTAAAAGGCCGGTTTCTGAAGATACGTTGTATCGGGTTGGTTCTGATCTGTCTCGGTTTTTTAGATACTATTTTGAGTATGTATTGTCATACGGAAAATCAAACAAAAAATCGGCAGAAAGTAGATTGGTAGACTGGAGCATAGGTGTTTATGAAGATGATTTAAATTTGTTTGTTAACTGGATGATTAATTTATTTATATCTAGTGTAACCACAAACTCCGCCATTCATCAAATTGGTAGTGCTGTTATTGAAATAAATGACAACAACACGTATAAATACAATAACAGGAACAGGCTGTTTTATGACACATCATTTAGTATACTGAGCCAATTGTTTGTCCCAATGGTGCCAGTAATGATTTGGGCCAAGGGCAGACTGTACCCCAATTACTGGTTCCCCATTTTCGATGGGTTTATCACTGCTCCCAACATAGCTACGCGTGGCGGCTTTCAATCCATTACACTGAACTGCAAAGATTCTCTTGAAATCGCCAGGATTAGCACTGAGATGGTAAATCCATCCATTTTGCAAATAGAAGAAGTAAAAACACAACAAAGCATAAACATTTTCAACATGCCATTCTATGGGTTAGATCATTTTGACATTTTTCTGACCATGTTTCATGGCGGGAAGCTGGTATATCACGCTGAAAAAAACAGGCTGGTGCCGTCAGACCCGGAATTTCACAATACTAGTGCTACCAACTTTTCTGCTCTTTTAGGCTTCAACCGCATAGACGATTATCAATCACGCCTAAAGCCACATGAGATAGCACAGACAAAGTATGCTATTCACAGAGATGATTTTAGCCTGAAAAAGGCCATAAAGCAAACTTCGTACACAGAAAGAAAACGCAACACCGTTATGTGGGGCAACAAAATTACTCCATACCGCATTTTGAATTATGCGGCCCCTAAGGTATATGAGGCCGAATTTTCTTCAAGACTTGAGGTTATGCAAAACGTAGCACAGATGACCTATTATGATTTGTACGTGAATGGGTACGGCGATGTGTGTTACCACCCCATGAGACTGTCCAATGAATTCCTGAGGAACGAGGCCATTTACAAGTCCGGTGATCAAAACGCCGAAGAGTTCAAACAAGCATTTCCAGGTGTAAATATAATTGGACCACACGAGTGTACGTCTACTAACGAGCTGCTGAATATCGACGAGCTGACTACATTCTTGCGGCTTACCGGCAAACATCCATTCTTTTCTAGTGAAGTAGCTGAGACGCTGTTACTGACAGGATCTGCTGTAGATGAGAATCTGTGGAACCGGTTTGGGTACAGAAGAAAATCTCTTACTAACCCATTGTTTAACATAAACGTCGAACTATTCACAAAGAACGGTAAAAAAGTTCGTTTTATGGACATGGCTGCTCGTATTTTAATGAGCTTCATGAATGCAGAACTTCATACCCTATCATATAGTATGATTTTTAGACCTGAAATGCGGTTGGCATTTCCAGTATTGAACCCCTACACTTCAGATGTATTTTACTGTCAATCGCTGTCACACAACATTACTGTAAACGGTGAAGCTACCACCACAATCAACGGTGGGTATGCACGCAAAGAGCGTGAAAGTCCATCAGACTTATTTAGCTTCCTGGTGATGTCGCAGAGACTGTTTGACTTGAACGGGAAACTTCCTGTACCACCAGCCTCATTCAACGCAGAAAGTGTAAAAGAGTATTATGAATCAAACTTTGGAATTAGCAGCATGCAATTTATTAGTTGGCTAGATGAAATGGTGAATCAACAGGAGAAGTTTGAAGAATATGAAAGACAAAAATCGCGAGAAAGGTCGGTTGATGTGAACGCACAAGAGGTGATAGCATAAATGGCAATGTCTACGCAGAGGATTGTGTGTCCCGCAATAGTACTGGCGGTTCACCCAGAAGATAGACTTGTGGACGTGAAGTGGGCAGATGCCGAAGGTGGCAGAAAAGGCGTAGTGATGATTAATGACATGGGGTCTTACTCCATGCCAAACATAGGAGACTCTGTTCTGGTGCTTGGTACTGGTGTAGATTATTTTTGTGTAGGTAAAATAGAATACGGATACAAAGCCAAACTTAACGGAAAGCAGCGCGTGCAGGGATCTAGCACGCCTCTGAAGTATAAAAATGTTGGTCCGGGAGAAATCATAATCAACCACATACGCAAACTGTCATGGCTAAAACTTGCTAATAGCGGCGACTTTTCGCTAATGAATGGATTCATTGAAGGATTTAAATATCTAAGAAGCATAAGAACAGCCCGCGTATTGGGTCGTACCATAGAACTAGTAGCTAATGGTGTTAAGATTGGGGCAGGTACGGTTATTAGAAATATACCAGGAAAAGGCGAACAGCCGATTACCGGGGAGTCTGGCGGAAAAGCTCTAGAATACTACATACAGATAGCATATAACAGCATACAGTCAGTGCGTTTTCATTTGGGTGAGATTCGTGATATGACTTTGGGGGTAGTGCCGGAAGTAAGTTCACTTGGTGGTAGAGTAAAAGCACTATTGGAGGTTACACAGGCCGCAGTAAGAATGGGATTCTTGGTTATTGATGAAGCTGGTAATGTCGAGCTGACATCAAAAGTGGCTACGACTGTGGTAGGTGGGACAGAGGTAAAACTTGGTGGTGTGGCTGCACAGGAGCCAGTAATAAAAGGACAGTCTTATTCTACTGCGGAAATAAATTTTTTGTCGAAGATGACTTCGTTTGTAACTGCGCTGCAGGCTTACATAACTGCTTGTTCTACAGAAAAGACAACGGCCCCCACACTGTTAACTGAAACTGCTGCTAGTGCCGTTGCGTTTATGCCACTTATAGCTGAATTTCTGTCTGCTATTTCAGAATTCAACGGAAAGATAACACCGGCACTGTCTGCTGTAGTAAAAACTACTTGATTGCAGACATTTTACTAACTACAAAATTTACTACTTCTGGAGATACTTCCATCTTTGTGCCTGCGGCTTGTCTGTGACCGCCACCACCAAATTTATTAGCGATTTCTGATACATCTACATCACTTTTTTCAGTATATAGTGAAACCCTGTTTTCATCTGCGTTTACTATTATTACATAGTCTATTTCATTGTGACTTTTCAGAAATTTGTGACCGGTTTCTGGTTGATACTGTGTTGCTAATATTACTGAATATCTGTGCCCGTTAGGATCACAAAAAACTGTAATTGGCGAATTCTTTTCTACTGTTCTGGTTATTTGTTCGTTCCTTCTTTCTCTGGTTGCTTCTATAATCTCTTTCATTTTCTCTAGATCTGCATTAATGTTGATGTACATGTGTTTTACAAAAGAGTTAAACCCGAGTACCTGCAACAAATCATTTAATCCTTCTCCCCTAAATCTGTGATGTGACGATAATTTCCACATGTCATAGGCATCAATTGCCTTTGAAAATATGTATTTGCTGTCTGACTCATTTATTTTTGCGTCATCGTTCTGAATTTTCATGCAAAAATTGTAAACAAGGGATGTTGCACACCTATTTGGATTAAAAGACGACCCAAAATCATACTTTGAAAGCCACTTCTTTGTTTTGTGGTGATCTATAATCAATACCTGGTTTTTGTATTTGTGTGCATTTATTTGATCGCATACTTCAATAGATGGGCAAATGTCGGTAATCATAAGCAGAGTAGAATCGTCTAACTGCTCCAGGGCCTGCAATACATGCTTGTCTATCTTTTCGTATCCACACTGTTGGTATCTTGTTACGTTAAAAAATAATTTCAGCAATATCAAACACCCGGCACCGTCTAAATCTGAGTGTGTTATTGCTATTACTTGTTTTTCGTTGTCCATGTGTTCCTCCATTACCTTGCCAGAAGTGGTACCGTATAGGACACGGTAGTCAACACAAGAATTTATTTTGGAGAGCGGCATGATTGTAAAATGGTATGCAATGGCTTTTGCTGACATAGAGAATAAGGAGTGTTTGTGTGCGTGGTTGGCTGGATTGGGTGAACCACCAAAGCAGCAGCTAAAAACCTTGATTCAGGTTGCAAATGGGCTTATTCAAACGGCTAAGGCTGTATACATACTCATAAACACTGATTTTGAAGATCTGTTGAAAAAAGAGGCTTTAGAGAAGTTACTTGAAGTATATAAATTAGCCACAAAACCGCTAGAGATGCCGTTAAATTATTTGTCGGCGGTGACTGCCCCTGCGGCTGATTGTCCACCAGTAGCACAAATTGCCGCCACTATGTATGATCTGAAAAATACTTTATTGGCACCAGTAAAAGATTTGGAAGAAGAAATAGAAGCATATATTAGTTCCATAGAACAGTCACAGGCGAATTCTGAGTTTTTAGATATGTTGTCTAGTGTATTGGATGACATAAGCCAAGCTATAAATGAGTGTTGACATGGTAGATTATCAATCTGACCTAAAAGTGATACTTCCGGATGGCACTCGCTTCAGAAGTTCCATAGCCCTATCCCCCTCTGGTGACATACAACTTGTTACTGGCAGGGAAAAACTGATATCACAGCTCGTGTTTGCTATACTGAATGAAAATACGTTTCCTGAAGGGGTTGCAAATTCTAAGTCTAATGCACTAGGTGATTTGAAAACCGCACTGAATGTTATATTGAGAAGATTCAAGCAAAACCAAATAGCGTATGTGCAACAGTACGCTGATTCTGATTTTTTGGGTTTTGGTATTTACAGAAAAGAGGCTGGCGCTGATACAGATTATGCTAGAATTTCTAACCAAGCAGTAACTTGGAATTTTGAAGACACAGATGTATACAACGAAAAGGAGTATTTATACGGAATCTCCAAATTATATAAAGGTATGCTAGAATCCAAGTATGTTGATGTATTTAGAATTGCTCCTACCTCTAACACTGAAAATGTTACTGTGTTGTCTGGTAGATATGCTGCCATTGTAAACGGCAATAAATCTGTGTCCATCTATGTTGACTACAATAAGACATTTAAAGCGTCAGAACTATTGCAAAACATAATCAGAATACAGGCCACTTTAGTAAAGACAGACCCCAGAAGGGTGTTAATTGATTTGGTAATAGAGAATTACTTAGGTGAGCAAGTGTCGCTGTCTTCATATGGCGCTGCTAATGCGTACGGTGCATAAATAATGGCTGCTATAAAATCAATACAAACTATGTTCGCAGAATTGAAGACCTATTTAAGAGCCAGATCTAAGTATTTAGATTTGAGCGACAACAGCCTATTGAATGAGCTAATATTGAAGTCTTTTTCTGTCGGTGGAAAACTTATTATGGATCAAGTAAACAAATTCAAAAATTTGCACATACTGTCCTTGACTACCGGATCTGATTTAGAAGACGAAGCTGGCAATTATTTATTGGAAAAGTTAAGCGGCAACTATGCAAAAGTGATACTGACATTATGGACCAACACCAAGCCCACGAGCAATGTAGTAATACCGATAAGTACTCAGGCAAAAACCAGTGGCACAGCGTTTGTATCACCAGTAACCTTTTCAACACTTAGCGAATTGAACGTACCTGTTAGTGCTGTAGACTCGTATTTCTCATTCGACAGAAACAGGTATGAATTCAACGTGTTGGCGCAGTGTGATAGTATAGGCAGTGTGGGTATTGTTGGTTCGAACCTTGTAAATGAACTCATTACTTCGGTTTCTCAGATTGACAGTGTTACAAACCTGCGCGCTTCATACGGGAACAATCTAGATTCAGAGTCGGATTCTGGCTTGCAAGAGAGAATTCGTCTTGCCCGTGTGGGTAGAAACAAAAACGTGTTGAACGGCATCAAGAAAACGATGAAGGATCTTGGATTTTTTGATGCTAATGTGGTGCGTCCTGGAGACACGTATTCAGAAAAAGCTACCGGAATTGACACTTTTGTGGTCGATACCTCCTCTGAAAAAGCTGAAGACGTGTTTGTATATGATCCATCGAATGTAAGATATTATTTTACCCACAGACCAATTTTGGAAGTAACTTCTGTAGTGTCCGAAATAAACGGCGCACTGGTAGCATCACAGTACAGTGTTACTATAGACTCAGACTCCCCTGTGAGAAGGAGCGTTGATGCGTTAGATTATATTGAGTTTTTGCCGCCTGTGTCGTTGGTTCCTGGATCTAGAATTACCGTCGTCTATAACTACGCCTCTGCAATAAAAAATGCACAAGATATAATAAATTTAGATAATAGCAAAGTTTTGACCTCTAATGTGTTGGTAAAAAGAGCGTACCCTTTATATCTATATCTGAATGCACAATTGACCTTGAAGGCAAATGCAGATGGGCCTACCACAAGAAACAAGTGTAAAAATGCATTAGCTCAGTTTATGTCTACGTACATACTTGGGCAGCCATTGCAAGAGAGTGATTTGATAGTAACCTTGCAATTGGGGTACGGAGATTATCCAATTGATACTGTAGACGCTGTTAGGATAAGTCAATTCTATTTACAAGATGAATATGGCAATAACTACCCATCAGTAAATGGTGTAATATCTTTGAACAAAAAGCAGCATGCAGTATACGGGTCTACTTCTATAGTGTAGGTATATATGAATATCTGGTGGTGCTCACCTAACGGAAACAACGTCTTTGGCGTTGGAAGCAGGGAAAACCCGTTCCAAACCATCGAAAAAGCCTTGTCTGTGTTTCAAGATGGAGATCAGATTAGACTGCTACCAGGAACGTTTACTCCTACAGACAGTGTGTTGATTAGTGGTAAAAGTGGATCTATATTTGCAGATGTACCAAAAGCTAGCTTTATACAGCCGCAAAAGACACTCAATCACCGGGCTGGGATAGCTGTAATAGATGCAGAAAGGTTTACTATAGCTGGCATAGTATTGTTACAAGCTTCTGACTCTAGCGGCAATTTGATGGGTATTTATGTTAATAATATAGAGAAATTTCTGTGTCTAACCTGCGATGTAAAGAATTTCACAGTTCCGTCTGGAGATGCTATTGGAATTTTTGCGTCTGGTGGTGGACGAGTAGAAAACTGTACAGTAAGTAACTTGAACGGCGCAGGAAACAAAACTATTGGAATTTGGACTATAGGTATAGTGCCAATAGATTGTCACACAGAGGAATCTTCCGGTGTGAATTACTTCCGTGGGATGCTGATAGAGGGGTTAAATTATCCTTGATAACTGCTTCTTTAATACGTGGTAATGGTTATTTGCCAGGAAATGCCTCTGTTGGTGGAGTGGTGTTCTTTAGCTTGACCGATAGCAACCCACAGAACGTGCTGTGGAATCTAGAAAGTGCACCTAATGGATCTGTGGCCAGACTTTTTAATACGAACGGTGCAACCACCAAGTTGTTGGACATAGATAAATATGGCGTATACTTTGTAAAGGCAAAATTGTTTGTTGGTACCCCAACAGAAAAAGAGTATTCCTATTCAGTATCGGTACCTCAAACTGTACACAACGTAATCCCCCCGGAACCGGTGTTTGAGGCAAGTGACCGGGTTAGAAACTTCAATTTTGAATTGCCCGGTGAATTTTTTGGGGAGGCACACTACTGGAATACAGAAGATGACAACGGCATTTTGTTTGGCGGGGGAGGTGCGACCCGTGGTAGAATTGAGCATCCTATTGGCTACGATAAAGATACTGGATTTATATTTTGTTTGGGGGATGATTTGAATGAGGAGTCTGTGTTCTACAGAGACACACTATTTTCGATATCGCAAGTTGTAGATTTTAGCAATATTGAAACACTAGAAATAGCATTGAAGTTTAGAAAAGGATAATACTGTGTCCACCCTCCCAGCATTTTATGTAGATAACATAAAGGTCATAGAAGACCGTACGTATGTTGTGCGTGGCAATGTCGTATCTAACTGCTATGGATCAGATGCAATTGGCATAGAAATAAAGAACTGCAACACAGTTCGAGCAAAAAATAATCGCACTCACAGAATTAGATCTGTGTTGGGTAACAGCATTGGTTTGAAAATAGTTGATTGTGAAGACGTAGTGTCAGTATACCATGTATCTTCGCGGTGCAATGCTGGAGTGCATTTAGAAAACATAGAGAAACTATATTTTTATAACTATACGTCCCACGATTGTGACATTTGCGGCACACTCGACAACCCATCAGTGGTGTCAACATTAAGAAACATCAGTCTGTCGGTGTACGACAATGTGCCTATATTTAGAAAAGGATCTGGATTTGTGCTGTCATCAGGCAGTGTGCTTGACATTGATTACATGTACCACTACGGTATTGGTGACTTATATGTGGGCGGTTCTGTTACTGAAGGATCTAGTATAACATTAGACAAACCTATCTATGTTGATGAGGAAAACGACGATCTTACTCCGGACAATTTGTCGGTTTTGAACAATGCGGGTACGGACAACCCACTCTATGAGGCAAATCCAGACATAGGAGGAATAGAGAGTGAGGTTGTAGACGAACAAACCACAGACCAGGATTATTATTACAAGTTACTTGATAACACATTCTGGGACATAGGTAATCAAAGTGCGGTTGAAGTGTCGCTCATCAAAGCATTTCAAAGCAGGATTTTAGCTAATTGCGAGTTGGCTGTCAGTACAGCTAAAAGAGACTATTTTATTAAAGACGCACAATCTTTGACTGGGTTTTCTGAGATATTTCCGTGTCAGGCATACTATTTCAACAGCTCAAAATTCAAAAAACGTGTGATGGATCTGTGGTTCAACACCATAAATCCTTCTACGTTGTATTCCATGAATTGTTCAATTGGTGGGTACAACCTGTTTCCATCATACTTCAAGAGAACTGAAGATGATATACGTTATTGGCTGCTAGGAAGCTCGGCAGTAAATATTGATAATATGCTTTCTAGTGTAGAAAATCTTAGGTATGGTATAACCATAGACGTGCTGGGTTTGTCAACTATGTCTTCGATGGCTTCTGCAGAATGTTACAGCCATTTCAAGGAAACTGTGGCTGATGCCGGTCCGTTTGTGTGGACTATGCACAATGAACCACAACCCAGTGGCTATTTATTATTTACAGATATGTGGAACGACTTTGAAAGATGTACCCTAAATAAAATGTTCTACAACAATGATTTCAACATAAGTCCGGAGTCTGCCGAAGATTGTTCACTTGTTACCCCATTGTTGATTACAGGAGCAAATCCCATTTCTGGATCCGTAACTCTTGGGCCTGCTCCATCAGGCGGAGGAGATGTAGAGCTTTCTTTGTTAGACCGTATTTGGGGCGAGTCTCTGAACAGACAAGCCCATTACAGACTTGGGGATTCAGAACCATCTATGGGTTCGTGGAATGAATTGGACAATGTTATAGGAAAAACGATATCAATCAATAACAGATACATACAATTTCGAATAAACGTGTCCGACTTGAAAAGAAAAGATGATTATGAATTTATGGGATTGTGTTTACGACCACTACAAAACAGACGTGTGTGGTCAGAACCACAAGAATATACACAAAGTTACATAGAAATAGTGCCTGGCGAGTGCTGTTTTGATAAGACCAATCCTCCTATTTTAGACGAGGGTGGTATTAGGTTCTCGGATGATGGTGTTCCGCATATTTGTGGATGGAGTTATTTTGTGCCGAAAGAAATAAGAGAGAGTGCGTCTGAACTTATTCTGATGATTTCTTCTGCTGGGTTGGGTGATTTGTATATGCAATATTCAATAATTACTTTATTGAATACCGGTTTTATGGGTGCATCGTTGGTGTCTAATTTTATACAAAATTTCGATGGTGTTGGCTTCTTCAAAACCGTGAAAATAAATATGAGTGGCTTGTTTAATAATGCAACTACGCATATTATACTATTGCTAACTCGTGATTCTACGAACATAAACGACACACTCAACGGAAATGCTACTATGTTGCTTGGGAAAATAGAATAGGAATAATGAATGCCCGCGAAATTGGAACTTGTTCCTGGTGCTGCTGGTATGGACGGCACCAACCCCGCCACACAGGATGCACAAGATATAATTTTTGAGGGGGACAACGCAGATCACATATGTGGTTGGGTTAAATATGTATCTCCCGAGTTGAGGCTTCTCATTAGTAAAATCCTGCGGTTGGGGTTTGGGTATGATGGTGCAGTTGGTACCGCTAGGTTTGATATTACTGTTGCCACTTTTGATGCGGAAGGTAACTTGACGGGGTTTACCGTTGTTCCGTTTTATGTGTCAATTTCGAATGTTCCTAATTACATATTTTGGGGAGTGTTTGATTTAACGAATTACATACATGACAATGATGTGGTGGTGTTCATACTAATGAACAGAAATTCATCAAACCCAGGTGATACACTTAACGGTGATATACGATTCTTTCACGGGTACGTGGAGTAATAAATCATGAAACGTGCAGAATATTTTAATAAGACCATACCAACCGAAGATCAGCTTAATTATACAGAAGATTCAAAAGTAAGTGCGTTGTTGGAGCGACTGCGTTCTGACTCCCAGTTGGGCGTGGTAAATGGGTTTATAGTAACAGTAAACCCAGTTGATTCAACATTGATAGATGTTGGTCCGGGTGAAGGGTACACAGGCGGGAAATACCGTCAATTAGATATAAAGGGTGAATACTCCGGAGAAAGAATATCTACCATCAATGATTCTACTTCTGGAAGTACAAATTTTTACACAGTACAAGGACAGGCACTAGCATCTTATGTGGCAGGCATAAAGAACTATGTTTCACTGGTATATGCAGAGGTTGAAGATACAGCACTAGCAGAAATCGACTATCCGTTCACACCGCACAATACAATAGTTAGAGACAGCTTTTCTGTATCAGTACTTGCAGAAACTGATTGGAACTTACTATCACTAAATGAAAAACGAAGACGTTTTCTTGTAGCTATAATAACAGCCAATGGGGCTGGTGTGCCGTTAACAGCTTCTAGTATCCAACAAGTGGTACAACCGAAGAGCCACCCTACGCCCACGCAGCCTTCAAATGTGTCTGGTGCCATAATTACATCATTATCACAAGAAACATTAATAGGTGCCGGTACACTAAGATATGAATCAAGTACTAAAAAGTTGTATTGGACAGCACCAGGAAGTACAGAAGGAGCAGGTGTTACAGTAACTTCTTCTGGCTCGTTTACTTTATACTCTTTCGATGTAATTTACTGGATCACTGTTGAAGTTACGTACGCCTCTCTTCCGGCCGGTGACGAAACAGACTCAATTGACATAATATCATTATATGGTAGTATTATACCGCGTTTTAGTGCAGTTGATTCAGTGCACCGTGATATGGTTGGTTCTGGTGTGCCCACACTCAGCAACCCACACGGCATGACTATTGATGATTTGCCGGGTGGTGGATTTGACCACGCGGACTTATTTCACAGAAATGGTATTTCGTATGACTCCGATCCAGCACAGTTAGAATGCATCATAAACCCAGATCCTGGTGTGGATGAAATACTGATTAATAACCTTGGAGGGTTCGACAACAGTTTCTTGGTAGATGGTCGTGTGTATGAAGTGGTGGAGGGCGTGCCTGCGGGTACGGATGCTGTGCTGTCTTTTGATACTGTACCGTCTCCGGACAGTGGAGAGTATCTGATTTATTTAGACAGTGCTGGGTCGCTGCATAGTGTCAAAATTGGTGAAGTGTTGTGGGATGCTAATATTTATATTGTTGACATGTCCAACAAAACCCCCGGCAACGCTACTATTACGTGGAATGCTATTGGTAATGTACTTACTTATCAAGCCCCCGGTGATGGAGCACCGGGCGCTGCTGTTAGAATAACTGGATTTGCGTCCCCTACCGATCCTCAGCTTTATAAATTATACTCTAGCGATCTTGATAATTGGGTGATAGTAGAGATGATCGGTTCTGTTGGGTTAAATAACTCAACCACATTTGATACTGATAAAAACAATACCACCAATGATAATGAAGTAATATTGAAGCTTGCGGTGGTGGGGTGGGATGCAGTAACCGAAACCCTGTCAAATGTACGTGATATCAGGAGATTTTTTACCGCAGACATTGGTTTTCAATTTGAGGAAGAACATGATTCTGATGGTTCACACACAAAAGTGCTGCAAAATACTCTAAGATTGGTGAATACCACTAACCCCACAATACGTGCCATAGCTGAATCTGTAGTAATCTCAGCTTATGCAGATGATTCTACTGCTGTTTATGGAGCTGCGTATGACAGTTATGGTGTGTATGGTTTGGCGGGGGGATCATACGGAGTATTTGGTAGTGCTGGAGGAGCATACGGAGTATGTGGAAAAGCTAGTAGTTATGGTGTGTATGGAACCGCTAGCAATTATGGGGTCTACGGCTCAGCAAACGGAAATATACCAATAGGACACGTAATAGGCGTATACGGATCTGCAGTTAATGTAGGTGCGCCCAATAGTGCTGTTGGTGCTGTTGGAAATGCCGCTGGTGTCAATGCAACGGGTGTGGCAGGCTACGCTGCCAATGGAACAGGTGTTTACGGATCTGGAGATGTTTATGGTATTTACGGTACCGCTGCTGAATACGCTATTAGGGGTGTGGCTGCACAAAGCCACGCTGTGTGGGCTTCTGCTCCACAATCAGCCATACATGCTCGCGCCGGTCAATACGCGGTATGGGGCAGTGCCAACTCGAACTCTGTTGGTAATATATACGGTGTGTTCGGGTCTGCTGTAAACGGATTAAACGCACACCTAGCAGTGGGTGTAATTGGACAGGCTGGTGGTGTTGCAGCAACTGGTGTATTTGGAAGTGCAGCACAAGGTAGGGGTGTGGTTGGCATTGGTGTTGTAGGAGTATACGGGTCAGCAAACACCAATGGAGTATACGGGAAAGCATTAGTTGAACAGGGTGTGTATGGAGAAGCGGTTACTGCAGGCGTATACGGATTTGCGAGTACCTATGGTGTATATGGAGAATCGGATGATGATTACGGTGTGTACGGTACGGCTTTAGTAAGCTACGGTGTTTTGGGCAAAGCAGCCACGGTTGGAGTAAAGGGGATAGCATCAACATATGGTGTATACGGGGAAGCAGACACCTACGGTGTCTATGGATTGGGTGGTGATAGTTATGGTGTGTATGGTCAGGCAGCAACTATTGGGGTTATGGGAAAGGCTACTGGTATTAATTCACGCGGTGTTAGGGGCGTGTGTACTGCCGCTGGTGGTTATGGCGTAGAAGGGGTAGGAGACTCTGTTGGGGTGTTCGGTGATGGTGATGCCGGTGGGTGGTTTGAAGGAGATACCTTTGGTGTAGTGATAAGCAACACAGCAAGTTTCATTGTGGCGTTACAAGGCGGTGCTGTAAGTATTGCCGGTGCTGCAGTCCCGGCATCCGCTACATTCATGCCAATAGTGGCAAATGGTGGAAATACATACCTTGTAGCTTTATTTGCGGTTCCACCCTAATTCATAATGATTTATGAACAGTTGCTGTTGCAGTATTCGCTGCACACCGTCTGTTCGCATTTGTTTGCCTGATCTTCTTTGTACGTCTCTTTGTTGATACCGTTTCTTTTCACCAACATCAGAAAAAACGGATTACCGCAGTCAACTCTGTTTTCTTCACAGCCCCCAAATCCATCATTAAGTTCCTGATTGTAATCAAAAAACGGACCATTGCTCAGACAACAACATGTGCTGCACTCATTACTCATGCCTCCGCACGCTTCGTTCCTCCCAGCAGTATATTCCTTTGTATACTGAATGCATGTTTCCGTGCACGTTCCATTTACACAAACGTTGAAATCACCGCAGTCCTGGTCATACATACAGGCGTCGCCGGTGCTGGAATCATATTGACGTGCATCGAATGTACATGAATAGGTGCCGTCTGAAAGCACAGAACAGTCGTTTTTGTTGTAACAGAACACCATTCCGGTGTCAAAGTCACTCAAACACAACTCTGAATCACCGCCGCACCCATTCAGGCTGATGATTGCCCAGGCCACCAGCACGGCCAGGATCATGAAACAAACGGCGTAAAGGATCTCTCTAAAAAATTCCTTCATTTGAGTGACCTCCTACCCACATTCTACCACAGCTATAATATCCTGTCAAGTATCAAAACGTATAGTCATGTATGGTCATTGTTGTACTGTTCTGAGCATTCTGGGCAATAATACTCCGCATCAACGGTACCTGGGTGGGGTAATCTACACCAACCAGCATTTACTGCGGCACGTATAACGCCATTAGGCAGAATACCTTCAAAGATCTGTGATTTTCCGCACTTATCACAAACCACAACAAGCGTAATTTGCAGAGTTGCTGTCATACTTGGAAAAGGAAATTACACGCATTTGCATCCGAGTGATTTGGCCTGCAGGATTTCGTGCAGTTCTTCGATCTTCTCTTTGGCTTGTTCCAGTTCTTGTTCCAGAGATGAATTTGATTCTCGAAGACGGATAATTTCCTTTTGTAGACGTACGATTTCCTCATCCGCTTTTGACATCAGCGCTGCGTCAACTTGAAGGCCCATAGATATCTCCTTTCAAATCTGGAAGATGGTTTCCTTGATGTGCTCAGTGTTGTTGAGATCGGAAGCGTCAATCGACCACAGCTTGTCGGACAGGGACTTGAGGTCGTCGCCGTCTGCGGGTACACCACCAATGACCACAGAAAAGAGCCTGGCACCCAACTTCTTCTTGGTATTAGAGAGTGCTTCCTTATCGGGGATGTTGCACAAACCGTCTGTGATGAACACAATGTCGGCTTTGGACATGGAAACGTTCTCCGTAACAGAGGAGAATGCCTTTCCAAGGGCTGACGAAAAATCTGTGCCTCCGCCGAAAAACATTTCCATGCACTTGAGCAAATCCTCGGTGTTGAATGGAGAGGTGAACTCCTGCTCGTGTCTGACGCACTCCGAGAAGTGGATGATGCGGAAAGCGCGCTTTTGCTTAGAGGCCACGAAAGCCATCGCAAGTCCTACTGCTTTTGACCAGATCTCGGGTGCCCCTACCATGGAACCACTGTTGTCGATGCACACGACGATGGGACCCTTCTTCTCGGTGATGTGCTCGTCGAGCCGGTACTGTACCAGCCCCTTCTCCAGGTACCTCTTGAAGAAATCGAGTTCGAGATCCCCAGCCACCAGTTTCATGGCCTCAGCGGGGATCAACCGGCCGATGTCATTGCCCATCTCGATGTCGGTGATTTCATCGGGTCCCGGCTGCTTCTTGTTGGCCTGGTGCTTCTCCGCTTCGTTCTTGAAGCGACCAGCCATTTCCATGATCTGCTTCAGCTTGGCGCTGTTGCGGATCATTTCCATGACGCGCAGCTTCTGCTGGTCGCCGGTTAAAGAAGCCGCCCCGGAAGTCGAATTGTCATATCCAAAGACGGAGTTTGCTTCGCTGGCATCGTCAAGGGCTTCCTTGGCCTTTCCGAGCCCACGGCGGATTGCCTGGCGCACCTGGTAGCCATCCAGGTTATTGATGGCCTCAGACCACGCTTTCTTTGAATTGGCCAACTCCTGCTCCAGCTTTTCCTTGGTAACTTGGTAGTTGGGCCGATCCTGCATGTCTTCCAGGCCGTTCAGATCCCTTTCCACGTCCTTGGGATTGCGATCTTCCATCTTGGGCAGGGTACTGAGGATCTGCTCGGACAAAACGGAGGTGCCAAGGCCAGACTGGAAGGAATCAAACACCGTGCCTTGGCTGCGAATATCCTTCCACTCCTTCATGCCGCGCATCTCGTTGAACACCTTGGATGCCCACTCAGGAGAAGGATTATCAAAGTCGGGGTTGGACTGGAATAGGCTACCAAACACACCGGCTTGGAAGTCCCTGAAGTCCGAGTAACCCTTCGAGACACCACTGTTTTCCACCGTCTTCAGGCCACCGTGCGCCTCGAAGAAGTTGTCAAAGGACATCTTTTCCCAGGAGGAAAGCTTCATGACAGCACCCTCACAGGGCGATGGAAGCCACGATTTCCTTGCGCCAGGAGTCGATCTTGGTCTTGGTGTCCACCAGCTTCTTGGTCTTGGCGGCCTCGCGTCCGGACACTTCCGCGTCGATGGCCTTGGAAATGTCCTTGAGGATGCCGTTGGCCTGCATGGCGTCGGTGTCCTTCTTGGCGCTCTTCTGCCACACACCGTACGCTTCCTTGGCGGCGTCCATGAACTGGCTGGCTTTGAGATTCAGTGGGTTGGTGTATGCGGACAGCACCGTCTCGATGGTGCGCCGCTGATCGGGCTTGTCCCACAGCATGTTGGACAGCACCTCGATCTCGTCGTCGGTCACTTCCTGGTGTCCACGGATCAGAGCATATGCACGCAGGGTATTGACGATGGACTTCCAGCGCCGGTCACTGACCTGAATGCCGTGCTTCATGCGGAGTTCCATGCAGATTGACCGGATGGACTGCAGCACACCGGCCGGGACCTGCACCTTTTCCATCATGGAGCGCAACTCATTGATGTCTTCCATGGTCAGCTTGGTGGAGATCTCCTTCTTACCGACCGTTCCTGTGGGGTTCACCAAATCCAGGAACAGGTTGTCATCCTGGATGTAATCGACCCAAAACCTGGTCAAGAAACGGTCGTACAAGGCACCCAACTCCTCGCCCTGGGGAAGCTCATTGCTGGCCCCGATGCATGAGAGGAGAGGAATTTTGACAGGCTGTCCGTTGTTGAAGAAGATGCGCTCATTGATGGCACTGAGCAGGCTGTTGAGCAATGCCGAATTGGACTTGAAACAGTTGTGTGTAACAGCCATTGCTCTACCAGCAAGGAACAAGTTATCCTCAGAATCCACAGAAACACATTTAGTAGATCTGGGCGCAACCTCCGTGATTGATGTAATGCGTAGATGTTTTCTTTGCACTAATTTCGGAATATTTTTGTGACTCCTGCACAAAAACATAGGCATGTCCGGGTCAGCCCTGAAATTCACTTTCCAACACTGCTTGTGTGCCCCCTTCTTTCCAATTCGGTTGTCCTTGGTGGGCCTCTTTGAACACTTTGCGCCCAGCGTGCGTAGTATTTCGACAAAACCATCAATAATGTGTTCATTGGTGTTGCTAAATGTGCATGTTCCACATTCCATGATGTGTCCTTCGGTGTCCATCAATCCTTGTATCAGTCTCATTCTCTGGTGTATAGATCCCCTTTTGTATGCTAATGGAATGTATTTTCCGCTACCAAGGTATGTACTTCTGTTTTTCAATAGCCCCAAATCCCCTATGTGCGTTCTGAATCCAGTTCCTGCCAATGAAATAACTTCTAATTTACTTGATTTCTTGTGGGCACCGGTAATCCTTGCATTTGGTGTTGTTTTTTGAATTTCGTGTGCAGTATGTGCAGCGATTTCCTTTCTTACATAAATTTCCATGTTCCATGAATTGCCGTTCCCTAGCCAGCACCCGAGTGTGTACGGATCTGCTGGTAGCATGTTTTCTTGTAACTCAACCGGCTTTGGGAGCGGTATTTGCCATCTCTTCCCGGTAACGTGTTCATTGTACATCTCTTCTGCGGTTCTGACTTTGTGTGCAGTTTTGTGATTGCTCCTGCTCTTTCTGCACAGCCAACGATGACCAGCATCACATACCAATGACTCCCCATTTTCAAACACGAATTTGTAGCATTTTTTATTCTCGAACACCTTTGTGACACCAGTTACAATGGTTGGTTTTCCGCTTGCCGACAATAGGGTATCCCCTACTTTGATGTCTCTAATAGTCGTCCATCCGGTAGGTGTTGGTATTGGCGTGTCTAGATCCAAGGCTTCATCTAAAAATACGATGTGCGCCTCTGGTAACTTGCCAGAGGTGACGCGGCGGTACTCGTCCTGCTTCAGCCCCTTGAGGCTCACCGGGCCAAACACCTCCTCCGGTGTGCTGAACTTGGTGAGCAGCCACTCGAAGTATCCAGCCCCGTCGATGGCATTGCACAGGCAGCGCGCAGCGTAGCTCTTGGCGGTCCCGGGGGGACCCAACAACAGGATGTGCGTGCTGCTGATGAGGGCTGCGAGCATGGCCTCGATGATGTGCCCGCGCTCGGCCATAGCCTGGTTGAGTTCACTGATGAGAGATGAAACTTTGTCGAGAACTGGCATGCGAACCTCCTAATTGAAAACTTGATCCTAAGACCATTATACCACAGCTATAATACGCTGTCAAGTATTTCGAACAAACGACGACGTATGGTCATGTATGGTAAATAAGACGGTTTACCCGATCAACAACTTGGCGTGTTCTTTTAGTGCTTCATTGAATGTGCCTGAAGCAATAAGATTACATGAACACTTGTTTGATACCAGTGGTGAAATATCGACTTTGTAGATGTCCACTTCAAACTCAGAATAAAAGTTTGGATCCAAAGCCCTTTTCTTTTTAACCAAATCCTCGCGCATTAGCATATGATCTGGGTATGTTAATACTTCACGGTGTAGAAGTGTTGGACCAAACTTGGGTTTATCGGTTTGGGTGATGATTACCATCAAGAAAGAAGCGTTATTTAGATCCATTTTGTGTACTACCCTTTCTGGTAACTACTTTGCTGTAGATTATCAAAATGGTCAACAGTATCCCGATACCAGTATGCACAAATTCGCTCATCAGAACAGCTTCTTGCCGCTGATTCTGAATTTGACTGTGCCGTTGTCCAGGGTAAATTCGCATAACATTTCCTTGCAATTAGTCTTGTTGCCGTACTGCTTTTCGTCCAACACCTTCCAATGTCCGTGTACGGTACACCCAGCCACAAACCTGCTTCTGATTTTCTCAGCCTCTGCGAAAAATTGATCCCACGAAGGATCCTTTTCAAGTGCAATACGCTCGTGAAGAAAACCCTCAGTGTCACGCACTTCGTACACAGCCTTAGTAATCATATTCCTTCTCCTGTGATAGTATGAGTTTTATTCCTCTGTGAAATGTCCGGGTGACTGCAATTGACTGTGGAGTCGGAGTATTCTTTCTTTGTCTTCGGGCTTTACTTCCACGTCTTTGTAAAAACACGTTGAAGCAATTGAATCTAGTGCGCGTGGGTACGATACGGATTGCAGGTAGTATCCTGCATTTTCTTGGCAACATACTCCATATTCAACCAAACAACGTTCTAGAAAATCTTTTAATGTTTCCGCTTTCACAGTTTACCACCCCACATTTCTATGTCCAGTGGTTTTGCTGTATACTTGGTTTCCGTATTCATCCCAAACGGCGTCAATTTCGTAACCATAAAAGGTTCCGTGTTTCTTGAGGTACTTCTCTTCTGCTGCGTGCATGGCATCCACGGTGTTTTCAGCACGTACACGCACCTGTGATTTGCACTCACCGTCAGTTTCCTTGAACTTGACTGTGTATAGATTCATACGCTTTCTCCTTTGCGTATTCTTTATTGTATGGGACCGGTGGGATTCGGACCCACATTCCCTTGATTAAAAGTCAAGTGCGTTACCAATTGCGCCACGGTCCCGTATTACCAAAGATCAACAACATTTGTATTATACTGCGAGGAGTGTGTCAGTAAATCGGTTTGGTCCAGTCTGGTGTGGTGCCGGTATTCTCCATTTCTTCGATCTCATCATCCTCCATATCCAACCATTCGTTGTCATGAAAGATTTGTATTCTGCCCGCATTGCAGTAATCAGGCTTGATGTTGTGCTGGAGCTGGAAAAGATCGTAATCACCCAGCACACTGAGCAACAGCCTGGCATCCCTGATGCTGCTTACAGGGACCTCGAATCCCTCCATGGGCACCTGTGGGATCCACCAAATCCTCAGATCTCCCTCTGCAGGTTCGTGCTTTGTAGCCATCTAAACCTCCTTAATCATTTCCACGGACAGTTCGTAGATAGCGAACTCTACATTCCATCCATATTTCTCGTCCAGCTCCTGCTTGAACTTTTCGGCGTCTTCTGCAGTGAAAAAGATCCTGTCGTGTTGCGCCTTGCACAGCTTCGGCATCGAGCCGTCTGAGCGTCGAGCTGCTACAATAAATGCCTGGTACATAATATCACTTCACAGCTCCATCAACTTGGCCTTGACCTGGTTCTCCATGGCATTCAACTTCTCCAGCACGTTCTCACCAGAGAACTTCAATCTCTCGGCGTAGAACTCCACTTCCTTCTTGGTTTCACGGAAACGTTCGAGAGTGGCTGCCCAACCCTTGGGGGTGCTGAACTTGTTGTTGTTGATCTCCTCCTGGAAGTTATCCAAACGACGGTTCATGTCTTCCATGAGGCTGTTGTAAATCGCCTTCTTGGTGTCTTCGGTGTTGATCTGAGGCACCAACACCATGCTGCATCCCTCCAGGGACTTGAGCAGTGCCTCCACCTGCTTGAGTTCCCTGGTGAACTTCTCATCAGCGTAGTAGATACCGCCGCCTTCACGGACAGTCACAGGCGTCATCTTGTCGATGATGTCCTTGATGATCAAACGCATGTCGTAGGACGTGAGGTTTTCCTTGAAGGAGTTGTACTTGTCCTTGATGAGATCAAAGGCGCGGTGTGGATGATCACAGGTCAGCAACCCGGTCTTCTGATTGAAAGACATGGTAGCCGAGTGGTGGTACTGCAGGTCCTGTGCCTTGGGGTCAACCTTTTCATCCACCAACCCCACCAGGTGCTGGTCTTTGTCCTTGGCGATCATACGCACCAAGACATGGTGCTGTCCCTGTTGCTGTTTGACCTGACGCACTGCATTGAGGTAGGCTGTGCGGTCGCAGTCCTTGATGTCGTACTTGATGCCCACCTTTTTACAGGAGGCGAGGAAGTCCACCTTCTTGACCAGGACTTCGCGGATGCTCCACCAGAAGAAGTACCCCATGATCACGAGTCCGTTGGCTGTCATGTCTAAATCTCCTTTCGATCAAATTGTACCACATCTATAATAACGAGTCAAGTATCTGTCGTTGTGTGCATACGTCCCCAAGGGGATTCGAACCCCTGTACCAAGCTTGAAGAGACAAACGCCATTTATGTTGAGAAAAATGATCATTAAACGCACTTTTTGCCATTGCGGATGTGCTTCTTTACTGTTTGAAAACTTACACCAAACATTTTACTAACTCCTAAAATACTATTATCTTTTATTAATTTCATAAGTTCATTGTGAGTAGGCCAACACACCTTTTGATGGTCTAACTGGCAACATTTAATAGAACAATAACGGTGTCCGTTTCTTTTCACAGGAAAACTGCAACCACAGTGTTCACACACAGATGTTGTACCTCTCTTGGTGTTTTTCTTGCTGTTCTTTTTATTTCTAATCCACTTTGAGTACTCATTTGATTTATCTGAATTAAAATGAATCTCAGAGTGACAATTTGCACACAGTAATTGGCATTTATCTAACTCTTCCTTCATTGTTTCTAGACTACGTTTTCTCATGTGATGCCAAGAAAATTTTTTATTTAATGGGTCTTTATGGTGAAACACAAGAGCACCTATACATTTATTGTACCCACATATTTCGCATTTGCCTCCTTTATACTCTACAGCCATCTCCTTCAAATACACATATCTACGTTTTATGTATTCAGAATTATATTTTTGATCATCATTCATGTTTGTTAGGTACCACTTTTCTCAGACAGGGCATCATCTCACTTTCCTACTTTCTTGGCGCGTCGCTTTCGGGCGCGCTTGATGGCCTGAATGACTACGTTGATGATGCTCACCCCCATAAATCCACCTTCCCTAGAACAACTCAGAATCTGTTCTTGAAAGTAAACATGCAACTATGTAAATACCAGAAAAAATGTTGTTAAATGCTCCTCCTCCAGTATATTGTGCCTGACAACTATCCCATCTAATACAGTTGTGACAGTTGTAATGCTCACCATTTTGTAAATAACGATTCAATATCTACTCCTTCATGCTCAAGAAATTGTCATAGAATGACATACGACCACTTACACACTCCTGGAAATTGAAGTAGCACCCGCATGCAGGATCGTAGTGTTCGCAATCCTTGCAGTCCTTGCTTATTGCCCACTGCAAGAACGCCTGGACCATGGTGGCTGCTCCAATTTCTGCCAGCGTTTGCATGCGCCTGTCCTGATCGTGAGAGGAACTGTATGACGTGTGCAAGTCTTCCCAGGAAAACATTCCCTTCCCCCTTTACTGTTCGCTGCAAAAAACGTTCAGGACGATGAAAGCAAACGTGTCAAGCACGGCGCTGAAAAAGGACTTACAAAATCCGTGCTTCATATATTTGTGGTAAAGGTACTCACCACGAAAGTTGGCCAAAATTTTGTTGAAAAAACTCATGCCAAACCGTTCTCTTTCATGAACTTGACGGTCTTTTCCGCGTCCTGCATCACCTCCTGCACGGCACACACCCCATGCACTCCGTCGTGTTTGTTGAGCAGCTCGGCCATGGCCTGGTTGAGTTCACTGATGAGAGAGGAAACTTTGTCGAGAACTGGCATGTGAACCTCCTAATTGAAAACTTGATCCTAAGACCATTATACCACAGCTATAATACTCTGTCAAGTATTTCGAACAAACGATGACGTATGGTCATATATGGTAATTAGAACAAGCTAAATGTACGATGGTTAATTCATCTTTATTTTTCAATGTTTTACTTTCTTTGTGCATAAGACTTTCAAATACCGTCTCTATCCAACACATGTGCAGGTCACTTTGCTAAATACTACATTAGAAATCTGTCGTCAAGTCTATAATAAAACATTGGGTATGAGAAAATATACTTACGAGACTGAGAAAAAGTCTTTATCTTTGTACGATACTCACAACCTATTAACTAAATGGAAAAAGGATAGTGTTCATTGGAACAGTGTTTATTCACAAGTACTAACTAATGTACAAGTCCGAGTCGATTTAGCCTATAAAGCTTTCTTTCGCAGAGTTAAAGCTAAGCAAACTCCTGGTTTTCCGCGTTTCAAGGGCAAGGGGCGTTATGATAGCTTTACTTTTCCTCAAGCTAGTAATCAAGGTGCTAAAATCGTTGGAGGTGGTCTTAGACTCAGCAAGATCGGTATTATATCTACAGTCTTTCATCGTCCAGTCCAAGGCAAAATCAAGACGATCACTATACGCAAATCATCTACTAACAAGTGGTATGCCTATATCAATGTAGAAATAGATCCTGTACGTTTACCAGCAAATGACTTGGCAGTAGGTATAGATTTAGGTATAAAGACTTTTGCTGTCTTGTCCAATGGTGAGACTGTACCCAACCCAAGATTTTTCAAGAGATCAGAAAAGAAATTAGCTAAAGTACAACGCAAGTATTCAAAGCTTGAAAAAGGATCAAGTAAGAGACGTGCGTATCGTAAAGTCGTAGCACGAGTCTATGAAAAGATTTCAAATCAACGCAAAGATTTTGCTCATAAACTTAGCAGAAGTCTCGTTCATCAGTTTGGTACAGTGGTGTTCGAGGATCTCAACATACGAGGCATGATACAAGATGGTCACTTAGCAAAAAGTATCCATGACGTAGCTTGGCATCAGCTAGTACAATACACTATCTACAAAGCGGAAGAGGCTGGTAGGAGTGTAATACTAGTAGATCCAAGAAACACGTCGAAAAAGTGCAGCAGATGTGGTAGCATAAAAGAGGATCTAACGCTTGATGACAGGACTTACATTTGTACGAGGTGTGGCTTGGTCTTAGATCGTGACTTCAACGCATCCATAAATATCTTGGCGCTGGGGCTGCAGCGCCGGGGGCGCTGTGCCCCGCGTAGACGTGTAGACCTAAGCACGTAACAGCCACGAGCACACGATCTTGAACTTTCCATTCACACACTTGGCCCTGATCTTGATTGTGTCTTTGTAGATCTCAACCAGCTTATTGATTAGCTCCGTGGCTTGTGCTTCGGTGTCAAAGCTACCAGGCAGGATGCAGATTCTGTCAGTTTCTGATGCTGGTGCAGAAGCCTGCACTTCGATTTCGATGTATTTACCTGTAGCTGGGTCGAAGGCTTTGATGAACCTGTTCACAAGTCCATTATACCACAGCTATAATACGCTGTCAAGTATTTCAAACAAACGACGACGTATGGTCATGACCATACGTCTGGTAGATTATACTGGTTCTAGTACATCTATCTTTTTGAAATCTGGTGGCAGGCACCCAAGTCTGTACATGATTGGTCGCAGTCTGTTTCCGATTTCCTTATGCAGTTTCTCAATGTCTTTCAGTAACACCCTATACTGTTCTAGCTCCTCTTCTGAGCTGTTTCCAATCCATTTACGTACTTGGTACCATCCGGCATCATCCCTTGTAAGTTGCAATCTATACGGTGCTGTGTTTCGGTATCCTATTGTCTCTGTTACCAGTCTTGTGGCCGAATCGATTAGCAGCCTCACATCACTACTAAAAAGGTGTTTATGGCTTTCAACCCACTTCGACACAAATGACTGATTGGTGCCAGTATTCACCCAAAAGAATTCGTTTTTGATGTCGTAGGAGTTACCATTGTATTGCACACCTCCAAGTGACGAAGACTGATTGGAATTATGAAACAGTGACCAGATCACCGCGTCTACTGCAAACTGTCTATACTCAGGGTGTGTGGTGTCTGGGGTGTTATACTGGTCTTTGTTATTTAGCCACCTTCCCTTCGTCAGTCTTCTGATAGTAAACACTGTCATAGACTGCTCAAAGTTTTCTGGAGTAATAGACCATCCATTACTATTTGCATATGGTCCAGACAGTATTTCAGTAAAGTCCCTGTGCTGTACTTCGTTAGCATTAGCCAAAAGATACCCAATGGCATCTTCAGACAATCTATTAAGTCTACCTTTTTCCACCACGTTCAGTGCACTTTTCATTGGTGGTCTAACTACCGTGTTCTTAGGTCTATTAATCCACTTATTCAACGGATCCTTAGCAGGACCAAAACCCTTAGTACCTGTCTTTACCAATGCCCCGTTTTTGTCCCTTTCTAACACATCCAACTCAACTATATCAATGTTGATAGTGTTTGAATTTTTTCCTTTTACCCACACAGTAAACAATACTGGCCAGTTGTTGGCAATATCGCTGAACTCTGTTGTCTGGAAACCAGAGCCTTTTACAAACTTCCAGTTACTGAACCAAAATTTTCTGAATGACTCATAGTTTTGCCCAACCAGGAAAGATGCTGGTGTGAAGATGCCCAATACTGTTCCCTCAGGCATGAGTTCGGTGAGCCTAAACATAAATTGTGGGTATAGATTATTGCAAGTGATCTTTTGATCCTGCATTCTTTCCTGTGTTTTTGTTCCAGTTACCCCTTTGATGGTGTGTCCGCGTCCGCTGGTATCACCAGCCCACGGCGGATTAATCAACACCGCCCAATTGTGATCATTAGTTAATAGTTCATGGATGCCTTTTGGAATATCATCATTCAAAAAGTCTAACTGGAAAATCCTTGCCTTGACCCCGTGTTGAATCATGTTTTCTACATCATATGACATTAGCGTAGATGCAAAAATTTTGCCTGGTGGGGTTCTGCAGTTCTTTACTAAATTACCTGTTCCAGCACAGCAATCCCAGAAATATATACTATCATAATCCAGGGCTGCTTTCTGTAAGTATGAGTGAGCCATCAAACACATATCAGGGGGCGTATTTACTTCTCCTGTGTTTCTGCGATCAGAAAGTTCGATTAGTGTATCCTTATATGGCATTATGTTGGAAAGATCTTCTGTGGTGATTCTCTTGTAAACACTCCAGAAGTCATTGTACTCTTTGATGTCTTCAATTACTCCTTCGATTGACATCGTTTCGCCATTCCAGGAGATTCTTCCATCCTTGCGGAGTTCATACTTGTTTTGTAGATCAAGAAAAAATGCGGATACCAGAATTTGACTGATTAGATCCTTGCTTCCGAGCACCGTTTTCTTGATCCTGCTGTTCCATTGTCTGTATACATCGCACACGTTCTCTGCATTTACCGTCCTGGTAATTGCGGAATTATCCTCCTGAAAATACGCTTTCATGAAACAAGATGCTTCGTACTCATCTGTCATACTGTAGATGTGTGGAGTGCTGATCAGTTCTTCTACTGCATCAATGATATCTTGACTTGGGTTGCTTGGTACGCTCCAATCCTTTGAGTCATCCTGGATTAGTTGTTCAAATGGCTTTGTTGAGACAATGAATGCTTCATTTTTGTCCGCAATTGACACCTTCTTTGGTACACTGAGTGTGCAGTCCTTGTAAATAGATCTTACATAGTGCAATACTTGTGCTGTGCACCTAGACCACTGTTTCTTCATGTTGTAGTCGAACTTGAATTCAAATATCACACCACGTACATCATCCACCCCATCGCAATTGTGTACTCTATGCAACATATCAACATTAAGCCATTGGACATAGCAGTCAGTTACTTCTGATTCAGTCTTGGTATTGAGTAATGATTTCACGAACTTTATGGTTGATCCCATCTTTAACCTCTTATACAGGTAATCACAAACGTTTATTGAACCTTCAATCTCTGTCTAATGTACTTGTTTCTCAGAAGAAAATTTTTCCTGTGTGCCTCTTTCAATTCAAGATCGTATTTTAACCTCTTTTGAGGGTTTGTAAGAATTGAATATGCTTTATTCAGCAAAGCCATCTTCTTGACATCACCTGTTTCTTTGTTGTCGGGGTGATAATGCTTGGCAAGAGCAAAATAAGATTGTTTGATGTCTTCAATCCTACAATCCTCAGTGACGCAAAGGATTATGTAATAGTTGATCACACCTTAATTTTACTACGACTGTAATAATTTTGTCAAGTATTTTCTGTGTATGGTCATATATGGTAAATGTGAAAGGAAGGAACACCCCAACCTCGTTAATTATTATCTACATGCTTTTCGGATAGCCTGAAGTGTTTGGTCCAGCTTTTATGGGCTGATCGGTGGCATTGTGCTCGATGATATTAAGAGTGAGTATTATTGGAATCTTCCGTAGTGTTGGGGACACCAATTTCCATAACAGTAAACTCTTCGTACCCTTCAGATTGATTTAATAGATGAGCAACTTCAAGTGCCTCACCTCGCGAATTAAATTTTTTAGCCTTGGTGGGGTTGTTCGTCAAGCAGTTTCGCCACGGCTCATTTGGATCCCACCTGTTGTTACTATACGTCTAATTACTTGTCCTGTTGATTTAGTCTTCACGATCGGGCTCTGTATCTGTTTCAGGCACTTCAGATTCTAAATTTTTCACTGCTTCTGCAAAATTCTCAAGATCCTTCATGTACAGTCCATGTCGTTCAATCACGGAGCAGAATTCTTGCACATCGTGTTCTATGATAGTGTATTTTGTGTCACCATCTTCAGACTCATCATCTGTTTGAACTAACATATGCGACAGCTCATGGTCGATTACTGCCAATTTTTGAGCATCTGTTAGTGTCTGCCACACGGGATACGACACAATCAACAAGAAGTCAAAACCTTCAACGTCCACGTCACTCATACCGTTGTTGTACTTAGCGAGTGCGTTTTCTTTAGGTGAGCACTTCCCGGCAGTAGCTATTACAATCTTCCCGCCTTTCTTTATTTCTTTATTCTTGAATAGATAAGCGATTCTGGCATTTACTAAGTGGGTGTGAAACTTTGGAATCAGTCTTTTTGCTATTTCTGCTACAGTATCAGCACGATCAAATTGCAGCGGAACATTTTTCACTTGCTTATTATCAGGCATGCAGAACCTCCAGTTTTGCAGAAGTTACCGTGTTTTCATTTGTTGGTCAATGTTCATAAAATATACTTCATTTACTGATCGGTAAAACGGCCACCAGTGACACTGGTGAGAGGTGACCTCTTACAGGTACAGGTTGCCTAGGTCACCAGGTAACCCGCATCTGGTGCAGGTAGAGGTCGCCAGGTCACCTATGTGAGGTTGCCTAGGTGCCTAGGTACGGTCGCCAGGCGACCTAAAACTTTTTTAAAAACAAAGATCGAAGAAAGATCCGGAAAAAATGAAGGAAAAAGGGGTTTGGGGGAGAGGGGAACAACGATGCATGACGCATAAACCCAAGACTAAACTGTATACTGTGTGGCGGCATTCGCCGCCACGTGGTGACTGCGAAGCGCAGTCACCACCCCCACATCTATAGAAATACTTTACCCTGAAAGGAAAGGAAGTACGGCACTCGAAACATGGAGGAATAACTTGCCTAATAAAGAAGAAAAACAACACATAGTAATTTATACACAGGGTGGATCGGGAGATATAATTGCTTCTACTCCTATGTTGCGTTGCATACATAGGGATTACCCAAATCAAGAGTTGGTTGTGGTAACTACATATCCTGTTATCCTAAAAGATAATCCTAATATCAGCAAGGTATTTCCATTCAATGAGGGAATGAATGTTTATTCAGAATATAAAGATACCGCTGTTATGTTCAAGAAGAGATTTGCTTATGATTATTTTAGAGACGAACACAGAGCAAAAAGCAAGAACATACTTGATTTTATTTGCAATGTGTATGATACTAAGTGGGATGGTGATCCTCCTGAGGTGTTTTTAACAAAACATGAGCGTGAGTTTGGTCAATACTTTATGAGTCAATTCAAGAAACCTGTAATACTGATACATGCGTTTGGTGCTGTCCCCTCTGAGGGTCAATCTAGAAAAATACACGCTCACAAAGATATGCGGATGGATTTGATCTCTGAATTGGTTAGAAAATACAGTAAGCATTTTGAGTTCGTGCAAATTGGATTAGCTGGTGAACAGCTTGTTGAGGGTGCGTTTGATGCTCTTGGTATGCAGATGCGTGAGACTTTTGCGATCATTGACCTGTGTAAAACGTTCGTGTTCATAGAAAGTTTGTTTGCACATTATTCTGCGTGCATTAACAAGACTGGTGTAGTGTTGTTCAATAATACTGATCCAAGATTCTTTGGACATCCACACAACATTAATATCAATGCACCGCAAAGCTTGTGTGATGAGTGGCCTTGCAATCGACCGGTTGGTGCTTTGTTGGATCTGGAGCCTGGATACTTAAACCCCAAAACCCGTGAACGCAATTTGTGGACATGTAAGAGAGATATAGTATGCAATCAGATACCGTATGCTACTCTTGAGTCTGCGTTTCTGCGCGCTATAGAAAAGAACACCGAAAAAGACGAAAAGAGTGCATAGATGGAAAATCGCCCATATCAATTCCTGACTGAAGACAAGAATGAAGCCAAGACAAAGATCATAGCCTACAAGGCTGATAGTGGTGCGTGTTGGTTTTATAGGTTGCATAGTCCGTTGAGTGCTCTTACTAGAAACAACAAGTCATTTCTGATTTCTGTATATCCGTATATGCATGAATCTCACATGCTAAAGAAAAACACCGATTTGGCTATATTTCAACGTCAATATTCTGCACAGGTGTTGCAATATGCCATGCAGATGAAGAAAGATGGCATAAAAATAGTTTATGAAACTGACGATGACCTGTTTCATATACCTGATTGGAATCCAGCACATCACACCTACGCAAAAAGACAAACTCAAGACGTGATCAGAAAGTTTTTGGAAATAGCAGACGCTGTTTTTACCACCACACAGCCGCTAGCTGAGGAACTTTTGCAGTATAATGATAATGTGTACATACTTCCAAATTCAATAGATTTTAGACTGATTACCGAGAGTCCGCACAATTCAATCAAGAAAGTGGCGGTGTGGCAAGGATCCGCTACTCATAAAAATGATTTAAAATTGATTACTCCAGCCATAAAGAGGCTGTGTTCTGAAGATAAGTACATGGTGAAACTGATGTATGCTAAAATAGAGGGAGCTTATTCTGTTCCGCCTGTTGAACTGCAGGCATTTTACCAGATGATGAGCCAATTGGACGGTACTGTTGGTTTTGCACCAATAATAGCAAACAAATTTAACGTGTGTAAATCTAATCTAAAGTTTCTTGAATATGCTGCACAAAAGATAATTACCGTAGCATCTGATGTACACCCATATTCAACTTCTATAGTTGATGGTGAAACCGGATTTATAGTAAAGGATAATAAGGAATGGTACGACAAGGCAGTGTGTGTTCTGGAGAACGAGGAACTTATTGAAAAAGTTACCTCTGCCGCATATGAGTACGTGAAGGATAATTTTGATATAGATGATACATATAAGTATTGGGAGACAGCAATAACAGAAGTTCTGGAAGGAAAAGACGCAGATAACCAGGAGAATGAAGATGACAGGTCTGTCGCTAGTATTGATTAATGGAAGCTTTGTTGGCGCGGTGTCTGATAAAGAATTTTCAGAGTGGGTTGATGGTACAAAAAATCGCCTGTTGATGTATTTTCCGAAAATGCTGCAAATACAGCCTGTTATGGAAAATGAACAGATGGCTGGCTTTAAGACCATGGTTTTGCCCATGCATTTGTTGAAGGTTAAACAGGAATTTTTGATGGTGAGTCCTACTACAATAGAAGTGTTGTGTGTAATAAATAAAGATCAAGATGAGGCGGAACAAGATATAAACAACTTATCACAAAAAGACATACGCGATTTTATTTTAGAACATCTGCATGCATTCAGTACCATGCCGCAAATTGAGCTGTTTGGCTTGTGGACCAACGCTATTAACATGTGGCGCGCTGAGTTGGCTGGTATAGCTGTTCCGTCTGGTCCTGTTCCGAGACCTAGGAACATTTCAAGATTGAAATTGAAGTAGGTGGTGCATGGCAGACAAAAGACAGCTTTGTAAAATCGGAAAAAATGCAGAAATTGTGTTTGATGGTAAGTGCTTTACTCTTAGATTTCTAGAAGGAGGATCTGTGGTTGATGAGTTTAATTTTAGCTGGATAGCAGATGCATTGCGTGCGTATGTATTGTACTCATTAAACAAGGTTGCTAGAATAGAGCCTTCTGTGTCGGGGCTTGTAAAGAAAGTGGATAATTTATCGGCATTAATTAGTTCTGTGGGGTGTGTTCTTGGGGATGAATGGAGGAAATTTGTTAACGATCCTGTAGAAAAAGTAATAGAAGAAGAGGATACTAGAAATGAAGACGAATGAGAATGTAATAATACTTACTAAAGCGTATATAATAGAACTATTTGATAGCATGTTTTTTAGTAATAGGATAAATTGGGGAGGGATAGACTTATTCAACACCCTTCCGATTATAAATTCAGAAAAAAACGGTGAAGAAGGTATTGAACAAAGATTTGCTTTTATGGTGCATGAATCTGCTCCAATGGCACTCAAACTACTAATCACTGCGTCTGTAGGAAAAGAAATACACAAGGTGTGCTACAGAGTAAAAACGGTCAATAAACAAATTGAAATAGATGACAGAAAAATGAAAATTCCGGTGGCTATGATTGACTGTTCTATAGCAAACTTGTCACTGGGGTTCAAAGATCCATCAGCACTCATTTTTAATATAAATACGGAGACTTCTGATGCTGCGGAAGGTTCTGTTGTGTGGAATCTAATGAAGTTTATAACAAATTCCTACATGGTGTCTCATGAATTAGATAATGATGACAAAAATTTGTTCGATGAAGTGGTATTAGACTTGAAGAGTCTGCCTCCTGTACCTGGTGATGAACACTACAGACAAGTGTACGCCATATCATGAAGAGGTTGTTTGTAGATCCAGGCAGTGTGTCTGGGTATGCTTGTTATAACAACGGCAATTTGTGTGAACACGGTTATTGTAATTGTAAGGTGTATGATAAGGAGTGCGTTGACTACGTAAAATCAATCATTGAACTTACAAAACCAGAAGAAGTATATATTGAGCGACAGTTCCTGCCTGAACCAAAAAAAGAGAACGGAAAAGTAACAGGCAGAACACTTGGTATATTCACACTGGTTTTGAATAGGTCTGTGTGGGATGTGTTATCTACACTTATTATTGGCAGTGATGCTGTTAAAGAAGTGAATGTTGCTAAGTGGCAATCACATTTTGGGCTAAAAGTGGACAAATCTATTAAGAGCAAATACTCCAGAAAGAAGAAGCTGAAGCAAGATATGATTTGCAAGGTGAAAGAGCTGTTTGGTATTGAAGTGTGTGAAAATGAGGCAGATGCTGTACTAATAGGTAAGTATATAACCGACAAAGAGAGCAGCGATGTCACTGGACCTGACAGCACTAATAGCGGTAAAGGATCGTGAGTTCAACATAAATTACTGTTTGTCGTCGATAGATAAGTGCAATCCGAAACCGAAGTGTATTTTAGTTGATTTTGGTAGCAAGATACCTTTGTCCGGGAGATTCAACTATGACTGGTTGCAAGTGATTAGGGTTACTCGCAATACTAGCCTGTTTCATAAAGCAAGAGCACTGAACATAGGACTGAAGAAAACCACTACCAAATATGTGTGTGCTACGGACGCTGATCAGGTCTTTAACCCATCATTTTTTGGTGTGGTGCATGATTTGCTCATGAAGAACCCAAAAGCGTTCGTGATGTGTTATACATATTTTTTGTATAAAGCTCCAAATTTTAAGCCGCATGAACTCAATTATCACGCGCTACTAAAACAAGTGCGTGCATCAAAATCCAAATTGAGTGGAGATGGATGTTGTAATGGTATAAACAAAGATTTTTTGATGAGTGTGCATGGATGGGATGAAAGATACATTGGGTATGGTGCAGAAGACAGTGATATGAATCTTCGTGCGCGGTTACGCGGGTATAACATAGTATGGGCACATAAATATACTAATATGATTCATTTACCTCATAGCAGAAGTACGCCATATCACTCAGCTTCATATTTATCTGCAAATAGAAAGATGTATTATACAAGAAGAAGAATCAAAGACGTGGTTGTAAATCCCAGGAATTGGGGTGAGATTTAGTGTCAAGACCAAAGATCATAACGATACGAAAATGGGGCACCGCAAACTGTATGCGTGAGTTTGGGTTTGATGTGTATTCTGTTCCAGTTAATAATTTGAAGAGCGCGCGTTTGTTTATGATGGCAGTTAAGGAGATTCAACCTGATATATTCTTTTTCTCTAAAGATGAGAGTGTGTCGCCCAGTGTATTTAAGAGGGTGAGAACTTTGTCACCCAATACAGCTTGTGTGATGCTGTACTGGGATCAACGTGGGCGTGTTCCTGGGATAATCAAGGCCAGGAGAGGGTGCATAGACTCCATTATTATAAATAATGCTGATCCAAAACAATTTTTGATGTATAAAAAATTTGGAATAAAAAATGTGTATACGCTGTATGATTCTGCAAACAGTAAGATATTCAATCCTATTAATAAAAAGAGAACATATGATTTAATATTTGGTGGCTCGAACTACAAAAATTTGTTTCCGCTGTCTAATATGAGATTGTGTTTATTGGGAGAATTGAAAAGGAAATTTAATATGATAGTCTATGGTAATGGTTGGCCATTTCAATCTATGCCTATAGTAAGAAAAAATAAATATTGTGAGGCTATTCAGAATGCAAAAATTAGTTTAGGTATAAATCATTATGATGTATATAAATATTATGAGGAAAGATTTATTGAGTGCATGGCAGCAGGAAGAATGCATTTAACATATTATATACCTGGAATGGAAAACGATTTTGGAAATAGAAAACATGTGGTGTGGTTCAAAAGTGTTCCTGAGTGTGTTGATCTTGTGCGTTATTATTTGAAATACCCAAATAAGAGGGAAGAAATAGGGAGGGATGGGAGGAAAAGGATTTTTGAGCTTTTTGATATCAAAAAGAACACACAGAGATTATCAAATATACTTAAGGATTCATATACAAGAAAGCAGGCGGCAACGTGAAAGTTGGTGTGATATTGGATGATTTTTCCTATTATAACTTCTCTCCTGAATTTCAGGCCATTAAAATAAGTAGTAAAAATTTTATGAATGACATTAAAAATATAGATATGTTGTTTGTTGAATCTGCCTGGGCCGGAAACAACAATCAATGGAGACTAGTTATAGGTCCTAACAATAGGTGGGTTGATGGTGCTATTAATTCTATCATAAATGTGTGTAAAAAAAGAGGAATTCCTACAGTTTTTTGGAATAAAGAAGATCCCGTACACTTTAAGAATTTTTTGTGGTTAGCAAAAAAGTTTGATTTTGTTTTCACTACAGATGATGGTTCCATTAATAAATATAGAAGTGCTTTGAAACACAACAGAATCTATGCGCTTCCTTTTGCCGCCCAACCAATGTATCAATACCCTTCTGTGTTGTCTGGAAGGAACAAGAACCCGTGTTTTGCTGGTACATACTGGAATAAACAGCATTTGCATCGGAAAAAACAAATGGAGTGCGTTCTGAAACCATGCATTCCATATGGTTTGCATATTTATGATAGAAAGAAAGTTGGTGGTGCCGGTAATAGTTTTCCAGGCCCATATGATAAGTGTGTGGTGGGTGGAGTTCCGTTTTTGGAGTTAATGAATAAATATAGAAATTATAGGTTTTTTGTAAATGTTAACATAGTTACGAATTCAAATACGATGTTTTCTAGAAGAGTTTTTGAAATAGCATCCTGTGGTACGCCTATTTTGAGTTATCCTTCTTTGGGAATGAAAAGGGTTTTCGGTGATTCCATTGTGTTTTCTGATTCAGAGGAAAAATCGCGTGAATATATAAGAAACATACTGTCTAATGATGCATATTGGGAGGAGTTGTCTATTAAAGGGATAAAGGTTGTATATGGTAAAAATACCTATTCGCACAGATTTGATAGGATATGTAGGATTGTCGGTGTTCGTACTCCGGATGTTGTTACTAGAAGGATCGAGTTATACGATAGGGTTATGAAATGCAACTCTGTGTCTGAGGCATCATTGTTGATGCGTGAGATACTATGACAGATTCAAACATTTTATCCGCAATAAAGAAAAATACAATGCTAGGTAGCATTACGTTTAATAATATCATAAAACAAGTAAAATACGTAATAAAGAATGGTGTGGAAGGGGACTATGTGGAGTGTGGTGTTTGGAAAGGTGGGGGTGCTGCTATTGCAGCAAAAACCTTTTTAGATAATAAATCTGTCAGATGCATGCACTTGTTTGATGTGTTCGATGATCCTCCTATGCCCACCGTACATGACGATGAAAAACTTGTGAAAAAACTTGGAGGAATAAGGACAGGTGAATGTAAATCTATAAAAGGATGTTATGCAAGAATGGGTAAATCCGGTCCAGGGACAGAAAATGGTGCAAGGAATTTAATAATTAATAAAGTTGGGTATTGTGAAAAGAACGTGCAATTCTATAAAGGTTGGTTTCAGGACACTGTTCCTGCAGCAAAAGAGGGCATCAATAAAATTTCTGTGTTTGTGTTAGATTGTGGGTATTATGATGCTAGTGTTGTTTGTTTAGAAAATTTATATGAAAAGCTGGAAGGAAAAGGTATTATGATTGTTGATAATTATTTTACGTATTCTGGGTGCAGGAAGGCAGTGGATGAATACTTAAATAAAATTGGCGAAAAACCAAACATGGTTCGAGTTAATAAAGACTGCGTGTGTTGGCACAGGCACAGGATATGAAAATATTACACATTGGGGGATCTCATTCCATACACTTATCAGATTTGGTGTATGAATTAGATAAGTTGGGTCACAAACAATGCGTATTTAGTTACAGGAAAAAGAGCACACTAAAAAATTCAATACCGGTTTATTATTATCCATATGATTCTTTCTATCCTGATGTAGTTGACGCAAACAAATCAGCGTGTGTTAGGGGCATGCTGAAGAGAATTGTTGAAAAAGAACAGCCAGATTTAGTCCATGTGCATTTTATTATCGTTGGGTGTGTACCGTTGTTGCTTTTAGATTCTATAAAGAAACTGCCGGTAATTGTATCGCCGTGGAACCTTAGGTTTATGGGCAGCGTGGGAATATTAGGCAAAAGGATAAGACGTTCATTTGAAATATGCGACAGAGTGTTGTTTGGATCAGATGTAATATTTAGATGTTTTCAAAAAGACTATCAAATTCACGAAAATAGGTATTCGTTCTACAAACTTCCCCTTGATTTAGACTGGTACATGCATTCTGATGTAGACTGTTCATGTCCTAAAATACTCTCTGCCAGGGTTATGCAACCAACAAACCACCAAGATTTGCTATTATATGCAATTAAGAAGATGAGAGAGGGTGGTGGGGATGTGCACGCAACATTTATTGTTGGTCAAAGCCGAGAGCAAGGTATCAATTACTTCAATAAAATGAAGGCACTCTCACGCGGACTTAATATTGAAAAACTGTGTACTTTTATAGATCGCAGTTTATCTCAAGATGAGTTTAAAAAGCTTATTGCAAAACACAATATTGTGTATTCTGTGTCTGAAGACTCTGGTTATTCACAAACAACAATACAATCATTGTGTGCCGGTGTGGTCACTTTAGTAAGAGAAAATGTACTAGAAAAAAATCTTGCTGATAACAACAAGAATTTACTTCCAGTTAAACTAGACGTAGCTGGGGTGTATAATGGGCTAAAAAAAGCAGTTGATGGTCTGCAGAATCTGTGCATACCTGTCGGTGAACGAAACAAAGCATTGTTGTTGTATGATAAATCTGTAACTATGCCGACATTGAACTGGATTTATCTGAATATCAACAAATGTAAAATTTGTGGTGATGTTGTGAGAATAGAAGAAATTTCTGGGCATGATTTGTGTATATGTAATGCGTGTGGTGTTAGGTATCATCGTAGTACCCCCTCTGGTAGATTTTTGGATAATTACTACAAAGGTCTTTCGAAGAGATTTGGTAGTATTCAGAAGGCCATAAACAGAAACCACAATCAGAACAAAAAATCTTTTGAGGTGTATGTACGCGAGGTTAAAGAGAACGTGCCTGTTGGATCAAGAATTTTAGACGTAGGATGTTATGATGGACTATTAGTAAAGATGTTGGTTGATGCCGGTTATTTGGCAGAAGGAATAGAGATAAATAGTGAATTGGTGAGGTGCAGCAAAAAATATGGAGTCAATGTAACGAATTGCGACATAAGCAATTTTAATAATAAATTCCAATACGATACGGTTATATCTCATGCAGTTTTGGAACACCAGCCAGATCCATTCATATTTATTGATAAAATAAAAAGTGTGCTGTCCGAGGGAGGCACAGTTATTGTGTCAGTTCCTGACTCTTGTAGAAATTTTTCAGTTTCTTATCCTGCACATTTGTGGCACTATACTGCCCATTCATTAAAAATTCTTTTCAACAAGTGTGATATGGTTTGTGAAGTGCACCCGAGACAGACATCCAAATCATTGGTGTGTGTTTCTAAAGTGAGAAGGTGCTGTGTTGAGTAATTTTCCAAAGACCATAGTAATCGATAACTGTGGTTTTTGTAATTTGAACTGTGTGATGTGTGATCACAAAAACATACTCAGATATAGAGACAAAAGGAGCATGGATATAAGTTTATATCGTAAAATAATAAAGGAGATTTCTGTTGAAAATAAAAATGCTAGAGTTTGGGAAATATTTTTTGGCGAGCCGTGTCTATGCAAGGATATGAGCAGTAGAATCAAAGAAGCGAAAGAAGCTGGTCTTAATGATGTTGTGTTGAACTCAAATGGAGTATTGCTCACAGATGGAAAATCGCGTTCATACATAGAATCTGGGCTTGATTGTATGTATGTTGGTCTGGATGCAATAACTGAAAGTACATATGATCTAATGCGTGTTGGTGGAGATTTCAAGAAAGTGGTGAAAAACATACTTTTGTATAGAGACAATTTGCAGAAATTTGGTACTACGAAACAAAAGCTGTTTGTGCAGTTTATAGAAGGTAAGTACAATGCACATGAAAAGAGTGAGTTTGTGGAGCGTTGGTACAATCAAGGTGTGGAAGTGAAGGTCCGAAGTATGCTGGGGTGGGCCGGATTACTGGGTTCGTCACCAATTGCTGATTTTTCAAACAGGAAACCATGTTATTGGATTCAAGATACTATGGTAGTATGTTCAAATGGTTGTGTGCCCTTGTGTGCGTGTGATGTACATTGTAGGGTTGAATGTGGTAATTTAAATAACAGTACTATGAAAGAAGTTTGGGGCGGAAAATTGAAAACATACAGAGAATATCACATAAATAATGAATGGGATAAAATTCCTGATATTTGTAAGTCGTGCACAGACTGGGTTTTTGGTCGTGCGGAGTATGCATGAAGGTATTGCATATTGGCGGCAGCACTGCCGTGCATGTTATAGATGAACTAAGGTTCTTAGATAAGAGAGGTGTACATCAGTATTTGCTGAGTTACAATTTGGAAAATAGAATGCCTGAGTATTTGAAGAAGAAAATACCTACTTATTATTTATTTGATTTTAAAAAAGAGTTTGGTCCAGGTCATGTCAAGCCCGGAAAACAAAAAAAGCTTATGGTATTTGCAAAAAGAATTATGAATAAAATTAGACCAGATATCATTCATGTGCACTGTCCGTCTTATTGTGCGGTAGCTGCTTTGTTGTGTTATAGAATGAGAAAAACACCTATGCTGATTACTTTGTGGGGTGTTCCTGACATATCTATAAACTCAGTTAATAAAAAGAGGATCAAAAAACTGACTGAATGCTGTACCTACATGAATGCGAAAAACGTGAATTTTCTGAGGTATTTCTGCAAATTTTATGGTATGAAAAGAGGCAAAGGAATAATATCTGGTTATCCGATAAGACTTAGCGGTTATGTTGGGCATGTACCAGATTATTCTCTTCCTAGGGTATACATACCACGGTCTTATTTCCAGGACATGATTGTTTATGCGATTAGAGATGTGTTGAAAGCAGGAAGAGACTTTAGAGTTACTTTACATGTCCCGTCAAAAACACGGAACAAGATACTTTCGTTGATTCATAAGCTTGGTATAGAGGATAAATTCGATTATGTATATAAAATGCTTCCTCAAGAAGCATTCATTGAAAATATGAAAAAACATAATATATTAATATCTATAAGTTCCGATCCTGGTACATCTGCAACTACTGTTCAAGGGGCGTTTAGTGGGATGATAGTACTTTCACACCACTCTCCGTACTCTCATGGTATACTAGATGATAATGTTAATGTTATTAAATGTGCAAAAACAGTGAAGTCCATCAGTAAAAAACTGAGATACGCCATTGACAACTTAGGTGTGTTGGGGCCTAAATTTCATAAAAATAATAAAAAATTGATAAAATTTGACGCCGAGTGCTCCATAGATGCTATAATGAATACATATAAGAAGATGGTTGGCGGGTGACTAATGGTGGTTGGCGTTCTGCAGCCCAGCTACTTACCGTGGTTGGGGTATTTTGATCAAATAGATCAATCTAATATATTCATATTCTATGATACAGTTCAATATGATAAAAATGGGTGGCGAAACAGAAATAAAATAAAAACAAAAAATGGAATACAGTGGCTTACTGTTCCCATCACTAAAAAAGACGGTTTGCTAAAAGATGTTGAAATAGTTTACGAGTCAGACTGGGTTAAAAAGCACCTAGAGTCAATAAAACAAACCTATGGCAAATATCGATTCTTTGAAGAAGTATATGAGATTATTAGTAATAGGTTGTTGCTGAAATATGGTAATTTAAGTATGCTGTGCTGCGATTTGATTGTTGACATTTGCAGATATATGGACATGGATAACATCATGTTCATGAAAGCATCTGATCTGCCTGAATTTACCGGTGATGCAAATGAGAGACTTGTGAAGATGTTGATGCACGTGAATGGTACAATGTTTATAGAGGGTGCTTCTGGCATTAACTATATTAATGATAAAATGTTTGCTAGGAATGGCATAGAAGTTAAATTTCAGAACTATGAGTGTGTTAAATATGATCTTACAGTCAATGAAAATTTGTCGGTGGTAGATGCATTATTTAGATTCGGAAAAGACACGATAAACGTGGTACAAAAAGGAAGAAAATCATGAAAATACTGGTAACAGGTGGGGCTGGGTTTATTGGATCAGCATTTTGTCATTATATGAAAAATAAATATGGAAAGGAAGTCGAATTAGTTGTATTAGATGCTCTTACTTATGCTGGTAGTATAGAAAATCTGCCAGTTCATTATTCGCAAATCAATGAGGTTGAAGGGTTTTCGTTTTGGTATGGTAATATTACCAACAGTCAATTAGTGAATGAACTTGTATCACAAGTAGATGTGGTGGTGGGGTTTGCCGCAGAAACCCACGTTTCACGTTCCATATATGACAATCAATTGTTTACTGTTACAGATGTATTAGGTACTCAATGCATAGCCAATGCCGTTTGCAAACACAAAAAGTCCATTAAAAGATTCATACACGTGTCTACTTCTGAGGTGTACGGAACTGCAGAAGCTGAAAGCATGTCAGAGGATCACCCTTTGAACCCAGCCAGTCCTTATGCTGCAGCTAAAGCAGGTGCTGATAGACTGGTGTATTCATATTGGAGAACATACGGCATTCCGGCCACAATAATTAGACCGTTTAACAATTATGGCCCAAGACAGCATCTAGAAAAACTTATTCCAAGATTCATAACGAACATGATCATGGATGAACCATTAAGAATACATGGCGACGGAAGTGCTTCCAGAGACTTTGTGCACGCCGACGATACGTGTCGTGCTATTGATTTGTTGTTAAATATTGATTCAGATTCCATAGACGGTAAAGTGTACAATGTGGGATCTGGTGTTTCTAGATCCATACTTGATATTGCAAAAGACATATCCTCTTTATTTGGTAAAGAGGCGAAACTGGAGAAAGTTGGTGATAGACCGGGACAAGTTGTTAGACATACGGCAGAATGTCATAAGATTGCAAGTCTGGGGTGGATTCCGCGAGTGGATTGGATGGATGGGCTATCACAAACTATAGAATGGTACAAAAACAATAGAGACAGATGGGAAAAACAAATATGGATGCGATCAGTTCCTATAGTAACGGCATCTGGGAAGAAGGAGTGGCACTGATACGGTTGGTGCTTTCCGATCTTGAGCGCTACAAAGATTCATATAAGGCCAGAGGTTCGAAATTTTCCAAAAAAGCGTATTTGGAAAGTTTTGTGTTTAAACCTGGATTCCAGGCAGTGTTGTTATACAGAGTTTCTCATTTTTTGTATAAGGTTGGTATGAATTATGCAGCCTGGGCGGTTTCTAGAATCAATCAAATTTTGACGTCTGCAGAGATTGAATTCAACGCAGAGTTCGGCCCTGGGTTGTTTATTGCCCATCCCTCCGGTATTGTTGTTGGCAGAGGGTCGAAAGTCGGCAAGAATTGTACAATGTTCCAACAAGTTACATTAGGTGTTAGGAGTTGGGAGGATATGCGATATCCTGCTATAGGGGATGGTGCTGTGCTTTTTTCTGGATCTAAAGTACTTGGTGGTATAAGAATTGGTAATAATGTTACAGTGGGTGCCAATGCCGTTGTGTTTGACTGTGCTGGTAATGACATGTTATGTGTTGGTAACCAAACCACAAAACATAAGAGAATGAAAACATGAAGGTTGAATTCTTCAAACATTCTGTTGGTGATGAGGAAATAGAGTCTATAGCTCAAGCAATAAGAGGCAAGTTTCTTACTAATGGGCCAATTGTAGAAGAGTTTGAATGTGCCCTTGCTGAGTACATGGGCATGAAGTACGCTGTGGCCGTTTCTAGTTGTACTGCTGCCTTGCATTTGTCCCTGTTGGCGGTTGGTGTTGAGCCATGTTCGGAAGTGATAGTTCCAGCAATGACATTTGTGGCAACCGCTTTGGCAGTCATGCACGCTGGTGCTTCTCCTGTGATTGTTGACGTGTTGAAAAAAGACGGCAACGTAGATCCAGAAAAAGTTTATCAACGAATAAGAGAAAAAACTAAGGCTGTGGTGCCAGTGCGTTTATATGGATCGTGTTGCGATGAAGAAGCAGAAATAGGAAGAATGTGTAGCAGAGATCACGTGCCTGTGATTGTTGATGCTGCACATGCTTTGGAAATGACCAAAGGTCGTGTTGTAAGCAACTTTGATGGTGCATGCCTAAGTTTCTATGCCACTAAGAGCATAACGTGTGGTGATGGTGGCGCTTTTGTTACAGACAATGAGCATTTATATGAAAAAGTGAAACTGCTGAGAACGCATGGTATGAGTGCTGATGCCTCCGCCAGGTATCACAATAAGTACACTCCGTGGGATCTTGTAGCGCATGGCTGGAAATATAATATGACTGACATACAGGCGGCCATGCTGTTGCCGCAGTTGAAAAGAGTGGATACCAATTGGCAAAGCAGAAAAGAAGCTTACGATAGATACGTTGTTCAGCTAAAAGATGTGGAAGAGATTGTACTTCCCGAGATCCCCAAAGACAGAAACAGGCACTCGCATCATTTGTTTACTGTGTGGACGAAAGACGAAAACACTCGAAACGCGCTAATAAGGTTTTTGAATACCTGCGGTGTGGGCGTAGCTGTTAATTACAAATCTATTAATCTTACTTCGTACTTGTCAAAAAGACTTGGTGCTGGTCGAGGTATGTGTCCTGTTTCTGAGCGCATAGGTGATGTGACTATATCTCTTCCATTTTATGCTGGTATACCATATTCGGACATAGATTATGTGTGTTCATGCATTAAGAGATTCTATAGTAAGACATGAACAAGGCAGCGGTGTTGATATTGACGCACAACAGGGTAGGTGTGTCTTCAAAGTATGTTCCAAATATAGTAGACAAGGCACGCAATGCAGATATTTTGATTTGGGACAATGGTTCTACTGATGGTACTTTTGAATGGTTGTTCAATTATTACTTGATGGAAAAAAGAATTACTAAGATTTTTGGTTCTGACAAGAATTATGGTATGGAAGCAGTAAACTTCATGGTTAATGAGTCTGACAGTGAATACATCATAAAAGTTGATGATGATGTAACTATACCAGACAATTTTGTTAATAGACTGGTTGGTGCCTATGAAAAACTTGGTGATAGGAAAGTTTTGTTTATGTCCTGGGACATGAATTGGGGCAAAAGCACATTTGCTACAAGACATGGGATAAGAATGTTCGGAGGAAATAGCGGGAAATTTAAAATGGTTGGCAAAAACGAAAAGGTGTACGTGTGTAATGATCCACACAAATTCATGGCGAATGGTGTGTGCAGGCTGTCAAGAAAACGCGATTTTGTGAAAATAGGCGGTCATCCTCCAGGTGTGATTTATGGTGTGGATGCTATAGTTTCAAGCATAGCTGGCTCTTGTGGATATAAAATTGCTTATTATTCACCCAGTGATTTGATAGTGCATCACCAAAATGATGATCCTGTGTATAGAAGGTTCAAGGACAAAGAACTAAGGAGAGTTAATTCTCCAAAGAACGTGTGAGCGTTGTATGGATCGTACAGTGTTGAGCATAGTAATTCCGTGTTTGGATGCTGCAGACCGTACTATTAGCTGTGTAAAAAGTATAGTCAAATATACGTACACACCGTATGAGATTTTGTTGATTGATAATGGTTCTACTAATAAAAACAAAGAAAAGATGTGTAGCTATTTTGAATCTACAGGTAAGATTGTAAAATTTGTGAAAATGAACAAAAACGTTGGATTTACAAAGGCAGTGAACATAGGTATCAGAGAATCTGAAGGTGACTATGTTGCTATGATGCACAATGATGTTGAAGTATCGTTTCGTTGGGACAAAAAACTGATTAATGGTCTGCTGGATTACAAAGTTGGTGCTGTTGGCCCCATAACACAACTACCGGTGTCAATGCAGAGCCCAGAAAACTTGCACAGATTCTATAAAGCAAATGTCCCAAAATTCATGCACTCCAATGAATTTTATGGGAAAAAACTTGATCAGTTGTTGTCAAAGACGTACATTGATATGTGCAAGAAGCCGTTGTCACTGTTTTGTGTGGTTACTAGAAAGAATGTGCTTGAACATGTTGGGTTATTGGATGAAGATTTCGAACATGATACAGGTGCTGAATGCGAATTCAACCATCGACTGCTTGTTAATGGATATAAATGCTTAGTTAGTGCAGGCACTTTTGTGTTTCATGCATCAGGTATAACAAAAAAGGCTCTGAAACTAAATCAAGATAGCATAAGAAGAAAAAGTCTTGAGATTTTGACAAAGAAGAAAGTGCCGCTACGAGAATGACCGATAAGGTGACTTTGCTGGTTGGGTCCAACAGAATAAAGATAATTCCTAAACTTCCAGAGAATGTGTTTGATGTACTGAGAAGTGAACTTCGATTTCGGGTGCACGGGTATCAATATACGGACGCTTTCCAACGAAGAGTGTGGGATGGATATAAGCAGCTTTTTTTGCATAATCAAACAGCACCTGTTGGTCTATATCTTAGGACTAAGAGCATATTAGAGAGAAACGGAATCAACGTTGAGGTGAAGTTTAAAAACGATTACAATGTACTTGGTGATAGAATATACGCTACTGGTCTTTCTCTAAACGATTTGCAGATAGCGTCAGTTCGTGTGTCGGTAGACAAAAGAATATGCACAATTACTATGGCTGTTAGAGGTGGTAAAACAGCAGTGCTGTCTGCAGTCATCAACTATGTGCAACAATTACCAGTTTTTGTGATTACACAAGACAGAGATCTAGTAAAGCAGACGGTGGATGCCTTTAAAAGGCACACAAATTTTAGGATTGGGCACTTTTCTGAAGGAGAGTTTGTTTCTGGTGATGTGGTGGTAGCTAGTTACAAGGCCATGAATTCAATGTTGTACATGCTGTCAGTACAAAAAGAAGGGCTCAAGAAAGTAAGTAAGAAAACACAGCTTAGATATAAAAAAGTGTTGAGTGTGATAAATGAATCGAAAATGTTGTTGCTGGATGAGTGTCATGTGTCTCTGTCGGAGAAGACCAGCAAAGCTGTGTTTCAGTTCCCTAAAGCCGGATACAGGATATCGGTCACTGGTACGTACAAAGCGGACAACAAAACGATGATAGAGACAGAAGCCGTGGTAGGACCAGTTGTGTACAATGTAGGTTTTGAAGAGCTAATCAGCATTGGCCGACTTGCTAGGCCAGTAGTTATTTTATACTCGTTACCAAATTCTTGGTACAATCATTATTTGAATGAGTGGAGTGACATAGAAGAAGCAAATATAGTTAACAATAATATGCGCAACAGGTTTATTGCAGAGACTGTATTGAATTTGAAGAAACAAGGAAAGAGCAGTTTTATTACTGTTTCTAAGTTGGAGCACGGAGAGATACTAAATAGTCTTATACCGAATAGTTATTTCGTTAGGGGATCTGTTGATACTGACACCAGGTTTTCATTGTATGAAGCCCTTCAAAATGGTGGTCTTAGTTGTATTATTTCCACAGTAAGTAAAATCGGGTTAAACCTTCCGAAACTTGATGCTGTAATTAATGCTGAGGGTGTAAAATCAAAGATCCCGACGATTCAAAGGATGCGATCATTAACATCGTCAGAAAACAAAGAAACAGGACTGGTTATTGACTTCATTGACAGTGGTAAGTACTTGTTTGAACATTCGTGTGCAAGAGAAGACATATACATGAAATTGAAGGGGTTTACGATAAAACACAAGAAAGTGAATAAAGACTTTTTTGAGAAGAAAGGTGGAAGATGAACATGGATGGAATGATTACAAATGACCCAGTAGAAATTCATATTTACAACGAATTTATGTCTCTTAGGGCCACAAACGAACGACTTCGTAGGTATGTAGATCAGTCAGGCAAGAGCGCGGAACTTAAGGATATAAATATTTGGAAGCCGTATGATTTTTTGAAGTACTTTTGTAAATTGTACTATGACAAATACAAGAAAGAGTACAATGTAAAGGGCAATGTGGTTCGTGCTTATAACAAGATATCGATGTTTATGGGCGAGAATCACATAAATAATCAATCGTTCAAGGACTTTATTGAGTATGCATTCAATAGGTACTTTACTGATGCTCGCGTGCCAGTACTAGGTAATGTGTGCAGCGCCAAATTGTACAACAGATTGATGGTGGCTTCAGCAAAAGATGCCAGCAGAGTTGACAAGTTTTCATTAGATGAAGCGTTGAAAAACGAGAGTCTTGCGTTTGAAGAATACGTTCACAATGAATATGAGTTTGAATCTCTTGGGGCAACACAGTAACTTTCTCAATAAACACTGGTAGAGATGATCAGTAAATTCAGTAAACGTATCAAAACGTGTGCTTTGTGTGGCGGCAAAGGCTACACAGAGAAACTGGTTGAGGGCGGTGTGTATCTAGATGACTGTGAGTGCGTAAAGTCTATAGAACTTGAAGCGAAATGGTATAAATCTGGTATACCTGTTCAGTATTGGAATTTTGATATGTCTGCGCTCACAAAGGAATTCAGGGAAAAGAATGCAGGCTCCCTCGGTGAAGTAAACAGGTATGTAGACAACCTAAAAGACAATATTGAATCAGGAAAAGGTTTGTTGTTTTCTTCTTCTGCTGGTTTAGGCAAATCTTCTATAATGTCCTACATACTCAGAAAATCGACAGATCTTGGTTTTAATGCATACTATCTGCGTGCTTCTCACATGGTTTCACTGAAGTTTAATGCGCTTCGTGATAGAGATGCTGCAGATCTAATAAATCATGTGGTAGAAGACGTAGATATACTGGCCATAGAAGAGATTGAGAAAGTGTACCTGTCAGACGAGAATGCTATGAACAACCAGCTATTTTATGAATTCTTGTCGGATTTGTATGATTCAAAAAAGAGTTTGTTGGTGTCGTCAAACAAGAAACCAAATGAGTCATTTTTGGCCTTGCCTACATTTATCCAGGACAGACTCAGAAACTTGAAGAAAGTGGTGTTTGTTGGTAAATCTGGCAGGGTAGACATACAACAATGAGCATAAATCTAAGTTCAGAAACTGCGGAAAGAAAAATTCTTTCCTTCTTCTTCAAAAAGCCGTACCACCTAAAAGCACTGTATACTGGTGAGGAGTGTTTTGCGTACCCAAAGTTGAAGAGACTGGCTAAATTGGTTCACGAATACGTACTGAAATACAGAAATCCACCAACAAAAGAAACACTGTCTGATTTTGCGAATGAGTTTGCTGCTGGTAACAGCAAACTGCTTCTTGAGTGTGCTGAAGCCATAGCAGAAATAGACTTGCTGTCAGAATCACCAGAAGAGGAATTTGGGTATTATTATGATAAGTTGCATGACTGCAGGATAGGGAGAGGGATATTTGATGCCGCTGAGTTTATTAAGGAAAAGTTTCAGGAGGCGAAGCATTCAGATTTTAAGAGTTTGAGAAAAGAAATAATCAACAAGCTTATGTCTATTAAAGACCCAGAGGAAGAGGTGGTGCGCGGATTTTTGCACGATTCTGCAAAAGATAGGTGGGAAAAATATAAGGAGCGCGATGGTGGCAATCTTGGTGACGATATTGTACCTTTTGGAATTAAGGCACTGGACGATGAATTAGGTGGTATGAGAAAGACATTTCTTACTCTATTATACTCGAAATCTAATGGCGGAAAGACACGCACTGCTCTAAACATTGGTTATAACAACAGTATTGCTGGTAAGAACGTGGTTATTTTCTCGTTGGAGATGGAGTATGATTTGTATGCATCGTGTTTGGACAGTAGAATGGCTTGGGTGGATAGCAATCATATTATTTTCGGTAAGTTGAATCAGGAAGATAAGAAACGATACTTCAATGCACTGAAGAAACAGTATCAAGAAAAAACTGGTATCTGGATAGTAGATATACCGGAGAAGGCAACCGTACCAAGGTTAGATGAAGAACTTTCAATTTACACAGCTTCTACTGGTTTATGGCCAGATTTGGTTATTATTGACTATGCCAGCTTAATGGAACCAATGAAAGCATACACAGGCAGATCAGAGAAGTATGATTTTTTGTTTGGTGAGCTGCACCAGTTTGTGAGGAGCTGGAAAACAGCGGGTTTGACGCTTGCACAGGAAAGTAGAACTGCCACCCAGGCTGATAAGAAAAAGAAGAAAGATGAAGATACGGATGGTCTAGATAACATTGGTCTTTCAAATTACATGGCACCTCACTGTGAAATTGTGGGTAGATTAAAGCAGTCAAAAATCGATAGATTACAAAACCGGATGGTTTTTAGAGTCGATAAGTCTCGGTATAGTAGAGCTAATGAAGACATTCCGTTGTTTTGTTTGTTTGATAGAAATTATGTTGGTGATCGCCTGGTGTCAGGTAGTCATGTTATAGTGAAAAAGGAAGTCGAAGATGACATTTAACGAACAATATGCTAAGTATGTAGAATTGAAACCGTCCTCTGGAGGAAGGTACACAGCCATTTGTCCGTTTCATAATGAAAATGATGGCAGTTTTGTGGTGTACCCTGATGGCAGCTTTCACTGTTTTGGGTGTTTAGCACACGGCACTGTAGAAGATTTTTTGTCAAGAATGGGCGATGATGGGGTGTTTCACAATGTTAATAATATAGATCTAGAACAAATTCAATCAGATGGTAATGAGGCTGTAATAAAAGCGATAGAAAAGTGTGCTGAGCAGGTGAAAGAAACTGTTGATTTTTGTGTGATGGAAAAGATTTATGACTTTATTGATATGGTGTGTCTTGCTGTTCGTGGCGGAATAGTTATTGATAACTGCATTCTTTTTGTCAATGCAGTAAAAAAGAAGATCGAGAGGATGTCACAATGCAATGTGGAGAAATAGTGGGAGAGGAAATGAAGACAGCAAAGAAGATACCGGTGTCTGAGTGCGTGGTTGGCAAAGAGTATGTTACTGAGTACGGCAGAGTAGTACAAATGGTTTCTGGGGGGCAACAAAAATCAAAGTTTCTGGTGCTTCTTACAAAGAAAACGGTAGAAATGGAAAATGATTATACTGTGTATGACAAGGAAGAACTGATGAAAGCGAACGCAGAATGCAGTAGCAGTGAAGACGAATCAGTTGCCGTTCCTCCGCCAGAAGTCCTGTGTAAAGACACAAATGAATTTGTTGATGTGAAAGGATCCGGTATTTCTGCTAGGCAGTTAGTAAAAGAGAAACTGCTTGAAGGTCCACAGACCAGGGATTCGTTGGCAAAGGCCATCGTTGATAACGGTCTTTCCAAGAATACCGACACGAAGAAAGTTAAATGCTACGTAAGCGTGATTTTGGCTAACCTAAAGAAGAAGGACGGGTTGAATATTGTGTCTGACAAGCCAGGCAGCTACCATATTGAGCAGTGATGCGTCCAGATACTTGCAACAAGAAATGTGGTAGATATGCACTAGAATTGGAGCATCCTTGTATCCGTGGTAGGGGCAATAAACAAGCGAAAGTGATGTTTGTTGGTGAGAGTCCAGGACAAAATGAAGACAATCAGGGTAAATGCTTTGTTGGCAGAGCCGGTCAATTATTAATACAAGAGATAAAAGGTGTCGGTATAGAGTCAAAAGATGTTTACCTTACAAATATAGTGAAATGCGCATTCCCAAAGGTAAACAAGAAACCGTCTGATGCAGAAGCCAAACACTGCAAGCAATACATAGAAAAAGAAATAGAAGAGATAAAGCCTAATTTGATTGTGTTGCTGGGGGACTTTGCGTGTGAAACATTAATTGGCCGGGGTAGTATAAAAAAGATACAGAACAACTTTTTTGTGTATGAGCCCACAAACACAAAAGTCATACCATTGTTGCATCCGGCATATGTACTAAGAAACCCAGAAGAGATAGTAAAGTTTAGGGAAGGGATGCAATTGATTGCCCAGGAATTGCACTCTCCTGATATGGTATACAAGTCATCCATAAAAGAAAATTATTTGGTTGCTGACACTGAACAAAAAGCACTAAAAACATTAAATAAGTTGATGGAAGTATCCGCTTTTTCGGTGGACATAGAAACTTCTGGATTAGACTATAGAAACAGTGACATACTGAGCATACAATTTTCGTGGCAACCGGGAGTTGGCATAACAATTCCGTGGAACATTGTGGTTGAAAGTAAAGTTGTATATGATTTATTGAAGCAAGTGCTGTCGAGAAAAGACGCAGTAAAAGTAGGTACCAACCTCAAATTCGATATTCAACATCTGGCCAAAGCAAAGATAGCTATTGCACCACCCATTCATGACATAATGTTAGCTGACAGCCTGATTGACGAAAATGCTATTGATCACAAACTCGAAACCATGATCTTGCGTATGACAGACATGGGTGAGTACTGGTCAGAACTTGAAAAATACAAGCTTCAAATCATGGCGGAGAAGAAAATCAAGGAAGAAGACTTTTCTTATGCACTGTTGCCAAAACCAGTATTGTATCTGTACGGTGCAAAGGACACAGACGGAACTTTTAGAATATACCTGCAACAATTAAAGGAGCTAAACCGGCAGGGGCTTACTGAGTTTTTTGAAAGATATTCCATGCCATTTATGCCTGTTTTGGCTGAGATGGAATATCGCGGTGTGAAGGTGGATCGTGATCGTGCTTTCGTAATGCTGAAAGAACAAGAGAAGTTAATGGAGGAGTTGTCTGCCAAAACGCTGGAAGACGAAAACGTAAAGAAATATGAAGAATTTAGATCCAGGAAAGCAAAAGAGGAACTAAAGGAGCACAGAAAGAAGTCTAAAACGCTGGTTTCTAGGTTTCCTGATGAGAACGTATATGTTGAGGAACGAATAAAAAAGATGGGCGACAAATGGCACGATGAGTATAGATTTAACCCGAATTCTTCCGCTCAAATGAAAGAACTGTTCTTTGATATGCTTGGTCTTGTTCCTGTGAAGATGACCAAACCAAAAAAAGGCAGTAATGCAAAACCGCAACCAAGTACTGACAAAGATGTTATGGAAGTAATAGCTGAAAGGGATCAAATCAGTCTAGCCATTTTGATGAGAGAGTACGCTTTGGTGTCAAAATTTGTTACTAACTTTATGCGGCCGGTGTATGAACTGTCGGAATTTGATGGTAGAATACACACTAACTACATTCAAACCGATGTGGTTACTGGTAGGTTGAGTAGTCGTTCACCAAACCTGCAGAATATGAGTCGTGATCGGCCAGAATTTAAGGACCTGTTCGTGGCTGATGATGGGATGGTGTTTGTAAAGGGTGACTTGGCGCAGGCAGAGTTTAGGGTGTGGGCCAATGCTTCTGATGATGAAGATATGATTCGTGACATTATGTCTGGATTAGACATTCACAGGCGCACAGCTAGTGAGGTGTTTGAAATTGCAGAAGAAGAAGTAACCAAAAAGCAGCGTGAACCCGCTAAGCGCGGCACGTTCGGAATGATGTATGGCATCGGGTCAAAAACACTTGCGCAGAGATTTAAGATTACACTGGATCAAGCCAAAAAGATTTTGAAAGTGTTTTCAGAGAGATACCCAGTGGCTACTGCATGGATTTACAGTTTGCCGAAGATAGCGCATTCAAAGAAGCAAGTGCGAAGTATATTAGGGCGAATAAGGCACTTACCGCACATAGACAGTGATGATCAAGACACAGTAGCTAAGGCTGAGAGGCAGGCGATGAACAGCCCAGTGCAGGCTGCAGCCTCTGATATCAATAACCATTATATGACATGCGCCGTTAGAGAAGGAAGAAGAGCAAAAATAAAGTGTTATCCCGCATTGACCGTGCATGATGAAAACGTATCGCAGGTAGAAGAATCAAGAGCAGAGGATTTTGCTAGAATTTACAAAAAAGTGGTGGACACTGAATTTCCGCAATTCAAGTGTAAGATGGGCGTAGAAATAAAGATAGGCAAGAGAATCGGTTCCGCCGAAGAGTGGTGACTGTTACGTGCTTAAATCTGCACGTCTACTCGGGGCACCGCGCCCCCGGCGCTGCAGCCCCAGCGCCAAGATATTGATACTAGCATTAAAATCACGATCTAAGACCAAGCCACACCTCGCGCAAGTATAAGTCCTGTCTTTTAGTTCAAGATCTTCCTTTATGTTACCACACTTTGAACACTTCTTCGACGTGTTTTTTGGATCTACTAGTACCACGTTTCTACCAGCCTCTTCCGCTTTGTAAGACGTGTACTGTACCAGCATGTTCCAAGCTACGTCATGGATAGACTTAGCTAAGTGACCACCCTGTACCATACCCTTTATATTCAAGTCTTCAAACACGATCGTACCGTATTTATTTACCAGTGCATTACTAAGTTTATGAGCGAAATCTTTACGTTGGTTTGATATTTTTTCGTATATCTTAGACACCGACTTTCTAAGATGTCTTCGTTCTTTAGATCCTTTTTTGGTCTTACTAAATTTACGCTGTACTCGTGCTAGTCTATTTTCTGATTTCTTGAAAAATCTCGGGTTTTGTATTATAGTACCATCTGATAAAGTAGCGAATTTTTCTAACCCTAAATCTATACCGACTGATTTATCTTCATGCGGTAATCGTACTGGGTCTACTTCTACACTAATAGTGGCGTACCACTTATTTGTAGGTGTGTGTCTAATAGTGATAGTCTTGACTTTACCTAGAATTGGACGGTGAAAGACAGCAGAAACAGTACCTATTTTACTAAGTCTGATACCTGTATCTTCTATAAAAGCTCCACACGTATTAGCTTGAGGATAAATAAAACTGTCGTATCTATTTTTACCCTTGAAACGAGGGAAACCTGGATTTTGCTTGGCTTTTACTCGTCTGAAAAACGCTTTGTAAGCTAAATCAACACGCATTTGTACATTGGTTAGTAACTGCGAGTATACTGTATTCCAATGGGTGTTGGTCTTCTTCCATTGTGTAAGGAGTTTTTGAGTGTCATATAAGAATATTGATTTCTTTTCTGTTTCGTATGCGGTTTTTCTTATGTCAAGTGTTTTATTGTAGACTTGACGACAGATTTCTAATGTAGTATTAAGTGAAGTGACTTGAGCGTGTGTTGGATAAAGACGAAACTTGAAAAACTTACGCACGAAAATATAGTAACATGACTCAATGAAAAGTCATTAATGAATGTAAGATTGTTCTTACTTGGAAACTGTGGAAGGAACGGTAATGGTTCAAGTAAAAAAGAGCAATAAGAAAATCGAAGAGACAGAACCAGAAATCCAGGTGCAACCAATCGATAAGAGCAATTTTAGCATAGCAACGTTTGCCTCCAAGTTGATTGGTAAGTATGGTGCGGGCATTGTAACGCACAAAAGCGTTGGACTAATACACCCAGTTGATGTGATACCAACAGGCAGTTTGAAGTTAGATCGGGCTGTAGGCATAGGTGGTTTGCCCAGGGGCAGGGTGGTTGAAGTGTTTGGTCAAGAGTCTGGGGGCAAAACCACATTAGTGCTGGGTGCTATTGCACAGGCACAAAAACATGGCGGAAATGCCGCTTTTATAGATGCCGAAAACGCGCTTGATTTGTCTATGGCTCGTGGGATTGGTGTAGATACTGACAACTTGTTGGTGGCTCAACCAGATTACGGTGAACAAGGACTAGAGATCACAGAAGATTTGGTGGCTACTGGGTGTTTTGAAATAGTGGCGATAGATTCAGTGGCTGCTTTGGTGCCCAGGGCGGAACTTGAAGGTGATTATGATGATGCCAATATGGGTTTACAGGCGCGCATGATTGGTAAGGGTCTTAGACGCATTTCTAAAGTGGTATCAAAAACCAATACCTGTGTGGTATTTATAAATCAATTGCGGCAAAAACTGGGACTGGTGTTCGGGAGCAATGAAGTGACTCCCGGAGGAAACGCACTCAAATTCTGGTCGTCGTTGCGTTTAGATGTGCGCAAGATATCATCCATAAAGTCTGGTGAAAATGTGATCGGTAATAAGGTGAAAATTACAGTTATTAAGAACAAGCTTGCTCCGCCATTCAAAGTGGTAGAAACTGACCTTATCTTTGGAAAAGGGTTCTCATACGAATCGGAATTGTTCGATATGGCGTTGGAAGCAGGAATTGTTGAAAAAAGTGGTTCCTGGTTTTCGTGTGGCGGTGAGAGACTTGGGCTTGGAAAAGCAGCTTCCCTGGAAACCATTCTCAAGAGTGAGAATATGAAAAATACTATAATTGAAAAGATTGAAAGGCTGAGTCACGAAAAGAAAGAGGAAGAAAATGGTACCGACCAGGATAAAGAAACGGTTCAATCCGACGTTCTCTAAGAAATTTCCTGATGGTAGCATGGCGTCATTTACTTTTGGTACTGAAATAGAATATGAGTACGATGGTGAGCATTTTAAAGAAGAGTTAGAAGGACTGTTTGATTTAGTAGTGAAGTCTACTGTTGATGATATGAAAAAGAGATTTGAAAAAGACCCGATTTTCCGATCTGTGTTCAGTGAGATTAAAAGGCAAGTGAAGAATGCAGAGAAAGTACAAGAAGCGTTGAAGGAAGATAAATAGATGGTGGTGGTAAAGAAAATACCTGTTCCTCCAGAAGAGAAACTGTCCCATCTGCTTACTGGTACAGATGAAGCTCTTTCTGATGAAGATCGTGTTGAATTAATAAAAAAGAAGTTTAATTTAGCGAAGAATGCTACCCCTGATCATGAAGACCTGCAGCGTGAGATGAACTCATACGACATAAAGTTGTCTGAGACTCCAGATGTAACAGACTTTTCTGACATCAACAAGAAATACGCTCTAGCGCAGGCGTGGATCAGCAGAGTCAATACCATAGAGATGGCTTGTATTTATTCAGAGAGCGCTTGGAAGGACGTATTTAGTAGTATAAAGTCATTCATTGACAAGCGCACTAGTGAAATACTGATGGAATCAGAGGTTGGAGAGCTGAAGAATGCAAGGATGCAGGAAGCATCTGTGAGGAACAGACTTGGTGGTGTATACGATGCTTTACTGAAAATAGAAAGTGAGTATAACAAATCCAAGTCATTTACACAAATAGTACAAGCGAAAAGCAAGGAATTGACTTCAGTAATAACCAACCTTACAAGGCAAGTGAAAACACTTTCACTTGAGTATACAGTAACCAGGGACCTGAACAGGTCGTGAAGGAGACGAGAGATGGCAAAAGTAAAGCGTGACGATTCTAACAATCCGTGGGCTGTTGATCCCGGTGTGTATGAAGCTATCATCATTGCAATTGAAGAGAAGAAGGGCCAGCAAGGCAGGGAATTTTTGTCATGGAAATTCAAAATTCAGGAACCCATACAGAATGGTGAGCCGTGCGAGAACGATGTTACTATTAATGGTGGCTCACCAATGGTGTTCCGTGAGGGAGATAAGCTAGACAAGTGGCTGAACGCCTGTGGCATTACTCTAGAAGATAATGATGAATTTGACCTCGATGCCGTGATAGGTTCACGAGTGCAAGTGGTGGTGGAGAAGAACAAGAAGGGCTATGATCAAGTAACCAACGTGCTACCGATTCGCAAGAAGTCGCAGCAAAAGACTCAACAAAAGCAAGAAGAGGAGGCAGAAGAGGGAAAGCCCACAAAGGCACAGGAGAAGCCGAAGCAGGCCGCAAAGCCCGCACCAAAGCAGGAAGAACCTGCTGAGGATGAGGCACCACCTCCGCCCAAGAACAAGCCCAAGCCGAAGCCCGCCGAAGAAGCCAGCGACGAAGACGTGTTTGACTTTGACGCATGAAAATACTGCACACCGCTGACTTGCAGTTTGGTGCACCAAACCAACCAAAGGTGTACTATACTGAGCCTATCAACGCCCTGTCGAAGTTTTGCAGGGACAACGATATAGGGATGGTGCTGATAGCGGGCGATGTGTTTGATCATCCAGCACCCAGTCAGCGGCACAAGGATCTGTTAATTGAACAGTTTATAGCTAATGAAGACATACTTTTCGTGTTGTCTGTTGGAAACCACGATGTATACAAAACCGAGAAAACGTACGGAGGGTTGAATACTTTCAAGATACTGCACAAGCATCTCAAAAACGTAGCGGTATTGGACGGGGACGAAAAGGGCATAGAATATAAGATACATCCTTATGAAAAGGAATTCAAGTTTTTGTCTTTGATGGGTGATTGGGACAAACTGTGCCCGAAAAAGCAATCAGGAACTACCATCGCTGTGTGGCATGGTGAGGTGCCTGGTGTGTTGAATGGTGACAGCGGTGCAGCCACAGAGTTCATAAAAAAATATAACCTGTCATACCTGGCGCTTGGTCATATACACAAAAGGATAAGTTTTCCGGGTGGTGGGTATCCAGGCGCAATCATACCAAAAACGTACGTCTGCGAACATGGGGTGTATATACTGGACACCGAAAAGCTAACAAGAGACTTTGTGCCGCAATCAAGTTTTCTAGATTTACCACTTAGGTACTCGTTCAAGGTTGAAATCGACGCGGAGGATAGTGAACAAACCATTGTTGATGCCATTGAGAAACAAGGCATAGCAGATGGATCGTTGATAAAGATCAAGCTTTCCGTGCCCATGTCAAAGTGGAAAACGATTGCTACGAGAAGCATCATTGAAAAATTGAATGGAAAGTTTTTGGAAGTAAAAATTACCAATGATGTAGTACCAGAAAGAGATCAGCGAAAAAATGCAGAATTGATTTACAAAGCAAAGTCGTTTGAAGAAGAGATGTCGGTGATTTTTGACTCCATGGAAATAGATAGTAACTTTGATAGAGACAGGCTGATGAAAGAGTGTTGTGGGTGGTTCAACAATGCGGTGTGAAACAAATGGTATTATCATTAGAACAGTTGCAGTGGCTGGCAGGGATTATTGATTCAGAAGGATCCATAACACTCAGAAATTCGTTTTTTCATGATAATAGAAAATCTGGCAAAATGAAGGCATCAAGAAACGGAAGAATTACCATAGCCACATGCGACAATGTAATAGTACCTTTTATAAGTGAGCTTGTTGGTATAAATTACAAAATTTTGAATAGGAAAACGGCTGCTGGTAATAGTATATACTCAATTATAATTGGTGACAAGAAAACACTGAAGGATTTATTACCAAAAATTATTCCATACATGTTCACTAAACAACCCCATGCGCGCATACTTCTTAAATCACTGTTTCTTCCATCTGGTCGTTTTTATACTGATGAAGAGTCTATTATGCACAAAGAGCTAACAAATAAAATAAGAATTCTTAATAGCAGAGGTTATGGAATACAAGATGAGTTAGAATCAAGGGATCACCTTTTTACATACTCGTGGTTTGCTGGTGTGATTGATGGAGATGGGTGTGTGTCTGCCGGTGAGTGGAAGATAAAAAGTAGAAATGGGATACAACGTTCCGTGTTGAAGCCATATTTGAAAATATCTTTATCACACATTAAGACCGTGGAGTATTTATCGTTTGTATTGCAAACTGGCATACTGAAATCCGGCAGAGAATTGTCGTGTCGCACCAACAGAAGGAAAACAAGAGCAATAAGGCTCATGCCAGAAAAACTTATGATTTGGCTTCCAAGGGTAATGCCACATCTAAGGCTAAAAAGAAATCAGGCAGAACTGGCATTGCAGTTATCCAAACTAAAAAGTGACTACAAGAACCACAAAATTGTGTTGAGCGATGAATATAAGTCTGAAGTGTGTAGAATGTACAATGCTATAAAATCTCTGAACAGAGGCAAGAAAAATGATCAACAAGTGTGTTGATGCGCTGGTGGGACTTCAAGCTGGATCAGAAGGCAAGGGGAAATTGGTTGGATCTTTGTCAAAAGACTATAAGTATTTAGTAAGAACGGGTGGCACGAATAGTGCTCACACCACATACTGTAACGGCAGAAAATACTTGTTTCATCAATTGCCGTGTGGGTCGGTAAACTTTCCTAAGGCAAAATTAGTACTGGGTGCAAATACGCACATTGATTTGGAATATTTACAAAAAGAAATACAAATATTAAGGGATGGTGGGTGCTGGCTGGTAGACGGCAAGCCTAGATTGTACATTGACAAAAACGCATCATTGGTTGACCCAGTAGACAAGATAGCTGAAAATGGTGGGTTTATGCCGAAGTGTGGTGAGATGTACTTTCATCCTCGTGACTGTGAGAAACATGCTCAGCTTGGTGGTACATGTATTGGATGTGATAATATATCCAAGGACAGCGCGTGGGTGAAACTCGGAAGCACAACACACGGGTGTGGAGCGAACGCCATTAGACGTATTCTGCGCGGATCAAAAATGGCTTTGATGTCTGGAAAACAGTTTGATCTAAAATCGTACTTGTTCAAGAAAGCGGCAGAAATTGGAAGAGTAAACCCAACGATGTATGATATAATTACTGCATTTGAGAAAGTTACTGATTGGTCGGAGTGGGTTGATAATGAGCCCATAAGATTTGCACCAGAGGATGAATTTGTGAAGCAGTTTGTGTGTGATACAGTAGACTTGCTTAATACTGCAATAGACAACAATGAAGAAGTGCTGCTAGAAGGAACACAGGGATCCTTGTTGTCGTCATATCACGGCTATATGGGAAAAACTACGTCGCGTGATACTAATGTGTCTACTTGGTGCGCTGAGGCAGGCATCAGCCCTGTGTGTGTTAGAGATGTATATGGCGTGGCGCGTGTTTATCCTATAAGGGTAGCAGGAAATTCTGGTGACCTGTCCGGCGAAGAAATTACTTGGGAACAGGTAACTGTTGAAGCTGAATCACCTGTGCTCATTGTAGAACTGACATCGGCCACTCGCAGAAAGAGACGTGTTTTCCGTTTCGGTGACGCTGATTTCAGGAAGTCCGTTCAAATAAACAGGCCAACGAAATTGATGCTTACTTTTGTGGATCAGCACCATTATTCAAATCGTGGTAAGAATAATTGGTGTGAATTGGCAGAAGGTTCACGCAAGTGGATTGAAGACGTAGAGAAGCGTCACGGTGTGTTTTTCAATTACATATCAACTGGCCCTGATCAGGGTGATACCATCGTTCGGGAAAAGTGATGTTGGCAGACTTTTCATTACTAGAGCTATGGATTGATGGGTTTATAGGATATGGTACTGTTCGTCTTGACTTGTCGAAGGAAGGTGTGACCTACATACGTGGTAAAACCGGGTCTGGTAAGTCTACTATACCAGAGGCCATTTTTTATTTGCTGTTCGGAGATACGCTTCGTGAGAGTACTTCTGTGCAGGATTTGGAGAATAAATATGTAGGTGGTGGGTATGAAATCGGATTGAAGTATAAAAAAGGAAAGCATACTTATCAAGTGTGTGAGATCCGCAATAGAGGAAAGAAAGACGGATTGTACTTTGCTGAAGATGCAGAATTAGATTTTGGTGTGAGAGATGACGTAAAGTCTGTAAAAAAGAAGATACTTGAGTCCGTTGGTATGACCAAAGAGGAGTTTTGTGCCAAGGCGTTTATAGGACAAAATCAGTCGTATGCACTGATAAAAGGCACTCCAGAGAAAAGAGCGAAGACGCTTGTAAAGATGTTTTCGCTAGATAAGTACGATTCCCCCATTTCTGAGATAGATGCACACGTAAAACAGTTGAAATCGAAAGTACTTGACATTGACAAGGACTTGGTTGGGGTGCGGGGTAAAATAGCCGAATTGAGTTCTGTACTAAGTTCCTTGGAGAAGCCGCAGGAAGTAGTTAGTGAAAGTGCTGATGAGCTGGAAGGAAAACTAGAGAAGATAAAGGCAAAAATCAAAAAAATTAGGCAGATGGAGTCGGACAACACCAAGAAGATTGGAGACATAAATTTCGCAGACAAGGTAAGAAATAATTGTGAAAAGATGCAGGAAGAGGTAAAGCTATTAAAGGGCAGTTTGAACGAATTTTCTGGGTTGCCTGAATTGTCTGTTGTTGATAAAGAAATTTTGAAGATTGATAAACAGGTGGCTGCTATAGAGCATGAATTGCAGTCCATCAATGTGTCTATTAGGAAGCTTGATAATCTAAATCCATTGTGTCCAGTTAACAATAAAGACTGTCCTGTGAATGTGCCCGCTGAGTACCGTGATTCGAATCTGAAAGACTTGAATTGCAGACAATCTGAATTGAACAAACAGAAGGGTGAACTTGAAAAGGGCAGGGAAGAAAAAAGTAAAATAAAGTCGAAGGCTAGATCTAAGGAAGAGATCACTACTAAGATTAGGATAAAGATGGGTGAGATTGATAAGTATTCTGATGTGGAACTACCAGAAAAGACCAAAGAGGAATTAGAGGCAGAAATCAAAAAGTGTTATGAAGCCATTGAAGAAGGTGATGAAAAAGCACATGAAATAGAAGAGAAAATTAGAGCTATTAGAACTTACCAAGAGTTGGTAACTTCCTATGAAAAATCCACAAAAACAGCCACAGAACGCATTCAGAGATGCGAAGAAGACACAAAACGTCTGGAGTCTGAGAAAGCGGATTTGGGTGTTGCCATAGGTTATGCGTCTTTGTCATTGTCAGCATTCAAGTTACTTAGGTCGTATAAGATAGACTTGGTGATTGATAATCTGAATGCCAATCTGCAGAGAAACTTAGACAGGATTTTTGAAGGAGACATAAAGGCGTCATTTAAATCCAAGGACGAATCTTCTGATAGTAAACGAATGATTGAAAGAGTAACCATGGATTTTATGAAGTCTTCGTCTATGACACCTATACCTATCGGTATGGTGTCTGGTGGGCAAGAGGCATACGTTACTGTGGCTTTGATTTTGGCCATTCGAGAGACTGTGGAATCTTTGCACGGCGACAAATTATCATTTATGTTCCTGGATGAAGTGTTTGGACCAGTGAGTGATGATATGGTAAATTCAGTATTTGAGTCTATGGCAGCCATTTGCAGGGATGTGGGCATAAGTTCCTTGAAAGTGATTTCCCACAAAAACATAGATGAATCGCTGTGTGATCACATTTGGGATGTGTCATCAGACGGGGAAATATCATCGTTGGTGGAGACTAAATGACAAAGCTAAATCAAGCAGCCATAGATGTACTGAAACGTGACTATCTTCACGGTGATGAGACACCGGAAGATATGTTTAGGCGGGTCGCCAGGACAGCAGCCATCCCGAATTTTGTTGATGGTGTGTTGAAGAGATGCAGAAAGTCGCCTGCTTCAGAAAATGCAGATGATCTGATTGAAACACTGTCGCGTGTTGGTTTTCAGTTAAAAAACGGAGCAGAGATTTACAAATTGGTGATGAAAAGGAGGGGCGTAGACTATCATAAATACACATCTTTTCTGAGAAACCGAAAAATGTTTGAGGAGTTACTGAATACATTTAATGAACAGGTAGATATGTATTATGCGCTTATGAGTGAATTGACTTTTATGCCTGCTACGCCTACACTAATAAACGCCGATTATAATGGTATGCTTTCAAGCTGTTTCTTTATGCGAATTGAAGACTCAATAGAAGACATATTTGAAAAGATAAAGAAAGCAGCCATCATTTTGAAGTGTGGTGGCGGTGTTGGTTTTGATATGAGTCTTATACGACCTGCTGGGTCTGTGGTGTCCAGTAGTGGGGGAAAAGCTACAGGTGTAGTTTCCTACATGAAAATTATTAATGCTATGGGCGAGCAAATAAATCAAGCTGGTATTAGAAAAGCTGCTATGATGGCCATTTTGGATGTTTCACACCCAGACATCTGTGATTTTATACGATGCAAAAAAGTGGAAGGTGATTTGTCGAATTTTAATGTTTCTGTTATGATTAACAATAAATATATGAGTCGTTTGATAAATAATAAGGAATCACCAGTTATATTAAAGTTTGCTGACCAGCAATACTATATAATCATGAAAGGGATAGGTAAATCTGCAGAGTACATAAAGGTGCCGATTAATGATGTTGATACTATTGACACCGATGATAGGAAGTGTCTGAAATACGGTGATTTATGGAAAATGATCGTCGAAAGTGCTTGGGACAATGGCGAGCCTGGTATCATATTTGAAGATCAACTGGAGAAGTCAGATGTGTTTGACGGAAAATATGGCAAGCTTGGTGTAAATCCGTGTGGGGAGATCCCTCTATTATCATTTGCAAGTTGCAATTTAGCTTCTATTAACCTAAATTCTACCAGGTTTGGATCTGATGGTGTGTTTGATTATGAAGAGTTCAAAAAAGTGGTGTGGGTTGGTGTGCGTTTTCTTGATAATGTGATTGATGTAAATAAATATCCGTTACCAGAAATAGAAGAAGTTACGTTGCGTGGTAGGCAAATAGGTTTGGGAGTTATGGGCTTACATGATCTTATGCTAAGACTTGGTATAAAGTATGGTTCTGAGAAGTCTCTAGAACTGGTGTCCAATATCTATAAGGTGATGCAAGAAGCATCGTTATGTACTTCAGAAAAGCTGTATGAACAACGCGGTGCTCCTACGGAATTGATTGAAGCTCTGTCAAGTAAGGGTGTGAAGCTAAGGAGAAACTCTAATCTTTTGTCGGTTCAACCAACTGGATCGACTGCATGGATTTGTAACCAAGCATCGAGTTCCATAGAGCCGGTATTTAAATTTTTATACATTCGAAGAGACTCGCATGGTGAGCACGAAGTAAAACATCATATAGTAAGAGATGATGGAAAACTGCCGGAGTTTGCGGTCACTGCACTTGATATAACCGCAAAAGAGCATGTTGACGTACAAGCAGAAGTGAATAAGTATGTGGACAACAGTGTTTCCAAGACTATCAATATGCAAGAGACATCCTCTGTTGAGGATGTTAGTGAAGCGCTTATTTATGCGTTCAAGAGAGGGTGCAGATCTGTTACTGTGTATAGGAGCGGAAGCAGAAAAAACGAAGTATTGATAAATGGTAGTAAAAAAGAAGACAAAGAAACAAAGGTGATACACAAAGATAGAGATCCGAGGAAGCGACCGCGTGTTTTGTTTGGTGCCACATTCAGTGTAAATACTCCTTCTGGTAGATGTTTTATTACTATCAATGAAGACAAACATGGTGTGCGCGAGATGTTTGCGCATTCTCATAAAGCAGGAAGTGAGATAGCAACGCACCTAGAAGCCGAAGGTAGAATGTTTTCAAATTCTATGAAGCACTGGGTGCCATTAGAATCCGTAATAGAACACTTATTAGATAATAAATCAACTCCTGTATTTGATAATGGGAGGTTTATTAAGAGCATACCGGATGCAATGGCTAAAACAGTGAAAGAGTATCAGGATCAATTTCTTGGTTTCTCTGAGTACCTAGAAGCGAGCGGTGAAATTCCTAATATATATTCTGAAAAGATGCAACAGCCTCCTGGCTCTGACTTTAACGGAGAAATATGCCCAGAATGTGGTGATACACTTTACGCTGTGTCTGGGTGTGAAGAGTGCAAGAGTTGTGGTTACTCTCGGTGTGGATAATAGATGAACATTGAAGACAACTGTGAAAGCGGCAGAAATTCATTGCCGCTACTGCCGTGTTCAAATAAAACCTGTCCGTGGGTTGTAAATGACATAGAATATAGGAACTGTTTTTTTGTGTTGTTGCAGCACATCTCTGTGACCCCAGACTATGAAATGAGTATTGAAGACATAGCTAAAATGGAAGGCATTTCTGAACAGGAAGTAGTAGATATAATAGAAAAAGCTGAGAAAAAAATTAGGATAAAGCACAAAGTGGAATTATCTAAAATATGACAGAAATTAATAATCATCAGTAAGGGCATGTTTCAATCATGATTGATACAGTTGAACAGCACATAGTCAATGAGACGAAAAGGCTGTTCTTTGAGAATGAATTGCTTATGGATTGGATTAGGTCCTTGAACGGTGTTCCTAGGTGCGCGGTTTGCGGTAAGCCGGTATATAATGCATCTATTCAACGACTTTTAAGACCGTTTCATTGGGATACCAGAAGATGTTTTGAATTTAAACCAAGGAAGATAGTTGCGCTTGAAAAAGAATACGGAATGGATATTGTTGAGATACTGAAACTTACTACTGAGAAGTATGGAAAAATAAAAGCACAATGTCAAGCACTGAACATTTCTCCGCCCTACTTTTATGATATAGTGAAGAGATACTGTGGAGACGTAGTTGAATTTATGGCAAAACACGCTTCTGGAAGAAGGAAGCAAGAATACGTTGATAAACTCAAACTCAGGTCTGCATAAGCAAGCGGTTTGGTCAGGATACTCCCAGCCATACGTACAGAACATAGTTAGTGGTGGGTTGAAGGTGCTGAAGTTACTGGGCGCTTTGACGTTTGATGCACAACTTTTGCTGTGGGTAAAAGGTCTTGAAGGGCACTTAAACAGGATGATGGAAAAAGCCCGTAAGCAAAAAGAGAAAGAGGAGTCATACCGATTCACGGTTTGATAGGAGAGACGTCATGAAGAAAGCGGCTAAGTACAAGAAGTTGGCTTCTGTAAACCCGGAAAAGAAGACCCGTGAGGCTGCCAAGGCGCGTGTGTTTGACGGTTTGGCGGAGTTCGCCAAAAATCGCGGGTACCGCGCCGACCTGGTGGTGTCTGCTGCTTCTAAGAAGCAGGCTAAGATAATCAGTGCTGTGGTCAAGTTTGACAAGCAACTTGGTTTTCCCCACGAAAACGATCTTATGGCACTGGTTGCTTCTAAGTTCCCAACTCATCAGATTGATTGGGCAACTATAGAGGCAGATACTGAGGGTGACACGCTCAGCCTAAACCTGCAGCCAAAGGCTGATGTGATCCCGCTCAATAGCGTAAAGGATATACCCAACGAATTTAAGTCTATTGGCTCTGGTATCTTCAAGCGGCGTGCTGTAGCTGCTGGCAACGTTTTCGAGATTTGGGAGCTGAAGCGCGAGGCTGACGGTCTTTCGCTGGTTCGTAAGATGGATGATGTGGAAACAGACACCGAAAATGACAGTGCGGAAGTGTTTTCCAAGGGTGACTTGGTTGAAACTGAGCACGGCGCTGGAAAAATTACTGATTTTGATCCAGTTGGTAATGCTATTGTTCAGGTTGGTTCACATAAGCGAATTGTAGCACAAGAAGATATGAAAAAGTATGAGCCTAAAAAGGATCAGAAGGCGCTGTTAGAGTACTACACCTCCTTGTATGGTGCTGAGTTCGCACAGGGGCTCATAAAAGACTTTTCTGATCCTGTAATGAAGAAGTAATCGAGGTTGACATGGGCAAGGTACTTTCTAACTATGAGTTTGCGGTGGTGGCTTCCAAGCAATCACCGTGGATGGCAGCAAAAGCCAAAAAGAGATTGGTGAGTGCCGTAAAGGGTTTCGTATCTCGTTCTGACCTGAATGTGATTTTGGCCGAGTGCGTGGCCTGTAACAAACCAGAAGATGCTAAGTGGATTCGGGCAGTCATGTCTGCCTATGATTCAGGGAAGTTATCTAACCTGCGTCAGGACAAGGGTGACTGGGTGACCCACCTAGCACACGTCCGGGTGCTTTCTGACTCAAAGAAGATACCTTTCGGGCTTCGGGAAATGGTGATGGTTAAGGACACCGGGATGGTGGGTCAGGTGATGGATTACTTAGTTGACAAGGATGAGTATGTGGTGGTATTGAATCCGTTTGAAATCAAACAGCTTCCTGCCAGCGCGCTGCTGAAGTCAAATAAATGAGGTCTGCTTTTGCGTGTGTTTGCCAAACAGGTTGTAGATGAAGACTTAGAATATCGTCCTGTCTTTACACCCAAAACAGGATCTGCAAATGTAGCCAAGCATATAAAATTTTCCTATTTGAAAGAAAAAGTAGCAGAGTTTGTGGGGGATTTGCTGGGTGAAGTGGAAGGATTAAGGATAGCAGGTCACGTTCGTGTTTGTGACGTGCACGGTTTTGAAAGCACCAGCGACTTTTATCATGCGAATGGTTTTGCTAAGATATCTTCTATTGTGTTTTCTGCGTCTGGTGTGCGTTCCATACTTGAGTTATATGTACCCATTTACAAGGGTGTGTTGCTAAAACCCTCTATTATGACCATAAACGGAAAGAGGCGGGTGTTTTCCAGATCTGAGTTGGAGTACTATCTAACTTCTTCAGAGACAGTGTTGTGTCAATTGGATGGGCAGTTTACTAGTCGCCCAGCCATTTCCCACAAGAGCAATGATCGTACAAATATGTTTGGATC